ACTATTTCGTTACCAATCATCATTTATTAAACCTCTTTTTTATCTCTCTGAAAACCACCATCGATAACACCAGAGCTGAAAATATATTCAACAAAGGGGCTAAAGATACCACTATCAAAACACCACCTGTGGTAGCACTGAAGTCTACGCCTCTCTCATCATAAAAAAGATAAGCACAGATAGCTGTTAAGACAAAACCAAAAATTACAAAAGCCAAATGTGTTGTTATAATAAAATCCATTTTAGCACCATCGATATAGTTAAAGCCAAATAATTTCGGGTAAAAAAATAAAGGCGGGACAATTTGTATCTGCTTGTGACAACCGAGTCTGGGTAGACTGATCACTTGCATCAACAAACTGTCCCTAATTAAGAACAAAGCCAACATGAATCGAACATGTTAAGTGTGTAAACTTTCTACGCAGAACAGCGCTGCTCCAGTTTCACCACTCGTCTATACCAGACGGCTTTGTTTCTCTATTTATTACAAGATAGAGAAGGATGTGTCAGTCACCACATCCAAGATATTTATAACACCGACTCGTGTTACCGGTTAACAAAACCTGGTGAATGGATAAGCTACATCTGTTTAACTCAATCGCCACATACCCAGTAGTTCAGGTAAGGGTTAAGATGATTGTGCTATAATAAGCACAGAGCCTTAATACGACAGTGTTTTAATTCATCAACATAACACTGAAGACACCCGAGTTCTCAATTGAGAATCTCGCTGTATTTTTGATACCTAAGCACTCTAAAGCTATCTGTATTTCAAGATAGCTTATAGGCTGCTCTCTGGGGTGATCAATCCCAAAGTTTACAACTTCCCAAAGATAAAGCTCATAAAGTTCCCGACCAAGGGTAGTCGATACAAGCTTTATCCATAGGGCGTACGATTTGGCGGTTGGTTAGACCACCTTCTACTCCTAACAAAAAGTTAAGGCAGGTTAATATCGTGAGCGCACCTCTTTCTATTACACACTTGTGATGTGTTTCGTCCTTGTGTTTAAAGCCTTAGGACTCATCAGATAGATAAGGCTCAAATGAAGTTTATGTGACCTCATTCTTTTAGAAAGGGATTTTCCCATAGCAGACTAAATGACTTCTGTCTATCTAATCTGCTACAGGCAAACACCTGAGTGCTAACTTGTTATCATATCACAAAGGTAGATAACCACAACCTATTATAATAAAGACGTGTGAATCGCCTGCTTGCTTTGGTACTAACCCTCGAAGCTAGAGCCACATCGCGCCTGAACAATGGTCAGCATGCATGATCCCAGGGGATTTTAAAAGCATCAAACACAGCTCTGGGAAACCGTGTCCTAGATCGACAGTTTATATCTTCCTTGTTTTATCAACTAAGTGAAAATACCGATCACTTTATACTGCTCCATCGTGCGTGTATTTTGTTATCACGCTAACGTCCCGATAGTACGTTTACCTAAGTTACCAATGGTCAATACCTGCACCCTAGCCTTACGCCCGCAAGCGATCTATTAACTTAACTCCGCAATCCGCAATGATATACGCACATTAAGAAATGTTTAAACACTAGATTTACTAAGCAGCGACTTGTTAGTTACCATCGATACGATAAAGTCTATTCCGATTTACTTAGGTTAAATGGTACCAGGAACGGGACTCGAACCCGTAAGACCGTCTCCAGTCGACGGATTTTAAATCCGTTCCCTTTACCTATTTGGGCATCCTGGTAATATCTATATCTCACGATGTAGTCAGTTAGAATCATTTATCACTAAATTATTCTGGAAAAGGATTGGTGCCACGGGTGTGAATCGAACAGACAACCTATGACAATCCTTTTTTTTGTTTTGTGAAATTTTGTTGAACATGAATTACTACAAAAAGTTTTATCTGTTTGTTTACGTTTCATTTTATAAAGTCTGTCTGTTATCACGAAGTTTCTATCGCAAACTTGACATTTTAAATTATGTCTTATCTGTACTTCGTCTATGTATCTTTTAGCTTCCTTGTTTATATTTTCAGACAAAGACAGCAATTGAAGATTTTCTACTCGATCATCTGTTTTGTCGTTATTGATGTGATCCACAGTCAAATCTTTGTGTATCAAACAGCCTAATTTAACAGACATTAGATAACGGGCATAGCTTATCAATGTTCTACAGCTATTGTTGTTAAAAAGACATACGTATTTTCGGCCAGATGGGTGTGTTTGCAGATATCCTCTTTTCCAAAGATATGAAAAAGGTTCCTCAAGATTTATTATCGTGTTTGCGTTTTTAGTCATGGTGTTCTTACACTGATTTAAACAGTATCCGTCCCTGAGCTAATCCGGCTTACTCTCCGCATTCTATTACAAACACGAATAAAAAAATACCCTGGTCACACAGGGTATTTTTAATTGACGCTATCGCCATTAAAGAAATTAGCTATGCGGTTATAGTGTTCTGTGATCTTGAGATTAAACACAGGTACATTATACAAACATGCCAAATCTATAGCGATCTTAGTACCACCAGTTCTTGTACTCGTAGTCCCTCTACCTATATAACCATCTCTGGTATAACAGATAACAAACTTACTAGGATGGCTCAAATCATTCCCTAGTATCTGAAGTACATTTCTACCATATAGCTTAAGAATAGCTGGGGTCAATTTATCCATGTAAGGACAAACGTTCTCCAGGATTCTGTAAGCTTCGTTTGGTATGTGATATTGATAATCTAAATCGTTGAAACCTTTCCAGGGTAGATAGATTTCACAATTCAGTTTATTTCTAACACCTTGATAGAACGCTGAGTCTGCTCCATCAGCACCACCTGAACGCAAGATATATTGTTTCTGCTCCAGAAGGGCAGCTACTTTAGTCATAGCGTCTAGATAGAACTGAGGAGTATCTCTGTTGCCTATACCTGTGTAGGTACGGTTACTGAGCAGATCAATCATGACCTTCGATCTTCATCAAGATGCTGGCTTGGACCATGTCGATAGAACCGTGGCAATCTATCTTGATGATTTTACTATAGTAGTTATCTGGAAGTCCATTACACAGCTTAGTCACTTTAGACATCAGAGTGCTATTAGCCTCATGGACATCTTGCTTCTTGTCTGTGTAATCACGCTGACCTTTTTGAAGCACACGTTGAGCAGCTACTTCTTCTGACAGAGTAAGTACAAAAGTGATGTCGGCTGGTCTGAGTGCTGAGTGGACATACTCAGAATATTCAGTATACTTTTTCATGTATATAGCGTCTTCAGGGTGCTCAGCTAAAGCTTGTTGATACAGAATGTTAGACAAGATGTATCTGTCTAATATCACATAATCATTTTCTAACAGAGCTTGTTCGATCACATCTTTATGAGCTGCGCGATCAGCTGTGTAAAGATCTGAGATTTCTGTTCTGGACAGATCTTTACCTTCTCCGTTAAGATAAGCTGCGATGCACTTACCTGTATCAGATTGGTATTGAGGATAACCAGAGAGGAAAACTTTCAAGCCAAGCTTAGACATGTTTTCAGCCAGTAGCTTAGCCTGAGTGGCTTTACCAACGCCATCGATACCTTCGATAGCGATCAACTTCCCGATTTTATTGCTCATTGATTTGTCCTTTAATAAAGTTGCGTGCGATGAATTCATCTTCATGTTCTGAAATAGCAGAGAGAAGAATATTCTTCAGAAGCATGGGGTTTTCTGCTGTATAGACTTTCTCAACCATATCAAAGAATCCACTTGTCGAAAGCTTATGGTGAAGCTGTTCAGAGTTTGTGAACTCCGGATTTTCCCAGTTATCACCCACAACTTTCTTTTTGTACTCATTACAGACCAAGAAGTTGTAACGTTGGTAAGGTGTCAGGTCCATGATGGGAAGTATACCTGATTTGGTATGATTTTTCCATGAGTCCATATTGACCCACTTAGTGACTGAGAAAGTCACTTTGGTCTCACCGGTAATCCAGTCAAAGACATGATACAAAGGTGCGCCTTTACGGTCTGTGTGAACATGAGTCACAAAACCAACCAGTGGATCTTCCCATGCATCTGACTGATGATAAACAGGCATGTAAAGCATATCCTTAGCCAGGGTAGCAGCTACGATTTCTTTACGAGACGCTGCATCACTTCGCTCATGCACGATACCGTATTGTTTCCAATCAGCAAGCAATTTATCGAACGTTGTTTTCAGCATTATTTTAAACATGTTATTCTCCTTTTCTGATTATAGCCACGGTACGATCCATGACCAGGGTTTTGCTATTGCGTGTGTGGTAAAACAGACGCCAGCGAGTCGCTAACACTTTCTTGTCTTTTATGGTACGTATGTGTTTATCCATAAAAGCTTGCGCAGGTTTTTCTGAAACCAACTCAAGTCTTCTACTTTTGTCAGGGCGTGTCTGATTGAAGTTACTCAAAACCATGACGTCGTATGTCCCTTGCTGCCAAAGCAGTTCATGAAACATACTTTCCATAGTTATCAGTTCAGTTCTGAATTCTTTTTCAGACTGAAACATTTCAGCGATGTCCTCAGGTTCCATCAGAGAGATGGTTTTGAAAAAAGGATTCTCCAGCATAAATTCTAACAGCTTGGTTTTTTCTGCGATACCCATGATACTTTCCTTTTTAAAGATGAGATACTGTCAAGTAAAGTAAATAGGATCAAAAAATTATACATAGGCTGAAAAAAAAAATCCCCTCAGCTTTTGGCCCTGGGGATTCTCTGTCATGCCGTTGCCTTGATAGGCTCGACGTCATGGAAGTATGATACTTCCATGATAATGTCGCACGCGGCGAACTGACCCTTGATAGAAGGGTCAGCTTTGAGACTTTCTTCAAAGTCTTGGATCAAGAGGGTGTCAACCTTAAGATCCTTAGACTTTGAAGAACACATGCGCGCTATCATTCGCGCTCGTCTAACCAACTCACCGGCCAAACGAGCCAGCTCGATATCGAGCTGTTGCGAAGTAACTTCTTTCATGTTGTCTCCTTGATGTTTTAAACCACCTGACATCTACAGGTTTTCCCAAGATCGGGAATGAACTAGCGATATAGCTCAAACTAAGTATATAACATTGAAATCTTTTACAAAGACAGTCGGGTTTATAAGACACACAGAGCCTTTCGGCTCTGTGTGTCTTAAGCTCTTAGACTCTCATGAGTCAGATTACCACTGCTCAGCCAGCATCTGGGGAGCAACAGGCAGACCGTTATACAACAGGTTGCCGGTGTTGTCGCTCAACAGATCCAACACGGCGATGTTAGCATGTGCATGACGCTTGGTCACTGCATCATCAATGTCAGCCACAGCCGAGGTAGGCTTGCCAGTGATACTTGCCCAGGTCAGGGTGACGTCCAGCGACTCATGTTCGCTGATCTTCGACCAAGCAAGAGCGACTGGATCATACACGTAGGTGGCAGCGCCAACCAAGACGGTAGCATCACCAGTAGCGTCCAACACCAGAGCCATCGTAGCGATGACAGGAGCCAGAGCATCACGAGCGGTGATGTCAGCAACAACCTTCAACGAAGAAGCAGCGGTCAGACCTGCGGTAACTTTACCGTCGACCATCGTCTCCAGTTCAGCAAACGTAGGCACGTGTTTAGCAGCACTGCCGGTGCTGTTGGACACATAGATGTTAACGTCGTTAGTACGAACGGCATCAGCCACCAAATACAGAGTAGAAGCTTCCAGGGTACCTGGCAGAGCTGTTACTTTACTAATTTTCAATTGTGCCATGTTAGACTCCTATGAAGTTAAAGAGGGAATGATTACCTGAACTAGGTTTTATCACCACTGGATATCACCAATAGTGACTGCGTTTATGACGGCACCAAGTCCCATAGCATTGACAATAGTCTGCACCTGTGTTTCCAGATTAGGTACTGTAAGTTCAGAAGTGATAGCTGTTTGCAAGCCTTGGATCTGAGTAGCCGTGTGTGCGTGTGGTAATACATCATGGGCACCAGAAGTGGCATTCATGAATGTATTTACATCACGCATGATCACAGACAGAGCTGCATTAAAGTCAGTGACTTGTGCTGCTGTATGCGTGTGAGCAACTGAAGCCAAATTCATAGTAGAAACGATAGCCTGAACTTCAGAAGCGAAATTCAAGAGATCGGTTACACTATGTTGGTGGTTTGTATTTGCTTTACCAGCTACAGTAGTTTGCAAAGCTGTGATCAGAGTACCTAATGCAGTAACATCTGAATTATTGGCTTTACCACCTAGAGTAGCAGTAAGGTTATTGATCTCAGAGATCTCATGTGTGTGACCCACACTAGAGAAACTAGCGATCGCGTTTGTGATCAGAGCCTGAACAAAAGCTGTCAAACCAGAAATTTCACCAGCTGTATGTGTGTGGCTAACGTCAGCTTTACCGGTAATTTGACTGGCTACATACAGATCAAGACCTATTATGTCTGCAGTAGCGTGGCTGTGTGCTGCAGCTGCTTTGGTGGCAAGAGCTGTATTGATGTTAACCACCACAGTCGCCAGACTGTTCAGATCTGCTGTATTAGCCTTATCGGCCAGGGCAGTGACTAATCCCACCACTTCTGTGAGTTGATGAGTATGACCTGCTGCTGACAGAGTAGCTGCTAATGCAGTTAACTGATCGGTGATATACTGCACCAGCCCTGGCACATCTGCCATGGCGTGAGTATGACCCATATTAGACTTACCTGCCAATGCGGCTTGAGTAGCCGTAGAGATAGGTTTATCTGCGTCTGAAGTATTATTGACAAACTCCAACCCCAGATCATTTTTAGTGATCAGAGACTTGATAGCGTTCAAAGTGACACGGTGATTGACACCACCGATAGCTACTACAGTTTGCTCAAGACCCGTTGGGGTCGTAAGCATCAGAAATTCACTGATTTTTTTACTAGGCATAATAACCTCTTTGTTAGTGACTTATTAACGGTCATAGCATGACCGTTAAGTCAATGTGCTATAATTTACCTGTAAACGATTACTTGTACCCATACCTGCTGAGACAAGTCTTTTGACATTACTAGGTAAGGCCATAAGATTTCTCTCTATTTCATAACGTTCTCTTTGTTGTCTGTAGCACATAGGGTTTAATCTGGGAATGACTGAAGCTTATGGCTTCAGTCACCAGACTTGTGTAGCTATTCAATACTTCTAGAGATGTATCTGTCGGTAAAGCTGGATTATTACCCACACCCACTTGACAGTCAGTAAGTAATACGTTGTTATTACCTATCTGTTCAAGTCCGTTATCGACCACCATGTTGTCGAATACGTGAGTGTTACGGATACCTTCTTTACCGACTATCTCTAGCTTGTATCTGCCTGAAAGTCGGTGATTGAATTTCATTTTACATGTTCAAAGCGTAACCGACACAGTACAGATAAGGCGTGACTCCATCAAAGGACTCCACCATAAAGCTGAATGTATCGATTTTGTTGTTGACCAAAGTAAGAGCCGGTGCTGCACCATCAGGGAACTTCACGTTAGCTGGGAATACAAGATCACCGCCTTTGTGAATAATAACCACTTTGTAATCAAAACCTATCCGTGTGAGATCTAAGTTCTGAATATTGAAGTTGGTGACGTTAGAGGTTAACTCTATACGGATGACTTGATGGGTATCTAAATCCCAAGAAACAGTACCTGAAGCTGTGGTTAACGGCGAAAAGTCACTTATCTTTCTATTAGCCATTTTACCTTCTTTCCTATTTCGTGTTTAATAGATACTAAGCCTTTACAGCTTAGTATCTATGTAAGTATTATTCTGTTAACAGATATTCACCATTCTCGCCTAAGATAGGTGTGCCATCTTCAGCTAGGATTAAATTCAACATTTGTTCAGGACAGTCATAAAGGAACTGTTCCTTCAGGTGGCCTGACTCAAGATGATAAACGTCTAAGGTACCCAGAGTCACCCAAACTTCATCTTCGGATGTGGTGTTGTGATAAGGGGCGTTTACTTCCAGTTTAAAAGGAAGTAGATTATCGGCTTTACCTATCTTTAAATAAATACGCAAACGTAGAAAGTCATCTGCTCTTGTGGTGTATGCTTCAAAAGCAATAGGGTAATCAGCTTTTTTAGCAATACAGATCATATCAAAATCTGTAACGCGTAGGTTTCTGTTAAACTGATTGTTGAACAGAGTCAACGCCATCAGTTTAATATGGTCATGTTCTTTCATCTGGACCTCTGCTAAATAAGGTTGTCTTTGACTGATTACAATCAACTTCTGTAAACGATAAGAGTTATCGCTATAGTCAAAGGATTACTTTTTAAACAGATAGGGCAAAAAAAAAAAGAAAAAAAAGAGGTGCCCGGTAATTCGGGCACCTCTTAACCGAAGTAGAACAACCATTCTACTTCGGTCAGGGTGATTTCATGGACTTCCATGATAACTCCTTCAGCATAGCGTATATTCGAATGAATATTTGAACCTAAGCTCAAGTTAAGTATATGTGACTGAAATCTTTTACATAAGGATGGTCAAGGGTAGATCCATTTATTAGCTTCCATGATACGAAAGCTATAAACTATATTTTCAAAACGCTTATAAATCTGTTCATGAGTCTCACCCAGAACTTGCATAGCGTTCCAGACCCATGATAAATCACAAGTCTCTGTGTTAATCTCATCAAGAGCTGCTTTCTTGATTGTTGTGTAGCCTACCACAGTAACCAAGATAAGATTATCATTGGTTTGCAGTTGTTTCATCATACCTTGCATCGTGATTAACATTTCTTAACTCCTTGGGGTAATACAGACATCAGCCTTTATGGGCTGATGTCTGTATGGGGGTTTACATAGGGGGGACAGGCTCAGCTGGTTGGTTTTGATACTTACCATTCCGATCGGCATAGCTCACCAAACATTGTTCATCCGACTGAAAGAACTGAAGCTGAGTGATACCCATGCCAGGGTAGATACGCACAGGAAGATCTGTAGTGTTGGTGATTTCCAATGTGATATTTCCACAATTATGAACAAATACTCCAGCATCTAAAGCAAAGTTTGACGTGTTTGGAACGGTGAGACAATAAACATCTTCTTTCTCAACCAGTTTTTTAACAGATTTTACTGTATGATTCATAGGTATGTAACCCAAACTTCTGGCTTGTGCTACAATATCTGGGAACCTTCTAGCTAATGTATCTGCTTTCGTTTTCAACGCTTTGCCTGCTTGCCTTATAGACCCGTATTCTTTAAAAGCATCTAAAACCACCTGCCTGTCAAAATACTTAAGTCTATATGGCCTTGGTTCAGAGTGAGCTTTCAACCAGCCTGCTCTTGTTTCTGCATGTTCAGGACTATCCCAGAACGTTCTAGCAGCTTTGCTAAATACTTCTGACATAATTTCTCTGAAATTTGCAATGGTTCTGCATTTTTCATAAAAAGACTCTCTAGAAATTGCCGCTATGCGCTTACGTTCTTCTGTGTAACCTTCTTTAGTTTCATGAACCTTATGATGGTCTTCATCGGACATCCTAATAATGTTTGTAGGGTAATTATTTCTTGGATTAAAATCAATGTGATGTCGGACATGCCCATTTACTAATGGATAGATGTGGTTTTCAAGATTCCATTGATCTGATAATTTGTGAGTGTAGATAGGTCTGGTGTTATATTGAACAGGGCCGGCCACGCTCTCATATCCTTTTTTATCGACATATCTATAAAGAGGCATCAAAGAAATGTTTTCTTCTAGATTTTGAGCTTCGACGTAACCAAATTTCTTAGTTAAGAATTTATGATTCGGCGTGCATCGTATCACATCCCCGGTGTCTAACGTTACCTCTACCAGATCTGCCATAGCCCTAGTTTTTCTAGGATTCAACAATTCTTCTATTCCGATAGTTCCGTCATTTCTAAATGTGTATCCAAAGAAACGCTCGCCGGTTTTTGCACGTTCTTCCATTTCCTTAAAAGACATTGACGTGCCATTAGCCAACGCCACTTCAGTATCACCTGTAAAGCACCATTCAGATTCGAGAGGCGTTACAGTAACGATGATGCCAGCTCTTGCCACAGTGGATTTACCCATGCAAACAACAGAGACATCACGAGGAACAGTCACTTTTTCGATGGTGTGTCCCAGACAGAAGCTCTTTGCTGGAAGTTCGATCCAAGCTAGGTCTTCAAAAGAAGCCAACTCACAAGTGTTGGTAAAATCAGCGATGTCGATAGAGCGACCTAGCGTACTTGCCAATACAGGTGTGTTAACAGACAGACCGCCGCCAGAATTAGGGCTGCTACGCACCAGGTAAGCTTCTTGTCCGCGAAAGAACTTGAAGTTAGGACCCAGGCGTACATCGTAACCGTAAGAGGAAAGGCCAAAGCTAGGTACTTTCTTTTCCTCACCATGAACAACGATCTTGTTTTCATTGTCCATCACAAACGGAACAATCATGTCCCGCAACAGAGAATTCTCACGAATCCATTTATCAGACTTGATACTCATATTTTTTCCTTAAGGTAGTTGGTAGGGACCGTCTGGTTTATTACTCCAGCTTTGGATGACATTGATGTCTATACGAAGATCATAACCACTTTTACGATCGAAATCTTTAGCTAACCAAACATCCCCCATGCGAGAAGCACCTGTCACCAGGTAAACTTTGCCTTCGTAAGTAGCAAACAGCTTATGAGCTTTCATAAACTTATCAAACTTATACTTCAGACCAGCCGGAAACCTGAAATGATTAAGCATCCAAGCTGCATAGGTTTCTGATTCTGACATCTGGAAACAAGGAGCGTCAATGAAATCATCCACGTGTTTGTAGGTTCGATCAGACATGATATTAAAGTCCTTCTTTGGTTCCGTTGACAAAGTACTCTTTATGGAGCATGGGTACACCATACTTGTTAAAGAGTTGCTTATATTTTTCCTGGAACACAGCTATGTCATCTAACTTATTGTCAGACTTAGCTTTGATCAAAGCCATGCATTCCATATCAAACATAGCGTAAGTCATATTCTCACGGAAACATTCATCAATGCAAGACTGATGAAGGAAGATCCAACCTAGATGTGTTTTCAGACTGCTGTCTTTTTCACGAACATAGATCAGACCTGTGGACATTTCCAGATAAGTGAAATTACCCACAGTACCGAAGTTAGTGACATGACCAGGTATAGCCACAGGTGTAAGGATCAGAGTTTCCTGACCAAGGTCTTGATAATCATCTCTAAAATAGGGCATGATACTTTCTTTTCTTGAGGTGGGTAAATGATTAGGTTGTTCTGGTGGTGAGGTTGTAAGAGCGGTAACCCATGGCGTTAAGAGCGTCACGAATACGACTCACGTCATTCATACTGGCATTTGCTATCACAGCTGTGATAGTAATACTGTCGATGAGTTCCACACTGGCCATGTCGATCCACTGATCGGCATAGATGAATCGTTCCCCTGATTCCCCAATGAACTCATAGTACGTACAGCTGTTGACGTCATCAGGCGTGCCTGCTGGAAGCAAAGGAAAGATCTTCCGATAATGAAGATCTATATTACTGGTCTTTCTGGCAGTGTCAGCTACCATAATACCAACCAACTTGGCGTTGATAACAGATGCACCCAGAATACTGGGTGCTCTTGTGACAAAGGTAAAAGTCTTATTCAGACTAAATTGAGCAGCCATTTTTAAAAGCTTTCTATGATACCAGAGAGGTGATTGGGTTTATAGATCAATCCGATACTAAACTGATCTACATATTTGACATCGACCAAGTACATACCCTGAGGTTTGTTTCTGGCGATTGCGAAGAACATGAAGAGACCTAAGTCTTTCAATGCGTGGCTAAGTCCTGTAAGTTCTCTTTCTTGTCGAAAAGCAAATGGGTGAATTTCACCTTTAGCACCAAATCGCAAGCCAGAGTAATTAGGCAGAGACAACAGATTGAAACAGAAATCAGAGTGATCGTCTGAAGTATTCATAACTACCTGAGACACCATGTCCCTAAAGGTATTGTCACAAAGCTCAGACAGAACACCTCTGTTGACAGAATTACCCAAACACTCATACATCTTTTCAGTTATATGAGTATGTAGGATCTGTCCCAGTCTGTCGTCTATGGAAATCATCAACAAAAAACCATTAGACATGATACACGTAGAGGTTATTGGGTTCTGTGATGGTCATACCTCTTATCTTGATAGGATCGAGATTAACTTTTTGGAGTCTGTCAACGACTATCTGATAGAGCTGATCGTAAGCTTCCTCAAATGCTTCTGTGGATTCTTGAAGCAGAAGAGTCGTCAGTATGTCTGTAAGAGCTTTGTGTGAAGGTAATGATTTATGCTTTTTAAGCTTGTTGATCAGGATTCTATTTCTAAGCAAACAAAGCCAAATAAGATTCATCCAATCCTCGTTACTCATTTCAGACTCTGTATCCAACTGGACCAAATCCAGATTGGCAATCTCAACAGGTATGTCTACTACATACAGCTTCAGTTTTGATTCAGGTAACATGGTGACCTCATAAGAACTGTGGTGGGGTCAACCCAACCAACGAAATAGGATTCACCAGGGTCTACTCCGTGAGGAGCTTGTTTTATATTGGCTCTGTCCAGTGATATTTTCATATCATCTACCCAGTAGTCTATATGCTCTAGCAGATAGCCTTCGTTAAATACGTCTGGATTCTCATCTACAGAGTTCTCTATAGCTTGCCAGACATACTCTTCATCATCACTATTACCAGGTACTGTAAGTATATGCTGAACAAGAGTATTTAACGTAACCGCTGAATACATGGGTTGAAGCTCTTCTACGGTTCTGTAGTACCCTAACTCAGATCTGAGATCTAAGGTGTACAGAGTCGGTTTCATGATTTCTTGAAATCAGCAAAAGCCTGACAAATAGCCAGCATAGAACTCTCGTCTGTGTCAGGCTGCTCACGCTCCCACTTCATTCGATACCAATCATAGATCCGGAAGTCCACAGTCTTACTGATGACTATAGCGGTACCACGTCTCTTGGTAAAATAGAAGTGCCAGCTGTCAGGACCCACAAAACTAGAGACTTCATCAATTACAGCAATAAGATCTGTTTCCAGATTACCAATAGCTATCTCACGTTTTTCCTCTTTGACATCCTGTCGAAGCAGCTTGTCTAAGTCGAGATTATTGGCTGTGGTGTGGGTGTGAGGGCATAAACGATAGAGATAATCATCGATGATTTTCTCTACTACAGAGAGAAGCCTGAGATCAAACACAGGCTTTTCACAGATGTTTTTCCTGATCATCACGTTTTGAGGCGTGGGTTTCTGGATAAACCCGATGGCTTCACTATAGATGATACCAGTACAAGTCTGGAAATCCCTCATGGTGATGAGTTGTTTCTTTGTACCATCCTTCATGATGGTAGAATACTCAACGTCAGCACTAAACACAAGCTCGTTGTTTACACGGTTGTAATAACCTTTAGCCAAGGGTAACATCAACTCACTGAAGTCAGTGATGTAGGAGACCTTGTCCATCAGATCTATCACAGTCACATCTGACACCTTAGTCAACAGCTCGTTCAAGTCTTTATAATCGTACATGTTACATTCCTTTTGAAATAAATAAGACATCCCCACAAACCATCAGCTTATACGGACAGTTTGTGGAACCTGGGTGGGACATATTGATATCCCTCATTCTGCCCCTTAAGAACATAGGCATCGTGTATTTAAAATGACTATCGTAAACCACTCTAAACACATCGTGTCTGTAGTGAGTACTGAGTCTGTAATGACTTCCTTGCATAAGGCTAGTGAAACTTTCTTGTATCAGCCAGTCAAACAAGTCTTCTAATTCATCCATTCGGATAAGATAGGATTGTACTATCTCAGGTAGAAGCTGAGTATACGTCACACGCATCGTAGCTATCGATATCACGTATGTTGTATAGTTAGCTAGAATTTTAAGATCCATGTTACATTCTTTCTTTGATTGAGGGGATGGGGTCAATCAAAGTATGTATCGTCATAGTACTTTTTAAAAGCCTCTATATAAGGTATTAATTAGACAAAAAAATAACACCCCGGCCTTTTGGGCTAGGGTGTTATTTATGTTTACAGAATCAAGCCGTCATCTGTAGATGCAGCAGAGTTCTTGACGATGGACTTCTCCACCACCACAGCACGAGCCTCATCATAGACAGCCAGACGTGCTTCCAAACGAGCCACTGTCTCATTGAACACACCACCCACGATAGATGCGTGGATAGGCATTTCCATAGAGATAGCTTTCTGAGCTTCAGGAGACACGTAGCCCACACACTGATATTCCACAGGTACCTCAGTACCGCTGTCGTGGTTATCGTCTGTCAACGTAGCCAGGGAAATCAAAGACTGACCTTTGTTCAGCTTGATAGTACCTGAGTGGAACTCCAACAGGTTCAGCTTAGGACTGTAGCTGGTCACACGGTTGTAGTTGATCCAGTTACCCAGGTCAGCAGATTCCAACTCACGGTTAGCACCAGAGAAGATAGCCGCCAGGATGACCACTGCGGTTTGCATCTGATTATCCACCGCACCACGAGGAGTGTCCTTTGTGTTCTCACGATAGAAGCAGATGACAGGCTTGTCACGCTTTTGTGAGATGACCTCGTACGACTGGAGAGTCTTCTTGGTGTTCTCAGTCTCGATCTTGGAAGCAGTGCTCCCGCCTAACAGAACAATCACAGTCTCGTTGCGAGACAAAAGCTCAGACACGAGGACTGGCCCCGCGGTACTCCCACTGCCCCCAGCAGCTGAGTGTACGACGATGTTTACATCAGCTGGCTTGAACTTGTGAAGGATTTCCTTACAGCGTTCAGAGATCACAGCATAGTTACTACTACGCAATTTACCAGAACCGTCAAGACCGTCAAACAAGTAAGTGTTTTCAGGAACTTCATCCAGCATGTTAGACTTGCTAGTGTCAATGAAGTAAGGAGTGATCTTGGCAAAACCAGGATCTTTCTGCCCAGCAAAGCGTTGGAACTGTTGGGTGATGTTGATACCGAACCCGCCCGCGCCGTAGATAGCGATCGTTTTGTTGCTCATGATGTTACTTTCTTTTGATTGAGATCAGCTAAGACCTTCTTTACCTTACGCACATACCGAGGATCACCACCGCCATTATAGCAAATTAATGCTAGGCTTAGATTACCTCGTCGCTTATCCATACACTCTTTCAAGATGTATGTACCTACGTATACATTAGCGTATACGTTCATAGGGTTGGTTCCTTTGAACTTCTCCCGATGATACTTCAGGTTCACCTGCATCAACCCTTTATTACTCATATTCTGAGCTTTAGGGTTAAAGTTAGATTCTACCTGCATCACTGCGATTATCACATTAGGTTCTACCTGATGTGATTCTGAGGCTATCTGCACTGCCTCGTGGATCATGTTGCCAACATGAGTACATTTGTTACCGCAGCGACCGTCGATGTAGTCTGTGATATTGTTGGCACTTACAGGTGCCAGAGCAATCAACAGACTGAACAATACGGACAGCTTAATCATCTATATCCTTTCAAAGTTAATACCTAGTTAGAAAATCTACCTAAGCACATTATAGCCAGAGTCCAAATAAAGTTTAAGTCATTGACTATAACTAGAAAGCCCTTTGGATGAGACCTATCGATCTCGAAAAATCGCGCCCTTATAAACGCGGATACCAGATTTGTTATACTTAATAGTTAAGTAAGTGTAATCTTTATTATTTTTTATTTCCCTAAAATAAAAAATAAACTATCAGCTACTACCGATAATCCATACTCTAAAACTATCTTAAGTTATCTTAGGTTTTATATCTCTTCCTTCTTAACTTTTTAAATCTCATTTACCCAATGAGATTTAACTATTATTCTTTTATTCATTCGTTTATATATTATGTCGCAGTCCTAAGTCGACCATTTCTAATAATAGAAAAGATAGCTAGAAAAGCTTAAAGCCCAGTTATATACTAGACAGCTGCTATAAGGGGCGAGAGCCCCTTATAGCTGTCGTTATAAATATGTCCCCCATAACTTGATCCTAAAAATATTTTTTTACTTAAAGCCAAAAAACCATTAGGATCAATGCTATGAAAGCTAGTAAAAAGCAAATTTGGATTATAGTATCTTAACATAGGTGTACAATCATGGGTATCTTTAATGTAACTAATATAACCAAAGACAGTAAGTTTGAATCAACTGAACCTGTTACCGGTCAAAACAGCTCACAAGTAAATACTGATTCTAGTGAATTATCATCATCAGTTGATTCTTCTGGCGATGTTAAAAAAGTCAAAACCGTGACTATGACTGGTCCATTAAGTAAGATTTATAGCGAGGCTTTGAATCTTGTTTATGGTAAAGAGTCCATTACTAACATGATAGACCCTGAAACTATTAGCAGTGAAATTAGCAGTGAAGACGATGTCGCTGTTAAGGATCTGTATGTTTTTACTGTGGATGGTGAGCATATAGATGGTAGAGAAATAGTCAAAATGGGTAATGACCTTAGATTAGCTTTAGACAGCAAAAAGTATAAAAAAGTTATTTTAGCTGTCGAGGGTGGAGTTTATAATAGAAAGATTACCCTGTTGTCAAATTTAGCCACTGATATGGGTGTCACAGTGACATCAGACAGAGAAACGGCCTTAAAAAATATGAAAGCTCTTTTAACATGAAGAATCTTTACGAGGCTTTTCAAAAGAATTTTTCAAATTTTAAGTTTGACAGTAAATCAGCTGATAAACTTTATAGATTTCAGATAGGTTACATCAATCAAAACTCTGAACACCTACAGTTCTTTGGTGGTAATCTTCTAGGTGTTAATGTAGTTAGGTTTAAAGATAGTGACTTGAGAAGGTTTTATGAAGAAGTTCTTGATATTAACTTAAATGACCTTACTGAAGATATAAGATCACTTACCACGATTGATCACAGCTACAAAGTAGGCGGCGATATCATGAACTTGACGTGTATGTATCTTATACACGGTTTCTTGAGATCTAACCTACTAAATGAAGATAGGAAAAAAAGAGCTGCCTATGACGTAGCTGTTATTTTTTGCTGTAGGTGTTTAGCTGCTTTGTTTAGCCATTACTTTAAATATCCTGCTGACCCTCATGTGGCTCAGATGACATATGCTAACCTTAGTAATAAGTACCTTATTAAAAGATTAGGCAGCTGGCATGCTGTAGTGGATTATAGAAGTGAAGAAATGGTAGGTAAAAACAGCATCCATTTGAAAAACTTATATAATTTCACTGACGATAACAGTATAGTCTATGCTATATCTGACAGCCAAGGTAGATTTAGAGACATGATTAAAAACTACTATGCTGAATTTATGGCTGTAAGAGAGTCTGGTGGTAGAATAAATACCACAGGCGGTACATACCTTGATGCAGATGGTGAAGAAACTTTACGTGATAAAACAAAATCAGTAGAGTCGGATGTTAGATATATGCTTCAGATACTAAGCGATAGAAACAGTTTTATAAAACCTAACTTAGTACAGGTTATTGTAAGTATTAACAAAAACACATCTAACAAGATGTTATCTATCACGTTGCAGAATGTATATGAAGGTAGCGTCGGTGGAAATGCAACCCTTATGCAGGATTTTGTTCAGAGGGTGGTTATATATAGTTACCATCTACTACATCAAAACAACATCACCAACATGAGAGACTATCCTAAAGTCTTGACTAATCTGAAAAATTTATATTTATCTACTCGATCCACAGATAGTGAGCTGTTAGCTATTAGAGAATTGGGTAGTAGGATAGTCACTATGACTGCTGGTAGTAAAATCTCTGAAAGTTTGATGATGGCTACTCGCACTTCTTTGATTCTTTACATCTGTTTAAGGGCTTTGATAGGAAGAAATAGTTGATCGTATGGTAATCTAGAGAGGACCGTATGTTCAAAATGTTCAAAAGACAGATATTGAAGATTTATGTCGGTATGAAAGGGATTCGCTTTTATACCACAGATCGCACTCCGGTCAGCCCTGAATTCATGAAATCTGAATTCCTGGTCGTGGGTGGGAAAAAAGTAGAATTCTTCTTCTATAAAGAAGTATATACGGACTATGTTAGAAAGTATTTCTCTACGATGGAAGTGCAGCATGTGGCTTACTCGATCCGCATGCAGGTGGATGACACCATGCCTAATCACCTTAGACAATTTAACAATCTTAAAGTAGTCTTTAAATACGACAGCATAGCAGAGTTTCTTGAAGACGATCTCCACAGGATCCTTCTGGTGCGATATCTTCACTTTCTCGAAGACCTGATCCAAAAGCAAGCGCTGAAACCAACAATACCTTGATCGTTTCAATTTGATACACACCAGCCTCACAAGGGCTGGTGTGTATTTTATTATGTATTTTTATTTTATGTTTATGAAAGATACATAAAAAATGACCATACTTTTTGCTGATGACTGGAAAAGTTATCCAGACGCTATCGTAGATGACAGAACAAACAACAAGTCCTTTGTTAGAATGGCTGCCATGTATAGAGACATGGGTGTTAAAAACCATGCCTTCCCTTTGGCTTTACATAACCCAAGATTACAAGGTATAGATCCATACGACTACAGTAGTTTGACTGTAGAGATAATGGCTGATATACTTTTTGAATGTAAGAGTAACTATTGGTACTACTTAAGAGAGATAGCCAGAGCGCCTGGCGGTGCAGTAGATGATCCTATCGTTTACAGAGCCAATAGAGGTGGCATAGCTTTACCGTGGTTGTTCTTTAACCACATGACTCTATTCTTGATACAACCTCGTCAAACAGGTAAGTCTTTCTCTTCTGACGTACTAGATGCTTATTTGTTGAACATAGGCATGACTCATGGTAAGATTAATCTACTTACCAAAGACGATAAGCTCAGATCAGCTAACTTGATACGTCTTAAAGACATCATAGATGAACTACCTTTCTATCTTAACATGCGTAAGAAAGGTGATATAGCCAACACTGATAAGTTAATAGTCGGTAATCTGGACAACTCCTATGAAGGTCATTTACCTAACAAGTCGCCTAAAGCTGCTTTGAACGTAGGTCGTGGTCTTACATCACCTATTTTTAAAGTAGATGAGATCGCTTTCTTATACAACGTAGGTATTACTTTACCAGCAGCTTTGGCTTCTACCACAGCTGCTCGTGCTTTGGCTAAAAGAAAACATGAACCTTACGGAAACGTATTTACCACAACAGCTGGTAAAAAAGACGATCCTGATGGTAAGTACGCTCATGAGCTAATGGCTGGTAGTGCTTTATGGTCTGAGAAGTTATTGGATTGTGTAAACATAGATGATCTATACAGAACAGTTAGAAAGAACTCTCCTAAGGGAGAAGCTCGTGTTAACTGTACGTTTAGTCATAGACAGTTAGGTTATACAGATGATTGGTTAAGAGAGACTCTTGAGATCACTGGTGCTAAAGGTGAGGATGCTGACAGAGACTTCTTTAACAAATGGACATCTGGTAGCATCACTTCTCCTTTTACAGTGGAGCAATCTGAGAAAATAAGAAACTCTCAGAGATTAGATTACTACAGTGAGATGTCTAGTAAGTTTGGTTACATCACCAGGTGGTATATACCTGAGAATGAAATCAACATGAGGATGGCTAGAGGTCATTACTCTATGGCTCTTGATACCAGTGATGCAGCTGGTGGAGATGATATAGCTCTTACCATGAGAGATGTGCAGACAGGTGAGGTAGTAGCTGTAGGTAACTACAATGAGACCAACCTGATACTATTTGCTCAATGGTTGGTGGAGTGGTTTGTTCGGTTTGAGAACTTCACTTGCATTATAGAAAGAAGATCTTCTGGATCTGCTATTATAGATTACTTGCTATTGATGTTACCAGGTAAGGGAATAAACCCTTTTAAGAGACTCTATAACAAAGTAGTGCAGATGTCTGTGGAAAACCCTGGTCCGTTAAACCGCATAGAGACGTTGTTAAGGTATAACCTATTGGCTTTACCAGATCTACTTATAGAACATAAGAAAGATTTTGGTTTCGCTACCTCATCTTCTGGGATGACAAGCAGATCTGATCTGTATAGCAACACCTTACAAAACGCTACCAGACTTACGGCTGATAGCGTACGGGATGTGATGTTGATAGATCAGATGTTGTCTTTGGTTATTAAAAACGGTAGGGTGGATCATGCTGATGGTTCACATGACGACTTGGTTATCACCTGGATATTGTCATTCTGGCTTATCAGTAAGGGTACAGGGTTATCCTACTACGGTATGAACCCCAAAGATATCCTTATAGACAACAGACAAAATAATCAGGACAACGATCCAGCTAAGTTAAGGCAACAGCATCAGCAAGCTCAGCTTCGTATATCTATCGAGAACATAGTGGATGAGATCCGAAAAGAAAAAGATCCGTACATTATCCATCGCTTAGAACAGAAGCTAAGACATCTGGCTGTAAGCCTTACCGATGAGGATAAGAAAGTTCTGTCTGTGGATGAATTGATACAAAACATCAGAGATAGTAAAAGATACAAAAAAATATAAAACACAAGACTCTACTCACCCTTTTGGGGTGAGTAGAGCTATGTGCTTAACTTTTAAAACATCTCAGCTTTCATGAGATCTATCTGGAGTTCGATGGACTTGTAGTCCTCGTCACCGATGGTGGAGTCCACCACATACCCACGAGGGGTAATAGCCAAGTTTACAACGTGTTCATGAGCAAGACGAATCAAGCGCATGGACCAGAAGTAATCATCCGTCATGTTAGTGAGGATGGTCTTGAAGGTACGACCGTGTGCACGGAAGTATTTAGTGTTGATACTGCCGTTGACTTTGTGTTGAATAAATCGCACATAGTCTCGGAAATTTTCAACATCGGACTCGCGCAGATTCCCTTGCTCATCAATCACGTAACGCGGTTTGAACTTCCGATTGGGTGAAACAATCGAAGCTTCGGCCAGTTTCATGTTGGTGTACAAGAGTACCAGTTGCTTCAGTGTCAGATCTTTCTCATAGATACGATTAACTGCGTAAGACAGCTGATCGATCACAGAGAACAAAGCATTTTCTGTAGGGATGAGATCAGCACACACCTTGTGAAACAACGAAGGTGCTGACATATAGTCATGACCTTTGTTATCCACCCAATAGAAGTCCATGTTCTCTGGATAGTCAAGCTTGACGTTTCCAAAGATGCGAGCCAAGATATCATCAGGTCCTTCCACCTTGCGCATCCCAATGATAACATATTTTTCAATGTTAGTCGGGATAGACTTAATGGAACTGTAGACAACACAGTTTGGCGTGTTGCTTTTGTAGATGGCAGCAGCCAGCATGGCGTCCAAACTGAAGTGGTTGTACACCACGCAGACTTCTGGTTTCTGCATCATGTTGACCTTTGGTCGCGGGATGGGTCTGTCGTCGACAGCTACTTCTTCAATGTAATCAATCCGAGTCATGGCAGAAGACTCTTTTTGTTCTGCTTCCTGTTGCGACACGTTTTTACCATCAACCCACCACTCCTTACACCCGTCGGTAAATTCTACAGCAGGTCCGTCAGTACGATGGCGCTTACCATGTTGGTACCAGTATTTATCACCGTTTGACAGTATGGCAGCCGGTCCGTCTTCTCGATGAACCTCACCTGAACGGTACCATATCTTGGTTCCGTCTTCGCGTTCAATGGCCGGTCCGTCTTCCCGATGATATTTACTGTTTCGGTACCATATCTTGGTTCCGTCTGTTAGTTCAATGGCGGGTCCATCCTCTCGATGACAAAGGTCGTCTTTATACCAAGTAACAGTGCCTTGATTGTCAACAACTTTTCCGTTTTTCATGATACTTTCCTTTTTGATTGAGACAGGATTGTCAAATAGAGTTTAAATGATCGTAAAAATTTACAAACCTATCCAATCAAAAAGTGTCTGTGATAAATATCCTTCTTTGATTAACTGCAAAGCCTGCTCACAAGCATATCTTTCTAAGGAGCTACCCAGATACTTTTCAGGTTCATTCAGATCTAGATAGTAATCTATAAGTTCTTTCTGATCTATATCCGCACTACCTATATCACTCATCAACACAGTCTTACACCATTCAGCTATAAATCTCTTACCCACATTAGAAGTAAGCAGACCTTGTACATGAGAAGGTTTTAAAGTACCTGAAACATAAACCAAAGAAGATTTAACTTCTCCGTTAGTTAAAGTCCTATCTCGTATCCATACCCAACCATTTGTAGTAAGCACAAATGAAAAGATATTGTTGTCTTCCATCGTACCCACATGAAGAGCAGCTGAGGAGCCTTGTATATTACCAGAGGTAAAGTTGGCTACTGTGTACCCGTTGGATGTGAATAGATCTCTTACTGTTTGACCAGGTGTAATTGTTAAAGTATGTCTGGTATAGTCTTTGGCTGAAGGTAGGAAATGCATGATGTCTCAGTGAAAGCAACGATCTTCATTATCTATGATTTTAGATAAAATATCTGATTTGTTAAAAGATTTGACTATTTTAAAACTCAGTACATGTCTAGACATGTATGCGTTCATTTCATTTACAACTTCATGTTTCTTAATAGCCAGACCTCTTTTGGTGGAAGAAGTAGCTAGTATCTCTTTATCGTTTTGGTTTAAAAGAAAGTAGTGAAAGAGAATATCTCCATCTTCTGACTTTCTTAAAAACTCTTTAGAGTTTAAATAACAGAGTATAATGTTTTCAGAGAAGTTAAATCTGTTGTTATTTAAAAGAGCTTGGGTAAGTATGTACTCATTACCTTCTGACTCTGAGGCTATGAGAAAAATAGTGGTTTCTATATCTTTGAAATTTCTGATACCGAAGTTCATTTGTAAGTTACGTTAAGTTATATCAAGTTATAAAGATAGGGTATAAAAGTTAACAGAGAGCCTAGGCTCTCTGTTAACTTAAGTTATGATAATGTATTAACCACCACCATCAGCTGGGAAATTAGGTGCGGATACCCAACTTATAGATCTTGCATCTCCAGTTGAAAATACGACATTGGCCGTATTGGTCCAAGATAACACAAGTCCTGGTGAAGCATGGCTGCTGACAAAAGAACCAGAATAACCACCAGCTGAATTAAGTGTAAAAGTGGGATTAGCGGATCTGTATCCTATATCTAGAGTAAACGTCGTATTTGGTGGACCGCCAGAAATATTAAGATTAACAAGTTCTGAAAATGTAAACATATACCAGTAACTACCATAATTACTGTTATTACCCGAAAACCAATACTGTAAGTTTTGTTGCGTTGATGCAGAAGTCGAAGGATTATAACTAGGCACGACACCTTTTAGTGTGACGTTTATTGGCGGATCGCTTCTAAATAAATTACTTGTATTAGAAGCCTGATAGGCTCTGGCTCTTACAGGTACAGTTATATCGCTTGTGCCAGGATTAATGTGTGTAATACTAAAGCTAACAGTTCGTGTTGATGAACCTGATACAGGAGCATCTTTAAGGTAATAAGTAGCATCTAAATCTATCCAGTTGGTACCGTCGAATCCCTCTATCTGTACTTTAATGTTACCTAGTGAATCAGGTGCTCCATTTACAACCACTGTAAAATTAGCAGTAGCATATGGGTCTAAAGTAGTAGGAGATATACTTAAAGTCGTACCTGTTATATTTACAGGAGCTGTATATGTAGCAGCAGTAGTTGTGGTAGAACTGGACTTGTTAACACCGTTATTAAACATACTTAAAACTATGTTCCAGTTAGCTACTGTGTTAGTAGCAGCCACACCCCAAGATATACCAGAAGCACTGTAGGTGTTATTTACAGCAGTAGCTACAATAGAACCACTGCCTATACTAACACCATTGGCTGTAGCTGTATAAGTATAAGTTTGACCAACAGTGGCGCCGTTAAGCGTTATGTTGTAATTAGCCGCTGTTCCTAATGCTACAGTACCAGCAGGTCCTATTAAAGTTGGTGTCCAATTAGCTGTATTAGTATAAACAGCAGCCTGAGTCGTTGTCGTCACAGTTTTACTAACACCATTGTTAGTTACTATAACCGATATGTTCCAAGAGGCTGTTGTATTTTGGCTAGGTATTGTCAAAGACATACCAGTTGCGTTATACAGTGTGAATGTTGTCGCTGTGGCTGTTATGCTGCCACTACCTATACTAACACCATTAGCCGTAGCTGTATAAGTATAAGTTTGACCAACAGTGGCATTATCTAAAGATATTCTGTAACTTTCAGTAGCTCCTAGCGCAACTAAAGCTGTATTACCAATAACAGTTGGTGTCCAATTACTATTAACACCAACTGTTACTGTAAATGCCTGAGGTGTACTCCACTGACTGTCTATGTTGCCAGTACCTGTATGTTTAACACGTACATAATAGGACCCACCAGCCACCATAGGTGTATTGACAGTACCTGTACCTACAGTCCAAGACGTAAGAGTATTGCTACCACCAATAACAAACCCTGTGTTGGTAGACATGATATTTGTAAACGAAGAAGTATCCGATACTTCCCAGGTAGACTGTATATGTATCAACCCACCCGAAGTAGGTGTTTGAGCAAAAGCGCTGGATGTAAACGTAGGTGTGATACTATTTACTGTAGCTCCGCCACCGCCGCCGAAAGCAGCTATCAACACACTGGGTGTATTTACCGTTACGGAACTTACAGAGAAGTTAAAAGGTGTGCTGTAAGCACTTTCACCATACAGACTACCGATGTATTTAACACGTATAGCATAAGCTGTACCATAGCTCAATAATCCAGCACCTACTTGGAAAGCAGTCTTGCTACCTACAGAGTTTTGACTATCAGCTATGATAACACTTGGATTAGCTACTGCGTATACTTCCCAGATAGATTGCAGGTGTGCGTCTAACGTAGCAGCAGGATCGCTTAAAGCATAAGCTGTGGATGTAAAACTGGGTGTCAGTATAGATACCGTAGCACTACCACTGACACTAGGTGTGTTTATAGTTACTGTCTTTGTTCTAAAGTTAATAGGGGAAGACCAATCACTAGCCCCTGTAACAACACCATGATGCATCACTCTGGCATACAGAGTTGTGTTGGCTGGTAAGTTCACCAGAGACAAAGACAACTTATTCGTAGCTGAGTTATTGACACTTGCATAAGAAGTACCGCTAAAACTAGCGTTTGTATTAACTTCCCATGAGGTACCCTGATGAGTATCGCCACTTGTGGTGATAAAGGCAGAACTTGTGATCGTCAGATTACTGTCTTGCTCTATAGCGCCAGAAGAAGGAGAAGTGATACTAGGCGCACCAGGCTTAAAACTCACAGCTGTGGTAAACATCACAGTAGGAGACCAATCACTGAAAGCTGCTCCACCCAGACTGCTTAAATATCTAACTCTTACATAGTAAGAAATATTTGCAGTCAGTCCAGTTATGGCTAAATTAGTGGGACTGTTATCCACTAACTTAATAACAGATGTTGTGTTGGCTCCAGGGAATGTGTTATCAGCGCTGTACTCCCACTGAGCACTTGTCATGGTATCCATACCAGTGGAAGTAGTGCCATGTCCTACATAAGCTGTAGAAGTAACGGTGATAGAGCTAGATATACCTGTAGCATTATTCACAGGGAAAGTGATGCTAGGTGTCTCAGGCAGATAAGACATTCGTGTGCTGAAAGACACAGGGTCACTCCACGCACTTACGCCATGGATCTGAGAATTATACCTGACTCTAATAAACAAAGATTTATTAGCTGGTAAATTACTTACCTCAAAAGAAGTCTTATTACCAGTAGAAGCATTTACCGAACTAGGTAAAATGCTAGAGAAACTATTGCTTTCACTGATTTGCCAGTCAGAAGACACATGAGTACCAGTACCACCATCCACGCTAAACGGAGAAGATGTGAAACTCTGATAAGGACCCAAATCAGTACTGTTTTCCAAACCGTCGATAATAGGTTTATTCACAGTCACTGGCGTTACGTCAAACTCATATCTCCAGCCATTAACTGCGTAACCCAACACACCACCTGAAATCAATGGTATGAACGTAATGATATCATCTGCTCTGCTGATAGTACCATCTACATCAGTAAACACATACTGATCAAAGCTATCAAAATTGGTGATCAGATATTCAGTAGGGACACCACCCACTAATGTCAAAGGTCCGTAGATCGCAACCTTTTTACTTTGCATACCCAAAGGCAATCTTGAAGGGTCTACTATGCCACCAGCAGGCATAGCCAACCAACCGTTGGGTTTGTTATTCATGATATCTGTCACCATTGACAGATTGTCTGTGGCTTCTATCGCAGTCACACCGTCTGTACCACCTTTTTGGATAGGTACGGCAGACTGATCGACCAGACTCGGGTAATATGTTTTAAACATGTTTGCTTCTCCGTCGAATACGACTATTTAAACTTGAACCACTTGATTGAGTTAAACAAAGACAATAAGATACAGGAGACCATTAGGTCTCCTGTATCTATATCGTTACGCTTTAATGACCATAGCAGCCATACCCAACTGCAATTCTTGAGATCCAATCTTCCTAACAAACCTGATAAACAGATTCTTATTAGCGTATTGGTTAATTTCAGCAGGCATAGCAATATCATCACCCCACTGATCGATGGTGCATTCTTTAATCACACCACCTACTTGAAGGATGAAATGGGTAGGTTCAGGCGGAGCTGTTGTGTTCATCACATCCAAGATAGGGTGTGTGCTCAAGTAAACTCTCTGTTTCCACTCTGTATAGGTTTCTGCACCAGACTTAAGTCTTACTGTAAAGTTATTGACTAGTTTGGCCAGTAACCCAGCACCGTAAGTAGGTCTGCCCACCACATACTCATGACTGACAGTCCAAGCATCTGCACTTTCGTTAGGATGTCTAAACAAATTCACTTCCACGGTTTGTGTATGGATGAAGTTCTTAAAGATACTAGATACTTCACCTAAGTTAACACTGACGTTCTTGACCTGTTGATAACCATAACCTTTTTGTGCAAAAGGTCCGGTCTGACTATTCAACATGACTTTACCGGTTACATCAAAGTAAACGTTTCTATCCATGTTAAACATCCACCATCTCAGTCCGTATCCTTCCAACTCACTAATCCATTCAGGATAGACAAAGAGTTTAACAGCGTAACTGTTATTAGGATTGACGGTGACTAGATCGTAAGGTTCATTGATACGTCTGTTGTCTTCACTCAGTCCGTTGTAAGCTACCTCACCAGCACCTAATTCATAACTCAGTACCAGATTAACAGATTGACCTACTATAGTAGATACATACTGATCCAATCCAAACATTCTGAACTTGGTGCCGTCTACAGGCAGAGTCAAAGTACTGCCATCACTATAATGAACCACACCCATCATGTTTAAGCTGTTCAACGGTATGTTGACAGGGAAGTTGATGACGTGATCCAAAGTAGGCGACAAGAAAGCTGTATCCAACGAAATATGGCTGATGTACTTGGTAGACGCATTGATATTCCTGATGAAAGAAGATACTTCCACCATCAATTGTCTCTTATGCACTACATGTCCAGCAGCACTGTAATAAACCACAGTTACTAACTCACCGTCCACTAAATTCTCTGTAGTGAAACAAGGAGCCACTACTTTGACAGTGTGGTTTACATGACTGTCCATAGCAGCCAACTCAAGCGGTACGTTATTAGTGATCAGATTCCCACTGGAATCGTACACCATACTGACCACTTTACCCATCACAGTCACATCTGTGGATCTGAAGATCTTAGCATATTGACACTGCGTTCCTGCTACCTTAAGAGCTGCATCTACTGATAACACATGAGGTGTTACAGATTTATCAATGTAAACTCTGTAGATTTCAGAAGCAGTACCCGGACCAGTACCAAATAACACATCAGTCCTTGACAAACTGAATGACATATTAGCAGGTCTGATTTCTCTCAGTGTGGGTATGAGAGTGACAGGATCCAGATGGTCTACCACAAAAGCAGTGTAACTTTCTGTATCCATTACATAGTCTTTGACTTTAGGCACATACATATTAGTGCCGGTCTCGCCGCGATAGACTTCATGTAGACCCCACCAACACCATCTGCTGTCTGGGTTATAAACCGGTGAGATGCCATCAGTTCCTACAATCCCTAGCAAAGCTGCATTGTTAGGCATATTGTTAAACTCCTTATAGTTCAGTGAAATTCACGAACGAGGAAAGATTAATCAGTCCATGTCCATAAAGTCGTACAACCTTAGTCAGAAATCTATACTCATAAAGAGTGAGAGTCACGACGTTGGTTAAGTTGTGTGGATGCAGGATCAGATAATCCCAGTTCAGTGAATCCCTGTAAGTGATAGGATCATACTTAAGAAGATGCTCATAAGTCTTACACACATCCATGACTTGCATATCTGTGATAGCATCCATGACGTGTGATGTGTTGATCTGTTCACTGGCTAGGTCATTGATGAGGTGTGAAAAGAAAGGACTTAGCAACTCATATTTACCAGGTATAGCTGAGATGCCATTTCTGGCAGGTTGAGGCAACCTGGTCGTCATGAAGTCGGATACCTTCTTATCTATTACCATAGACTTGTTTCTTAGGCTATAGGTGTTTTCATTCACCAATCCCTTAAGAGGCACCACGATATCTTTGATCTGGTAAGGCAATCCGTTTAAGACTGAGGTTACGTTAATGCCTAAGTGTTCTTCTGAGAATACCACATCTTCAGCAGTAACTAACTTACCACCTAAAGATATTCTCATTACTTTATCATCTCTGACATCGTATCTATTGTTATTAGACAACACACCATGCTCGACAAACCCATAGTCCTCAATAGCATCTACAGACAGATTAGCATCACAGAACCCTGTGAACCTTACTTTGATATCTTGTAATCCACTTCCAGACTGCTGCCTTAGATATCTCTTATTGACCAAATGAACTTCAGGGAAGTCTAATACATAGTCCAAACCACGTATCAAAGACCTACCATTTAGCCAAATGTCCAACTCACCCATAGGCACAGGTAGAGTGTGAGGTAACAAACTACCGTTTCGATTTTCCTTTTCAAAAAGTGTAAAATGTAGATTACCTGCTACAGGTAACATACTTAAATCAAACTCTAGAAAATCACTATCGATTCTGACCATCAGTAAATAGTCAGTGACAGGACTGTCCCAAACCAATCTGTTACCGGAGACATGATATTTATCACTGCCTGTTATGTCTACCCACTTTTCATCAGAGTTACCAGCTATCATGCCAGACATGTATACTCTATAATTATCATAAGCGGGTAAGAGTATGTTGTCTATACCAAAGATAACGTTAGGGGTATCACTACCTCTACCGGCAATCATTTCCACTAGCCTGGCATTGTTGTTCTGACAGTAGTAATCAGTGCCTGACAGATGATAATAGCTGCCTAACAGATAGCCATCAGCATCGTACTCATAAGCTGTAGACCCTTCAGCTAATAAGTAAGGTACTGATACGTATTGTCGACCGCTTCTTAATACAGTCTTAGTAGGTGTGTTACCCACTAATTTACTTATAGAGTTGTATCCATAAGCTCTCTGCACCATACTCTGATCGACAGTATTCATGTCAGCCCTCATCAACTCTGTATAACCACTATTCTCTAGATAAGGTGCTGTCCAGATATCTAAGCTGGACTGTAAACCCAATAGAGCCTGCACTCGTTCTTCATAACTGAGTTTAAACAGTTCAAAGATACGACTGTTCTCGTAGATCAAAGGTCTGGCATATCCAGACTTACGCACAGTTACTTGTACGACCATGTCTGTATTATCCATAACTCCAGAGATCTCTCTCATGAAACTGAATAAGTTTTCAGCCTGAGCCAGATCTATCGCATAATCTTTATGCGTGATCATCCGATGGTGTTTAAGAAGATTCCTTGAAAAGTACAATCCTCTGTATTTATCACCAGTTCTTTTATAGATATAAACATCTATATCATCCTGATAATCGATCTGGTCTCCATCACCATCAAAGCTTAACAGATACTTATAGCAGCTATCTAACGTAGACGAGAAAGTGTTTAAACCAGAATAAGGAAAAGAAACCAGTGTTTTCACACTGGCGTCATATACAAATTCTACCTCATCACCAACAGTTGCGTTTAGAAGATCAATTTTATCAACCACAAAACCATTGACATAAGACTTAACAGAACCAGTCATGGTCCTATAGTTACCCTCATCAAACTGAAGTTGCAACACTTCTTGGTTATTAAGTATTGTTCTGCCTGTGGTAAACAGTTTGGTGGTTGAACCACCAGATCTTACCGATTCAAAATAAGAGTTGCTGTAAAACCTCAGATAGATGTTATCTGTTGTGTAATTAATAGGTAGTCTTTGTGTTTCAGAGAAAGCCACCAGTAAATTGTTTTCGTTGGTGTACATATACCAAGCTTTATATCTTGGTAGCTGTACGCCATTGTCATTATAGAGATCCACATGGATTTCTTGTTCATTCATGACAGTCGAAAATGATTTCCAGGTTTCTCTGACCCAGCCAGGATCATCTGTAGTTAAACCAAGCACCTCAGGTTTTACCTGACCTACCTGGTAAACATGCATCTTAACAGAAGACACAGGAAACGTCACATATCTTCCCATGAAGTACATGCGATTCAGTTCACCTGTGGGCTTGCTGATCCTAGCTGGTTTGAACACGTAACTGTTATCTTGTCTAGGTGTACACCAGACATTTTTAATTGCGTGGTCTACCAGGTGGTTAAACATTTTATTCAAAGTCCCGTATTGCTAACTTTTCTACAGCTAAAGTATGATTTTTAACAACAGACGCGTAAGTCAACATAAATTGATCTGCCACGCCTCGTTTGCCTAATCTTTCGGCTGCTTTAAAAATAGCACTTGTTTTAAAAGTTTTTTCAGAAAGGGCTGTGTAAACCAGAGCTGTCCATGTAGGCGGGTGTTCTAAAGAAACACTGATGATTTCTTTAGCATTTATGCCGTACCAACTATTAGATAGAATGCTAAGTAAAATAGCCGAGTTAAATTTATTCAATCTAACGTTTTGAACAACCTTGCCGACATTCAGACAGAAACCTGATAAATCCTTCATGGGTTCTATTCTGTCCAAAATGTCATATATGTAATCAGCCTTAATTTTACCTGATCTGATAATATGGACAACAATTTTCTGTTTGTCGTCATCTGACAAACTTTCGGTTTCTAAAAAGAGGCTATAGTAATATATCTCTGCAAGAACACCGATAGTGATAAGATCGTTAAAGTCGAGAGCAAAAGCTCTGCTGATTGTTTCACTGACAACAGAGGAAAAAACACTTGCTGAAAAAGCCATGTTATTCTTGAGAACTGATGGACCTTCATTTAACCAAATGAGGTTCAACATAGCTCTGCTTTTTGCAAAGTTAAAGTCAGTTCTATTTTTAACAAGATCTTCTATCTTAGTGTCCCAAGACCATTTACCGAGAAACAGTCTCAAATCCGTTACCAAAAAATTTTTTCCTTGGAAATTATTTATGGTTATCGGATGAGTGAATAGCGGTATGTCGACTTCACTTGAAAATTTTCCGGTGATGAAAACAGCTCGATACTCTCCGTTATCGACAAGACCTAGACTTTCGTCTTGAAGACCTGGATCTTTGATTAGGGCTTCTTTGATGGAGACTTCGAGTTGTCGTGTTGGATACATCGATCCGATCGAAGTCATGTAAGCATCTTTGTATATCGACATGACGAAACCTTTGTGATTTTTTAGGAAACCTAGCTGAAGAGGAAATTATGGCAAATCAAATTGTCAATGCAGCACCGATGGTGGTGGAGTACGGCACTCAAGACTTGAGCACTCGTCAGCCCCCTCGGGTACCGGAAGCAATTCCACAACATCTACCAAAGTTCTACCTGTTTACCCAGAAGGGACCCAAGGCTCCGCAACTTTGTTCTGGAGCTGAACGCGACCGTCTTTTCGGTTCTGCGTCTTTTGATTACAGAGGTAAATTCTCTAATCACCAGACGGTTTTTGCTAACTTAGCTAATGCTCAGGGTAATGCCTGCATGATCCAGCGTCTGTTCCCAACAGATATGGGTCCTAAGTCTAACATCATCGCATGGCTTGACGTTCTTCCCACCACCGTAGATTTGTATCGTCGGAATTCCGATGGTTCTATTTATTTGGATGCGTTGAACCAACCTGAAGTGATCGGTACCACCACTGGTCACAAAGTAAAATGGGTTTTCACTAACCGCACTACTGTTGCAGATCAAACTACTCAATTTGGTTTGGCTGCTATTTCTGCTGGTGATCAGATTGATGTGACGGCTGGTGTGCAGTCTCAGCGTTACCCTATGTTTGAACTGGAAGTCTCCAGCGAAGGCGAATGGGGTAATAACTCTGGTCTGCGTCTGTGGGCGCCTACTGTTAAAACAGTGTCGGCTATGCCTAACAAGATGATGGTGGCTGAGAAAGCTTATCCATATTACATCTCTGTGGTTGAGCGTGTTGATGCGCAATCTTCTGCTGCTGTGGTGCCTACGTTGTTTGGTGAACAACGTTTGATGGTTACTCTGAAGGAAAATGTTATTGATCCACTGACCGATCGGTCTATGAATCTGACAGAAGTCTTCCTGAATAGCTATCAGAACCTGACTGACGCACGTTATCCTAAGCTGTTTGGTAACTTCGGTAAGCTTCATGTTTATCAGGCTAACTTAGAACTGTTGTTGGGTCAATTCCACGCTGCTGAAGTGGCTCATATTGACGGATTCAGTGATTTCACAGCTAATACAGCAGACAAACATCTGTTCAATATTGTATCTGGTGTTTCCAGCCAGAACGTGAAATACCACAGCTTCACTTTCATTGACGACACTACTTCGACTCGTTTGTCTGAAGTAACTAACGTCTATGCCAAAGGTGGTTCTGACGGCACAATGAACAACACAGTACACGCAGCTCTGACTTCTGCTGAAGCTCTTCGGTATCTGAACCCCAACGATGAGTTGATGGATCTGGCTTACCATGTTGAATCTATTGTCTATGACTCTGGATTCCCACTTCAGACTAAGAAAGATCTTTGCTCTATCATGGCTGTCCGTAAGGATACGTTTGTTGCTGTTGGTACACATACCGCTGGCGAACGTGCGCTGACTCAGTCCGAAGAACAATCTGTGGCTATTGCTTTGCGTACTCACATGCAGATGTATCCTGAATCTGATTACTTCGGCACTCCTGTGTCTCGTGGTATGATCATGGGTTGTTCTGGTGTTCTGCGTAACAGTCAGTACACCGATCGCTTGCCTATGACTGGTGAGGTGTTGATCAAGTCTGCTAAGTACATGGGCGCTGCCGACGGTCGTTGGAAGAATGGTTTCCATTTTGATGGAGCGCCTGGTTCTGTTATTGATAACTTCACTGATATCAATATCACCTGGGTGCCTGCTTCTGTTCGGAATCGTTTCTGGGATGTGGGTCTGAACTGGGTTCTGACTTATGATCGTAAATCGTACTTCTTCCCTGCGCTGAAGACTGTTTATGACAATGACACTTCTGTGCTGAATAGCTACTTCACGGCTATGGCTTGTGCACAGCTGAACAAAGTTGCCAACAGCGTATGGCGTCAGTTTACTGGCGTGAGTCACTTGACCAACACCCAGCTGGCTTCTCGTGTTAACGACGCTGTGACTGCACGGGTACAGGGTAAATTTGACGGACGGTTTGTGATCCAACCCGATGCGTTGTTCACCGACATGGATGAGGTTCGCGGGTTCTCTTGGACTCTGCCTATCAAGCTGTACGCTCCATCCATGAAGACTGTCATGACTACCTATGTCCAAGCTTATCGCATCAGCGATTTGCCTGCGGCCTGATCCATGACCATGAGGGAGAGCTTAAACACTCTCCCTCTCTGAACAAAAAACAGGAGTTAAAATATGTCTCGTATTACAGAAGCTTTGCTTGATCAAAAAGCCTTCGGTAAGAATGCCAATCAGTACATGCTGGATCCGGTTCACGGTGGTCAGTTTGGCTGGGCGCCTAACTTAACCGAGTGGGTCAGTAACCAAGCTTACGTTCGTCGTAATCTGGTTTGCATTCTATTGGAATCGCCACGGTTCTTCCAACTGATGCCTGAGCCACAGAAATGGGTAGATACCCTGAAGTCTTTGTTTGAACTGCATGCGCGTTCTATTGAAGGTTTCAACGGTGCTCTTACTGTTGAAACGGATCCGCATCCTGTGGGTGGCGCTGGTGAGATGCAAGACGAAGTGACTAACGTTACTCGCGCTCGTACCGAACCTTCATTCACGTTTATGGAAAAAGCTGGTATGCCTATCCAGACTTTCCTGTATAACTGGATCACCTACGGTTTGATGGATCCTGATACCAAGTATGCCATGGTGGGTACTTTGGGTGGTGAACGCCCTACCGACATGCTGCCTGACTGGTATTCTGCAAGCTGCTTGTTCTTTGAACCAGATCCTACGCATCGTCGCGTGGTCAAGTCGTGGGTTACCACGAACATGTTCCCTAAGGAAACTGGTGCTATTGAAGGCAAGCGCGATCTGACTGCTGCAAGTGAAACATTGACTTTGACAATTCCTTTCACTGGTATCTCTCAGTTCAACTTGGGTACCAACAAGTTTGCTCAGTCGATCCTTGATAAGATCAATCTGACTAACGCTAACCCATATCTGCGTCCTTCCTTCATTCAGAAGATGGATTCCAACATCAGTGAAACTTCTGAAGGTTACTTCAAGGGTACTGATGATCTGAGCAAGTCTGCTATCATTTCCTAATCCTCAGCTAGGACCACTCCCCTCTAGACCTTCGGGTCTAGAGGGGAGTGGATTTTTCCTGAAAAAAAATACCAGACCGAAGTCTGGTATCTTGATTACTTACCAAAGGCTTCCTGCGCCAATGAATTCAGCTCCTGACGAGCTTTCTTCAGCTCACCAGAGTTCTTACCACCACGCACCTCGAAGGTGGTTGTAGCAACGCCGAACTTGGTGATCTTGTTTGGTTCGCCTTCTTTTGCCAAAGAGTTAGTGTACTCTTTGGTGCGGTCAAATGCCACTGTCATTTTGTTGACACCCATGTCGAGCTCAACAGAGGTCTTCTCCAGACCCTTGTTCTTCTTCATGGCTTCGACAGAGAGTCTACCGAAGGCGTAGGTACCAGCTGCGACGTAGTCAGCGTCATAACCGTTGACCGTCTTCACGGTCTCCATGGTAATACCTTCGGGCAAGTTGCTGCCATACACGTCACCTTCACTGGTGCCGATGCCAGTCGCTTTATCCAGCTTAATGCTGGCTTCGATTTGTGTCGCCAGAGACAACACGCGTTCTTTGAGTTTGGATTCAGACATTTTAATTCCTTAAATGGTTGGGTTGAAATACAACTTTTGCAAAAGTGACTGATATAGTCAAGTAAAGTTTAAGTAGCTAACTTACTCTACAAAGGCCGTTTAAAACCAGCCATAAAGAATAGGGTTCTGAATAAAAAATAAACCCCAGCCGAAGCCAGGGTTTATTTTACTTGTCAAGTACCGCGTTTCGATACTCGTTATACTTCCATTCTCCGACTGAAGATTTAACCTCTTTATGACGAGCTTCTGCTGAACGCCAGACTGCACCGTCATCAGTATAATCATGATACCAGTCCACCGTTTTCAGCTGTTGCAGCTCTTCAGCTGACAAACCAATCAGAGCGACTTTTTCCTCGAAGCGTTTCTCTGCTTCTTCTTGCTTGATCTTATCGATCAGACTTTTCCGAAGTTCTGGTATAGCATCATACCCTTTGAATGTCCTCAAAGGTTTGAAATCAAACTTGCCGCTGTCAATAGCGGCTATTATCTCAGCAGGATCATCATCGCAAATAAAGTCTGTGATGACAACGAATACGGGCAAGTATTTACTACGCACCAGCTTGTACCGACACAGGCTATTAGACCCCACTATACCTTCAACGCCAGACAGGTTCACGCCATTGGACACAGCCAAAATGCCGTTTAATTTGATCATGAGTATCTCCTTAACTGATAGTGTCGCAGAAAGAACGACTTAAACTACAGCGATAGCTCAAATAGAATATACGTGACTGAAATATTTTACAAGAACTTATAAAAGATCTATTTCTTTATACAGAACTTCATACTCATTTACATAGCTTCTTTTATGAATTTCAGGTATTCTAGCATAGCCATTTCTTCCATATTTTTCCTTGATGTGGGTTATAGCAGTATCTCTTACTTCAGCAGCGCTCATTTCAGGATTATGGGTTTTTGTATACAGTACAGATCTGTTTAGTAACTCAGACGCTGTCTTAGGTATATCTCTATCAGCAGCTGACATTACAATACTTAAATCCCCACTGTAGGAACCAGTCTACGACGCCCTGTGTTCACGACACGCTAAAGCTACTCTTTCTATACTTTCAGAAGTGTCGCAAAGTGACTGCACAATACTACACTTTGTAGTGCGTATAAAAGTCTCCGACAGAAAATGGTGATTTGACCTAGACCAAGTAAACAGATCGTGAAAATAAGCCACTGCCAATATTTCTTCAGGTCGAATGTCGATGTTGAGTCTTTTTGATATGATCAGTCCGTTATTAAAAACCATATCAAAATGAGATTGGCGATGTGCTGGATCTAGCAATTCCCAATGCTGGCTATACTTAGCAGCTATTTCTTTTTTGATTTCGATAAACATTTGTGTCCTTTCTGGGTTCTGAAGTTTGTTCAGTTTAAGTAAATATGCCCAAAAAAAATCTACATACATAAATAGATATTTAAAACAAAAAAAAAGATACCAGGGATTTCCCTGGTATCTTTTTAGCCACGACTGTGCATCCAGATCGTGGCTTTGTCCATGTCCCCGCCGTGGGCGTCAAGCGCCCACAGAAACCAGAACAGTTCGTTCTGGCTGGACGGCCGGGCTTCCTCACCACTCATGGTGAGGACAATGAAGCCCTCTCCATCACACTCTCGTGTGATGGAGCCTACACGGGTCTTCGCACCCGTGTCGTCAACCCACCCAAAGGCGAGTACGGTCTCATCCTCTCGGACGAGACCGAAGACCCACGCCGACAAAGTCGGGTGGATGAGATGTTTCATCACATCCCTCATGATTATCTCCTTAGCTGAGAGTCAGATCAGAACAGATCCATTAAACCACAGCGATAGCTCAAATAAAATATATGTGACTGTATTTATTTATAAGCAGATATATCTATACACCCGGCCTATATGGCTCGGGTGTATAGATAGATGTTTATCACCAACGAGAAAACGTTGGAAGAGTAACTACTTTAAGACCAGAAGGGTTTGTGTTCCTAACAGCCTCATAAGCTTCTTTAGCCAAAGCCAGAGAAGATTCAGTAGCTACTAAAGAACCCATGCTTGTAGCTAATTTCTCAAGCTGACTTACTTTAACTTCCTGTTCAGCCATGCACTCTAATACAGGACTGTATGTTTTCTTAGCTAAGGATAAGCCTGGTTCCACCACGTTATCCCAAGTTACGATTTGTTCAAGTACGCGATGGGTCGTACCTTTAAACATAAAGTCTCTGGTTAAAGCTCTGATAGAGAAGCAAACTTCTTCTTCAGGATTATTTAAAGAAGCTTCCAAAGATGCAGCATGAGGACCAGCTGGCTTCACTCTAGCCATAATAGCTATCAAATCTTTGTTGTTAAACTTAGGATTTCTTCTTCCGAAATCTTCATCTAGCCAAATCTCAGAAAAGTGACAGACCACATTGGTTTCTTCAATAGTCAGTATCCTGTTCAGGTAGTCATCCATAGACATACCAGGTGATCTCTTAGGATGACCTGATTCACCTTTAAGACATCCTGACTTAACTCTACGCATAAAGATGCTACTAGCCTCAAACAACTTCTTAGCACCATCTGCTGTATAGAACTGACCTACGCTATTAAACACGTTAAGACCACCTACAGGCAGTGTATAGTATCCTGCACTGTCAGGTTTCAATAACCCTTTTTTACCAGTGCCCTCAAGCCTGGTAGATGTAAATTTGATTTGTCCCATGCCTGCCTCAATATAAGATAAAAATAACTGCAACCACTGTATTTAATTAAAAACGATAAGAACTATCTGGAGCCTAATGGCTCCAGATAGGCTTAAGCTCGAAGTATGCTTTCAATTTTATCTACTTTAGTAGTAGGAGTAACCAAAGCACTCACAACACCATCAGAGAAATAACTACCAGCTATTTTGTTAACTGTGCTGTTAACAGAGTAGAAAATACTACTTAGAGGTACATAACTAATTTTACTGTCATTAAAATCTTCATCAGTTTTAGCAACAGATCGTATATATTTAGTTCTGTCATCTTTACTTCTTGTAACCATAGAGGCTATTAGTTCAATAACCTCATAGTTAGAAGCAACCGCACTACCAGCATGGCTATCGGCTGTGTCGAATAACTTACCTACATCTTCATAGCCCATATACCAAGGTATCTTACCTTTGAAAATAAACTCGTCAAAGATGTTATACATTAACAGGTCATCTCTAACTACCTCTGTGTTCTTAATAACGACGTCACCTGCTCTGAATGTAAATTCATAGTACTCAACATCATCTATCATTACAACAGCTGTTTTAAATGGATTTAAATCTAAAATAGCAGTTACATTACACAGAGTAAATTCTCCATTCTCAAAGATGATAGGTAAGCACCCATAAGCACGAGTGTTAACACCTACTTCACCAAGACCTCTAACAGAAAAACGAAAAGGTATCTGTATCTTACAATTTTCTTTTGTAATGATCTGTCCTTTTTCGTTTTCTATTAAATTTCTTTTACACGCTGAGCTGCGTATGTATTTCATACTTGTGCTATTGTAGTCTGATCTACTAAGAAATCAGTAATGTAGTTAACAGCGGAGACCAAAGCAGCTTCTCTTGGATCAAGATTCACATTGAGTTTGGTGGCTTGTTCAATACCGGACAAAATCTGATACCCAGCAGTAAAGAAGAACCGACAATTAGCCATCAGGTTGAGTGATAATTCGGATACAAGGTCTAAATCATGCAGCTTGAGTTCTTTGATATAATCATTAGCAAGCTTAACTGCAGTTTCCACGTATTTTGGATTTTTCAGCGAGTATTCTTTTTCAACATCGGACAGATTATTCATAGCCGTGTTAAAAACACTTGTTAAATACGACTTGGTATTTTCAAGTTTAGAATTTTCAGCTGTTACTGACATAAAGGTACAGTAAGAATTCCAGCCTTTAATTAGTACATCTCTATTGTCAAGTATAGAGCCCATAATAGCCAAACCGCTATCCGTCGCACAAATACCTAAAATCATCTCAACAGCACCGCCCTGCTCAATGAAAGATCTATAAACAGACCCTTGAACGTAGACAGTTTTATTCCGACTGTCAGATTTCAATATCAGAGTGTTGCTCTTAAGCATGAAATAGGCACGCTTAATGAGGTTGTTAAGCATGGAGCCTGCAAAGTCTCTTATCTCAAGCATGCAGTTCTGATAAATTTCTAGACTTGTGTCTAGTCCTTCAGGTACGTTATTGTGTAGTTTCTGAGCACTCAGATACAACACAAGTGAAATATACATAGCGTCGTATAAGTTCTGCTGGCCTAAGTTACTATAGCCAACATCATTGGATGTTACGTTGTTCTTAGTTATAAAAGAACTTAAAACACCAGAGATGAAATCAGGCCCCATTTCCTGAGCGATCTCATCTATCATTTTGTCGATACGAGCCGAACCTGTCTTTAAAATAGTTTCAGGATCCAACCTTACATTAGACATATCTACATATGTCTTTGGCATCACAGCCATTTTACCTTCGTAATATTTAAATTGCTCTATAAAAGATTCATCTTCAAATAAAGATGGAAGTTCTTTTTGAACAATATTAAACGATCCGGCTGGATCTATAAGTTTGGTCCTGTTGCAATATTCTGCGTAATCAGACATAAAGTCTAATACATGCGGTTTAACAACGGTTCTTGCAATAGCTATGTGGTTAGTAACAACTTTACTCAGATTGCTGACTATGTCGTCAAGAGCACTGTCGTGTAATGTTGCATTTTCACCATTTCCAGATGTAAAATTAGAAATAATGTCTGCTAAAAAAGAAATCTGCTCTGGTGTATTAGCTTCAGCAGATTGAGGTAGCACACTGTTGTTTACATTAGCAGTTGACAAAGCAGTCAGCTGTCCAAGTAAGCTATTTGAATTTACAACTATAACTTTTTTCTCGCTGGCGAGTCTTTCTGCCAATTCAAACGAAGAAGTCAAAATTACTTTATCTAACATGATCTGTTCCTAAAGAAAGAATGCGGTGTTTAAATACCCAGCTAGTATTACCTAGCTAGGTATCTATTTTTATTTAGTGTTTTTTATTTTGGCTTGGATGCGTTGTTTAACCAAGCTGTGAATTACTTCAACAGTAGCCTTAGAGCCGTTGATAGCGTTAGAAATGTCATTACCAGCAATATTAGTCAAAATGCTATTAACAACTTGACCGATATTAGCTATGACAACTGTATTATGCACAGTTAAGTTAGGAATTGCCATGATTAACCTTTGTAAACTTTGACAGCTTTTTCAGCAACTTTTTTAAGTAAGGTGGTTGTGGTACCTATGATTATAGGTGATGTCACTACACGAGCCATGATTGAGCGAAAACCAAATATGGCATCTACTCTCTCACCGGATTCTGTCTTTACATCATAATCCATTACCTCACCCACCACACTCTTCATTTGATTAGCGAACACAAGTTTATCACCTGTACCGCTGATTGTATCCATGGTTATATAAAGTTTTATCTCAGCTTTGTCTAAACTCAGACGAGAACCAGCTACTCTGTATTCATCGTTAACTTCACCCGTGACTACAGGCGAGTTAGTCGATTTACATATAGTTTCTAATACCTGATCACTTTTATCAGCAAGTGCTCTTAAAGAAGGACTCATATCTTCTTTACTACCGTGATAGTAAACTTCTATTCTATCTAAAACCCCGTCGTATTTAGACTTAATAGACTGTTTAGATAAGTCGGCTAATAGTGAAAGTGATTCTTCATCAAAATGACCTGTGGAAGTAATTTCATCTTCCATTACCATCAAAATATCATTCGGTTTTATTCTTTGTCCAAAAGATGCAACATTGTGCAAGTTTTGTTTAAAGGAAACAGTGACCGATTTCATTTTTGTGGTTTTGGCACTAGACATTAAAGACACTCTATTAGAAATAGAGCAACTATCTTCGTGAGTCTGGTTGGTTTCCATCAGAGCTACTTTGATCGTCATAGAGTTTTTCATAACTACTCTTTTTGGATCAAGTAAATCTTTCTCAAAGAAACCTGTATTATAAGCTATGTTATCACCTTTGATAAACTTATCACCGAGTTTAACACTAGAAACAATGTCATGTGGGTATACACTACCTTCAGCTTTTCCGTAAATACGACCAAGCTGTATGCCTTTTTGCTCGCCGTTTTTATACTTGACGATCAAACCAGTTTTAGCCAATGAGATAACCTCACCGTCGTCTTTGGCATTATAGGCAAATATTTCAGATGTTCTATTAGGTACTACATACTCATAACCTGTTCTTACGATAGGTTGATGATAATCTTTACACGCGATTAAATGAGACATCTGTATTTGGACAAAGTTGACGCGTTTTCCCTTACTGTCCAGTAAAGTCGCTCAGCTTCACAGCTTACCCTCTTTACCCGGTGTGCTCAGACACCCGCCTATATTCTCATACAGGAACAGACTATATCTTCACCCTCTGTATACAGTAGGGTGCTCTCCGCTTCGAATACCGCTAGGTACCCTACAGGTTGATAAAACCTTAGTCGTTGAACTTTACGCATGGTTGATCAGAATCAACTTTAGCGTCTTAGCTGCTGATTGTCTCTACTCACTGATTTTCAAACCTTGGCTTTGGCTTTCGCCTCGCAGTGGTTCAGTGATCTAACAAGAGTTCCCAGCAATTCAAAGAGATTCTTTGAAAAGTTTCTTTTCCAAAGGACTTAACTGACTGTAATACACATACTTTCTACCGTCACGGTGAACCTTTGCTTCTTGGTTTAAACGCCAATGTAAGGTAGTTATTTTAATACCATTATCACTAGCGCAACTTGTGACAGACTTATATATTTTTCTTTCGTCTGTCAAACAGTTCCAAACAGTTATGACTTTACACCCTGTGAAATTTTCATAACTTTCAATGAAATCTGTGTGTGTTACCCAAGGTATCGAATTATCATTAGGTTTAAGCTGAATAAAATTATCTATAACCGGCTGATCTTTGTTGTAAAACAACTGAGAAACATAACCTGCGCTTAAGCCTAATTTTGACGATACTTCATTACAACTACTGTAGATAGTGATTCTTTCAATAGCTGGATATGTTCTCACCGCAACGCTTTTGTTCCTACCGTAAAGTTTTTTCGCTTCTTCTAAATCTTTTATTTCAACCCAAGGTGTTTTATCTTTCTTCAGTTTGAATTGTTGACCAGATGGCGATAATCTCTTACCTAGATATCTTAATCTGTATAAAACAGTATCCTTACTAACACCAAGATGTTTGGAACATTCAATGATGCTAGGGTATTCCGATATCAAACCACTTTTAACATCTCTTACCAAAATAGGTAAACACTTTCTACTTAAGTTGTTAAGACCTGCGTGTTCAACGTTCTGTTTAGGTGTTACGATTTCAAGATTTTCAAGTGCGTTGTTGTGTTTATTACCGTCCTTATGGTTTACATACAACTCACCAAACTTTTCATAATCACTACAAATAAAACAAAACGCTATCAGTCTATGCAATCCCCAAGTTAATGTTACACCATTATCGGATGTTAATCTAATATTGGTGTAACCTGCTGGATTTATAGACCCTTTTAAAAACTTTTCTTTATGAAACGAAAAAACTTTTCCATCTGGCGAGACTCTGTATTTAGAGTAACCTTTTGGAATCTTAAAATTAGGTGTATTACATTCAATCATATACAGTTCCTCACTGTATATATTTAATCATCTTTACTACTACCTGGTGCAAGCATGGTGGCTGTACTTACCATAGACGTAGGAGTTATCTTCTTGTCAGATTTAACTATGCCTCGCATGTCCTTAAAATTAGGGTTAGATGAAAGATAAAAGTTTATACCTACGTCACCACTATCTACAGAGGCTTCAGATACCACACCCACATTAGAAACATGAAAAGCCCTAGTGGCTTTGTTCATAGATTCTTTTCCTCTTCCGCCTTCACCTACGTATGTGACTATCTCAGATTCTTTCATGTTCTGGATAGGGTTAATATCTTCCACTAACTTAATAGCAGGGTCTTTCATTATTGTAGACCATACAGCAAAAGGCGACATCTCTATCTTGGATCTGCCTGAGATATTCTTTGTTCTGTACTGACGTATAGCAGTAGCCAATTGACTGTATACGATACCTGGTATTCTTTCGTAACCTCTGATGCGCATGTGATTCATATCCTGGGTATCAGGGTAACCATATTCACAAAGCATTTCAGTAGACTTTACTAAAAGACCTTCAAAAGTCACAGGCAGACCCATTTGTTCTAAGATAGTCTTAGTTATGCCGTCTATGAACAACTGACGATATATGTCCAACTCTCTTATATACAGAGCAGACATAGATTTACTGTCAAAAAGATTGAAGTAAACATCTTTATCGTTAAATGTTTCTACAGGAAACTGTTTTATTACCTTCTCATACTCAAGGAAACCAGAAACCATGAGACTTACAGCTCTTTGTTTTCTTGTAAAGATATAAGAAGTATCAGAAAATGCTACAACATATTCATCTGCTTGTAAATTCTTAAGAGATCTACCTTCTACAGCTCTGTACTCAGCCTTGATCAATTTTAAAAGTTTGCCAAAACCGATATAATAACCAAGAACCACACCCACAGGAACTGTTTTAGCAAAGACCCTTAGTTCAGTAAAATCTACAGGTGACTTAGTCTTGTCTATGCCTAACATAGTTTCTATGTTACCGAGACTGACATAACCGCCAGCTCTATAGATTAGAAACTCTTCGGTCTCTGACATGACTATAGGTTCTGATGTCTCTGTGAAACCACAAACCACACTACCGTTTTTCTCTATCTTTGAGAAATTTGGGTAGATTATAGATCTTTCCCTTTCATCAAAAACAAAAGTATTACCTTTTATTTTGAAAGTTTTATAGTTTTTAGATAAGAAACTATAAAGATAAGGAGCTTTGAATAAATTGTTGAAAACATCAGCGGGGCCCAAATCAGTAATGACCGGATTATCCAAAATACTTAATTTAGATATGTTTCTTAACAACCAGTCATAAGAACTATTGGCTTTTTTGTCAGACACAGCTACAAAGGTCTTACCGTAATAGCTAGATAAAGCAACTGTTACCGGATCTATCTTACGGACAGGTAGATCTACTATCTGTTTTCTATAGCTATAGAGACTACCACCAACTTTCATAACACCATTTTCATCAGGAACCGGAACTCTAAACCTAAGAGTAGAACCTGCACCATCGACTGGTTTTAACTGAATCTCATGTACTTGATAGGTTCCAGCTATGCTTCTTTCAGTTTCTATTTCATAACTGGCTATTACAACACCAGCTTTCTGAATGCTGGACACCATCATAAGCATGTCTTTTGACAAAACATTTTTAATGTACTTACTGTCAAAAGTTTGTAAAGATGACTCACCCATGGTTTTGTCTATCATCATCTCTGATGTCACAATTTCATTTTCAGAGTCGTTAATGACAATATCGTTAACGGTTACCTTGTTAACTTCTGAAATAACCTTGCCTGTTTTATAGGGATCAGGCATATTTTCAAAGTCACTCACAGCAGTTAGAAATTTTCTATACTCTGCGGCAGACAATCGTCCAGTATCGGCTGCTGCTTCAATAGCTGACAGCAACCCTTCCCGATATGTTTTATCACCAAAAACTTCAGAAGTAATTTGCTCTTCTGTCATTTCCTTAGTGACTTTAGTTTGAACTAGATCACCATCTGAACCTATAGAAATCCCTTTTTTAGAAAGAGTTATTTTCTGCTTCTTCTCTGTGACAGATAAATCTTGTTCAATTTGATTCAGTAAGGCGGCAATAGTTTCGTCTGTAGATATATCTGAGTCTAAATCGTCAGGTATTTCATCCAAGGATGGGATACTTGTATTTATCGAACTGGGTGAAAGGTCTATCACAGGTGTGGTTTTTAATGTTGTGAACTCTGGGCTGATCTCAAAGTTTTCATCAAAGTCATCACCTAGTTCAGAATCAGATCTTGTTTTTAAGGTAAAGTTGTCTTGATCAGTCGGGTGTTCTGTAATCTCTTCAACATCAGAGACAAAATTAATACTTAAAAGAAACTTAAGAAATAATTTTTGAAGGTCGTTGTCTTCTACTTGAACTTTATCGGTTGAATTTGTATTAAGGTCATTGCCTTTGACCCAACCGTGTAAATAACCTAAGTTCAATATAGAAGCTTTGTTTGTTCTGCTGAAGAAAACAAAGTTAATTCTAGAAAGATGTGATTTTTTAAATACAGAGAAAATACTTTCAGAAGCTTTCTCTGTATTTAACCATTTAAACATTTCTAGAATAAGTAACTTTTCCTCATTATTGAAAATTGTAAGCATCCCTGTCGAAGGTTTGCTTGATGAAAATTGAACTATAAAACTTAAAGCAGGTATCTCTCTGGGTGTGTTTACAAAAAAGAAATGTTGTCTGTCGTTTTTATCCATGGCGAGAGCCATGTTAGACAGAATGGTTCTGTAATGATTTAGAAATTTATAGTAGGGGGTGAGAGATGTTTCTATGTATTTATAACTATCATTCAGATAGTTATAATTTTCTACTATTAAAGTACCGGAATCTTTAACTACGGATAAAGCATCAGGTCTGTATTGAAATTGTTTATTAGTATTAAAGAAGTCTCTTATGAGATTCTTTATATTCAGGTTAACTTTTCTGACACCGCCGTCTGTGAAAATAGATTCAGTTATGTAGTCTACGGCTATTTTTGTTTTATAACCTTTGAAATACAATTTAGATACATCTAACTCTCTTCCATCATCTCTGGTGTGATGGTGATATACAGAGTTTCTTGGGAAGCTTATAAAGTCTATTAATTTAGGACTGGCAAGATTCTGTATCCGTCTTGTGCCTACTTCTTTATAGAAAAGATTGAAAAGTTTTTGCATGTTTTTAGCCCGTCATATTAGCTAAGGTAAGGTCAAGAACATCATCAGAACCACTAAAGTTCATTTTATTGTTCACACCCACGTAAAAATCTCTAGAGTTTATCTTATTTCTGATTTCTGCTTTAGCTTCTTCAGACATAACGCAAACTAAGGACATTGTATCACCCTTATTGTCCAGTAAAGTCGCTCGGTTATATAAACCTACACTCTTTACCCGGTGTGCTCAGACACCCGCCTGTACTTTCATACAGGAACAGACCATATCACCATCTTCAGCTTTATCTGATAAGATGCTTCCCACTTCGGATCTGCTAGATCCTACTCCCTTACGGGATGGTCGTTGAACGTTCACCTATACGGTGCTTCGCTGCTGATAACCCAATCCTAATCTTTTCAAACCTTGGCTTTAGCTTTCGCCTCGCAGTGGTGATTAGGCTCTAAGGGAGTTCCAGCAATTCAAGAAGTTTTCATTACAGAATTTCTTCTGTATGCGACAATGTTACTTATCGAACCTATTGTCCAGTTACAGTCGTTCGGTTTCAAACCTATCATAAAGTAACCCGGTGTGTTAAGACACCCGCCTTTGGCTTTCCCAAAGGAGCAGACTATATCTTCACCCTCTGTATAAACAGTAGGGCGTTTCCCACTTCGGAGATACTATCTCCTACACCTTGCTTAAGGGTTAGTCGTTGAACTTTACGCATGGTTGACTATAGAGTCAACTTTAGCGTCTTAGCTGCTGATTACCCATTGTTTCATTTAATCCGTTTTCAAACCTTGGCTTTGATTTTCATCTAGCGGTGGTGGATTAACTTTAGGATGTTCCAGCAATTCAAGAAAAATCTCTTTAAATATTACTATTTAAGAGGACAATTGGATAACAAAATGAGAATACGTTTAACTCATTTTTTATCCTTTTTATCAGCACCAAGTCTTGATAAATTTTTAGAGGCTACTGAAAAGGAATTATAAAACCCATTTCCGTATATTGGAAACTCAGCACAAGCAAATTCGGTAGGTTCCCATTTGTCATCTAGCAGGGTTCTTGTGTCAGATTCTACTGTGGTTTTAAGATATACATAACTGGGATATATGCTACCATATCCTGTAATAGGATATCTTGTTGTGAAACAAGGTGTTTCAGATGAATCTCCATAGACACTCAACATAATGAGTTCTGTTATAGTCAGAGGTGTCACATCTTCTCTACTGTAACGTTCGGGTAACTCATCTATGTCCTGGAAGATTTTATAAGTCCCGTCCTTACCTTTAAAAATTAAACCTGCGTAGTGATCAGATATCTCCACATAACTGTGTCTGAGGTTCTCTTGTCCATAGGTAGCAAAGACTTTCTCCAAGCCTTCATTAGTCATCCATTTGTCATATTCCTTAGGATTGATAGGAACTACTACTTTTTTCAGCGTCTTTTTATTCACCAGTATCATAGGTGAGTTCGGCCCTGTAAAGACACTTCCTATAAAACCGTCCCTCACATTCTTTATGGATAAAGGCAGAGTAGCTCTTAAATACTGGTACAGGCCTACTACAGTTTGCGTGGATGATACATGTCTAGGACCAAATAGCTGTGTATTCTTGCTGATATAGGACGTAATAACATTTCTGGTGGAGTGAAAGGTTTTTCTACCTGCCCATTTACCAAGTATGAGTTTGCTTTTACCCTCAAGAAGATTTTTTATGTATTCAAAAATCTCATTACAGGCAAGCTGTAGCTGAAACCGCATGTTGTTGAAGTATTCAGCATTTAGCTGTGAGTTTACGGTACCTATAATACTAGATAAAGATAATACTCTTCTGTAAAGTGTATTTATTTCATCCTCACTAGGTTGATTATTCTCGTCTAAAACGTAATCTCTTAAACCAGCAGGCATTACGACAAACTTATCTATAAGAGCTTTTTGTCTGTACTTATCCACTAGCTTGATATTAAACTGTCTTCTTACAGAACTGTTTTGTTCAAATTTAAGCTCTGGTAGATGTTTGATGAAGAAATCGAAACCAGTTTGACCATCTATCTGATCAGATTTTACAAAATCTTTCAACTCTGGGTCAAATATAGCGTATGCTTTAGACGACATGATATCTCCATAAAGAGACTTTAGATCGTATAAAGATTTAAAGATGATAGGGTGTAGCACTTTTATATTCAGATTAATATAAGAGAACATCCTATTTCGTTTTTCTTCACCCACCATACCAAAGGTTTGGGTGCTGAATAAACCATCCGGATGAAAGTTCTTGGTCAGCCCATCGGTTATGTCTAGAACCTTAACAGGTCTGATGGTTCTGATGTCTATGTCAGAAAGGTTTAACAGGTCTATGTTAAATGGCAGCATAGCAGTTTGCATGTTTTTCCTCTTTAAAAGCTCCATTTTATCAAATCTAAAATGAATCTTATGAAAACTTTTGTATCAGCCTAAAAAGGATTACCCAAAATGGCTAAGGATGTTAAGAAAAAATTAAAAAGAGATGAGTTCGATCTTGATGACGAACTTGATTTTGGTGACTTTGATTTCCCTGACGATTTAGAAGCTACTAACCCTAAAGAAAGAAAGCCCGTATCTGAGGTTTTCAAAGGTGTCATCTCTCAGGCAAGTGATACTCTTCAGGATGTGAATTTTATAAAAGACATAGCTGAGAGAACACTACCTAAGGAATATACCACGATCTTTAACGCCGGTGAAAAAATTACTACTGGTATATCTAAGCTATATGATCAATCTATCCAGGAAATAAAACCTCAGGCAAACGGTCTAGCTAGAAAGATAGATAAGCTTGTACCTAAAGAAGAAGGCTTCTTAAGAAAAATAGTCGATAAGTTACTAGACGCTACAGGTGGTGAAGAATATGTAACTAGCGGTTACAACCCTGAAGCTGCTCTTGAAAGCTCTATTCAAAGTACAATAGCTGATACTTTTAAAGTTAATCAAGAGCTTGATCTAAAGTTAAGAGCAAGAGACAACGCCGAAGATCTTGTTAAAGAAAATTTAACTAAGAAAAGATTTGAATCAGAGTTTGGCGTATTGTCGTCAATGAGTGACAATATAGCTAGATTAACAAGTTATAATGACACTATAACTCAAGCCTATCAAAAGAAAAGTCTTGAGTTACAATTAAGATCCTTTTTTGTTCAAAAAGAATTACTTTTTACGACAAAGAGATATCAAGAAACATCATCTGAGCAATTTAAAGGCATCATTATAAATACAGCTCTTCCAGAATTCACTAAAATTCAAAAAAGTGAAATAATGAAAGAAGAGATGCAAAGAAGATTAGCCAATAGAATCAATACACGACTCTTTGGTGATAATGATTGGCTAGATGAAACGCTTGAAAAGATATCTTCTTATACTAAAGAGAAAATAGATGAATTCAAAGAAGGTGTTGAGCAAGCTTCCTTTATGACGGAAGAAGTCTACAATGCTAAAGAAACTATGGCTGGACAATCATCGCCATTTAAGTTAGCAGGTGGTGCTGTCACCAGTATGATGATGGACTACGGTAAGGAAAAACTTCCATATGGTAAGATGAGTACTTATCTTAATAAGAAGTTCCCTAAGCTAGACGAAACTGGTAAAAAATTAGCCGGTGTCATAGCTAATCCTTTCGAGTATGTCGGCAAAATAAGAAATTCAGAGGCCATGGAAGATGGCTTATATAGCGACAATTTAGTTAAAGGGATGGCTTACTCAGTGGCTGATGATGTTTTAGGATTACTATCACCTTCAGATGCACAGAGTAAAATAAATGTTAAAAAAGCTTATGCTGGTGATATAGCCACTATAGACAAGCAAACAGATAATAATCTAAATATCAGCGTAACTGAAATAATACCTGGATATTTAGCTAGGATCTATAGAGAATTGCAAACTACCAGACTCGGTGATAAAACCTCTTTAACAGTTTTCGATAAACTAACTGGGGAATTTAAAACTGAGACCGCTTTGTCTAAAGACATTCTAGCTAGTTTAAAGAAAAAAATAAAAGATACTAGTTACGGCAATCAGAAAACAGCTAAAGACTTCACAGAGAAGTTATTTGAAGGTCAGCTGACTGGTGAGGATGAAAAGTCCTTTAAAAAGTTACTTAGCTCTTTCTCTAAAGAACATAGAGGTGACAGCAGTCCTGATGCTTTGCTGAGATCCGAAAGTTTTAAGGAACTTAGTCCAGAGCAGCAAACCAGGTTCAAAGATAAATTCTCACAAAAATATAATCCTGATATAGATAGAGACGCAATCGGTAATAAAAATGAGTTCATGGAAACTATAGCTACCATGAGAAAGTATTCACCGAACGTCCAAACAGATATAAACAAGCTATTATCAGCTGGGCAAGACAAGGAACTGATTAAACAAGGATTGGTGACTCTTGAATCAGATGGTAAATATAAACTTAATGTTAAAAACTATAAAAAGTTCCTAACTAAGATGGAATTTGAAAGTGATGAGGCTGTCTCTGATGTTAATGTCAAGACAGACAGAAAACCTTTTGATTCGTCTAAAGCTCTAACTGCTATTAAGAATATCCCAGACTTTTCTTGGAAATATAAAACAACATCAGGTTTAAAAGACACAGATTATAAAATCGGTCCTATGGCTCAAGATGTGAAACGTAACCTTGGCGACTCTGTAGCGCCTGGTGGTAAAAAGATCGATTTGGTTTCTTTAAACGGCATAACTATGTCGGCTATTAAGCAGCTAGACGATAAAATCACAAATGTTTCTAAAGTTAAAGCTGGTGCGGATTCTGCTCAGTTATCGAAAAATAAAATAAATCCAGAAGTACAAACCGCTCTGGATATAAAAAACACACTTTCTTTGACAGAGGCGATGTCTGGTAAAATAGACGATATGGCTAAGCTATCCTTAGTACAGTCTGAGGAAATAAAACCAACTAAACCTTTCGTTAAAGAATTATCCAAATCAACACTCACCATTAAAGATATATTGAAAAGTATGTCTGTTGGTTCTGGCAGAGTAGGTAGAAAGCTCACAGAAGCTTTTGTTAAGAAAGCGCCTGTTACTTCTCAGAAGGTAACTAAATATATAACCGATAATAAAGACAACATAAACTCAAGTATGCAAAACTTAGGGTTACTAGCAGGCGGCGCTGCTAAAGTAACCAGTTATGTTGGTAAAGCAGCTTTTGACATAACTAAGAAATTAGCAGTTGCTTATGTTAAAGGTATATATAGAGAAACTAAAAATACAGTAATAGGTACTGATTTGTATATAAAGGGTGAATTTTTACCTAGAATGACAAAACATAAAACCGACGCTGGTTATTATTTTGACAAAGCCTCTGGTAAACCTATATCTAAATATGAAGATATAAAAGGCGACGTAATAGACAAGAGAGGTAATATTGTCCTACAGAGCAGTGATATCGCTAAAGGTCTTGTCGATCCAAGAGGCACTTTGATAAAAGCCATAGGAAGAAATGGTTTAGCTGCTATAGTAAAGTTAACCGGATTAGATAATAAATTTAAAACTCTTATGGATAAGTCTGGTGCTTCAGCAGACTTGAAAGTTTATAAAGATAAAATCTCAGGTAGTATCTCAAGTATGGTATCTGATAATTCAGAACCTGCTTCTGTCAAAGAAAAAGAAAAGATGCCTACCAAGGCAGAAAAGGGTACTAGAGAAGAGCGTCTTAAACGAATAGAGACTAGAAGAGAACAAAGCAATAAAAATGAAAAACCTTCTTTATTGAAAGGTATTTTTAAAAGTGTTGCTGGTAAATTACCTTCATCTAGTATAAAATCACAAACGGTAGCAACAAAACGTGAGAAAATACCTGTTAAGGCAGAAAAAGGAACACGCGAAGAGCGCCTTAAGCGAATAGAGGACAGGCAGCAGACAAAGCTATTCAATGATAAGGATGGAAGCGGTAGACGCGACGGATCCTGGATAGATAGATTAAATAAACTTAAATCTAATAAAGATCCCAGCCAGAATAAGGAACCAAATCAGGAACATAAACCTGATATGACTGTTAAATATAGAGAAGGCGGTCTTTTAAATGATCTGCTTGGAAAATTATCAGGACTGATAACCGGTATCGGCGGTTTAATAAGTGGTGTGGGTACCGTATTTAGAGGACTTGCTTCTGTAAGTAAATTTGTCGGTAATGGTATATTTGGCGTCGGTAAAGCCGTTGTCAGTAACTTACCTACTATAGCAAGAGCTTTACCAGCTGCTTTGACAGCCTTGACAGCCGGTACCCTAGGTGGTGCTGTGGGAGCTGTTGCTGCTGTAGGTACTGCTGCATTAGGTGCGTTATTATCACCGCCTGGTATAGCCGCTATGGTCATAGCTGGTGCTGGATACGGCCTTTACAAAGGCTATAAAAGCCTTACCAAAAACAATCTTAATAAATACGAGCTTTATAGAGCTTATCAATACGGCTTTAGTAATCGTCCCGAACATTCCCAGCATCATCATAAACTAATGGAGCTTGAAGCTCTGATGTTAGATGATAATGTGTCTTTATCTGGCGACGAGCCTAAAATATCAAACAATCTTAAATGGGTAGATATAGCCGGTATCTTTGGTGTTAATGAAGAAGATAAAGAACAGACCCAAAAGTTAAAAGCTTGGTTTAGTGATAGATTCAAATTCTTTTTTATAAACCATTTAAGAGTTTTATCTAAAATCAATCCTAAGATATCTTTATCTAAGGTAGACACACTTAAGCCAACTGAGTTAAAAAGATATCTTGAATTGACATCTTTCGACGACGGACCTCATGATTTAAAAGTGAGTCCTGTTAAAGATGTTGCAGAACTTTCAGATAATCGAGAACTTATTAAAATAGAGATTAGAAACCTATTGGCTAAGGTTTCTAATTTAGTTAAAACAGAACCTGTTAAAACTGAAAACGAAGTACAGGCTGAAAAGAAGAAAACCCCAGTGCTTATAACTAAGCCTGAGGAAGATCTTATAAAACCATCTAAAATCAATAAGAAAACTGCTTCTGTGAGCACCGACAGTGAAGATGGTAAAATATCGGATAAAACCAACACAGGTAAAACCGACACTCCATTATCTGGTTTTAAAACACCAGGCTTAGCTAATGGACCCATGCGTGATGGTAGTACCGGAATGCAATTCATCAGTTTAAAAGATGAGGTGGATATAGAAAACCTACACCCTGACGTTAAAAAGAATTTATTAGCTATGGCTCAGGAATATGGTGAGCTAACTGGTAAGAAAGTTTCTCTAAATGATGCATTTAGATCTTATCAGAAACAAGCTGAGATACACAGAAGATCTCCTGGCACGTCAGCACCACCAGGAAAATCATTACATGAATTCGGTCTAGCACTTGATGCTGATAGAACTATACTTAACGAACTTGATAAAATGGGTCTGATGAAAAAATACGGGTTCACAAGACCTGTTGGTTCAGAACCATGGCATTTTGAACCAGCTGGTATTCAATTATCATTAAAAGATTCTAAAGCAGATCCTGGTAAAGCATCTGAACTTATAAATTATGGCATAGGTCGCGGTGGTGGTGGATATGGCACTATTATGCAGGGTGGTCTATCTGGTAGGAACTATGATATGGCTAAAGCTTTGCTAGAATCTACAGCTAATGGGACCATCAATAATCAATTAAAAGAAGATGATGTCAATATAGCCGGTAAAGCTATGACACCTAAACCTAAAGAAGAAAAACCTCAGGAAAATTATTTTAATAATTCTGAGTCTTACGACGCTTTAGGTAATTTTACAGGTGTGGCTAACGAATCTTCTATTAAAGCAGCTAAGGCTCCGCCAGCTACTGTTCTCAAACAAACACCCGCAGCTTCTTATGACGCTATGGGTAATGTAACTGGTAGTGAGGATGGCTCTAATAAACCTTCTACTGGTAATAGCACAGATAATAAAAACTCTGATGTTCAAACAGCTATACAAAAGGCTGCTTCTTCAACAGGTGTTGATGCTAATTTACTTAAGACTTTTGCTGTTCTGGAATCTAACATGAATCCAAACGCAAAGAATCCTAACTCTTCTGCTTTAGGTTTATTCCAATTCACCAAAGCTACGTGGTTGGAACAATTAAGAAAATATGGCAGAAAACATAACGTATCCACGGATGCAAGTCCTACAGATCCCATACCAGCCAGTTTAATGGCAGGTGAGTATGTTAAAAGTAATATAGAAACACTATCTAAAGTTAAACCTAATCCCGATGATTTAGATTTATATCTGGCTCATTTCTTAGGACCAGCTGGTGCTAGTAAATTTCTATCATCACATCCTAACGTACCTGGATCTCAGTTATTTCCAGCGGCTGCTGGTTCTAATAAAGAAATCTTCTATGACGGAAGACGTCCGAGGACTCTGGCGGAAATCTACGAGCTATTTAAAAAGAAAGTAAATAAAGCCGGTGGTAAAGCACTTGGTCAGTTGAAATCTAAAACAGATGATAGTCCGACATCTACAAATACAGCAGTGTCGACTACAGCTACTATAAACCCAACTGAGAATAATAAACCTAAAGAAGGTATTCAGAATACATCTTATCAAGATGTGCCTCAGAAGAAATCTTTTAGTTCTTATCAACAGGCCCCAGATCTACAAGGTGTTGTCAAAACAGCTCCTGATAGTGTTAAAAATAATAACACGGATCTTAATACTGTGAATACTAATCTTGGGGATTCTTTGAATGTCCAAAAACAAATGCTGGATGTCTTGAGTAAAATACATAGCCTTATAGCTGGTAAATCTCAAGCAAGTGAGAAACCTACTTCTGAGCAAACAGCACCTTCTCCTAAGATGCCAGATGCTCAAAAGAAAGATACTTTACCAAATCCGGCATTGGACCTGAGAAGAAGAACCGTTTAAAATAAAAAAGTAGACAGGCTTTAAACGCCTGTCTACTTTTCCGAAAAGGTGAAACATGGCAAACAACATCACTATAGATACAGGTATAGTAGAAACACCAGATGGTGGTTCTATATTTCCTATTAAGAAGGTAGTAAGTGATTCTTCAGGATTGCAAAGAGATGCAGCTTGGGTCAAACAGGCATTTTTAGTTTCAGATTCTGAAATAGATGATGCGGCTGATATCTATAACAGATACTTCACCTCAGCGTCTTTAAAATTCACAAGCACTAAGCTTGGAAACAACATAGGGATGAATGCAAGACCTGGTTTTACACCATATGCTGATATAAGACAAGGAAAAAATAAAAGTGTATTTACTGAACCCACAGTGGGGTCAGTAAGAAATAGTGGTATGGGTAGATACTATTCAGAAGCTATTGATGACCCTAGTCAAACTATCTTTTTAAGATTTGGTGTTCCGCAGTTTAATGGGCTCTTAAACTTTTTAACAAGAGCCTATGATAGCAATATGGCTACTTTAGCTAAAACAGGCAGAGGTATTAGCTTTTTTTATAAACTAGGTGAGGCTGCCGGTACCTTTATTGGTGCCAGAGCATTTCCGTTAATAGCTTTAGGTGTGTTCTTAGGTAATGTGACCACTGCCATATTTGGCAGACCTACAACAAAGTTCTATTCATTGAAACCAACTATGAATATGTACTGGTCAGCTGTTAATGTGCTTGTCAATACTTTAGCTATTAACAGAGGATTGATGCCTAAAGTTCTTAGAGATGAAACTGCACAAAAAGCTGGTGGTCAGCCTTTTGAATTAGATAAAGAATATCTTAAAGAAATCAGAGGTCTGATGCCTGATCTATTTACTGGTGTTTCTGAAGATGACGCTAACTACATAGACGTTTTCGCTATAGCTTCAAAAGCCCAAAGAACAGCTAATAGAGTATTTATGGCTGAATACGAAGCCAATAAACAAGACACTCTTACAGCTTATAAAGGCTTTTTGAAAAAAAGAAGTGATGTTCTTTTGACTGATATTAACCCAGGAGAGAATGATATATTCAGTAATCTTGGGAATTGGCTTAACAGTAAGTTCATGCTTGGTTCCGATTACTATAAAACCAAAAGTGAAACACCGGATGGTAAGGCTAGTCAAACTGAATTAGACCCTAGAATAGATTCATCATCCAAAGAAAATAGTCAAGTTAAAGAACCACCAGCTGGTTTTGCTGAATATTTTAATGCTGAGTTTAGACAAGGTAGCCAATTTGCTATCTTTAAAGTAGATAATACTGGGAGTGTCACAGAATCTTTTTCTAACGTTAGTGTGGAATCTCAAATATCCTCTACGCTAAACGGCACAGCATCTAGTATAAGGGACATACGTTTTTCGTTGGCAGATGGTAATCTGTTAAGCTCTACTATAACTGATATGGCTAAGAGTGTAACAGGAGCCATAGGCGATATGGTATCTGGCGGACTCAGCAGCGTGACTTTCGGTGTTTCTAATTTCTTAATGGGTCTGGCTAGTGCTGGTTATATAGACATACCCAAACACTGGCAAAATTCAAATGCTCGTTTACCATCAGGAAGTTATAAAATAAAACTCATAAGTCCTTATGGAAACGTGATGTCTCAAATGCAGAACATATACATACCTTTGTGTATGCTATTAGCTGGTACATTACCTATGTCAGTAGGCAGGGCAGCTTATGGTAGCCCTATGATCTGTCAGCTGTACGACAGGGGTAGATGTCAAATTAAACTAGGTATGATAGAATCCCTCACTATAACAAGAGGCACGTCTAATCTACCTTTCAATACAAAAGGTACTGCACTGGCCCTTGATGTAAGCTTTACAGTTGTTGATCTGTCTTCTATTATGCATATGCCTTTAACCGCATCAGGTATTTTTGGAAGTACAGTTGAGATGACTTTAGATGAAGATAATATCCTGCATGACTATTTAGCAGTTCTCGCTGGTCAAGATCTTTACAGCCAGTTCTTTTCCTTCCCTAAGGCTAAATTAAGAATGGCTAAAGAAATGCTCAGACTTAATAGATTAACTTCTTCAGCAGAATGGGCTTCTATAATACATGACACAACCACATCTGGTTCACTGTCATGGACATTAGTCGGTAATATATTAGAAGGTATAGTTGGTAACTCATCTATTTTAAGCGGAGCCACAGACGCAACACGCGTTTAAAGCAAAAAAAAAGACACCCCTAAAAAGGGTGTCTTTTTTGACCGCAGCAACTTAGGTTGCAGCAGCTGCGGCGGCTGCCGCTGCTGTTTCGCCAGCAGTGGTTGCTGTTTCGCCAGCTTCTTTTGCAGCTGCTTTGTTTGTGGCTTCTGCAGCTTTTTTGTTTTTGCGCGCGCGGTAGATTGCGCGACAGGCAGCATCGACAACAGTGATTGCTGCGGCGCCCACTGCAAAAGCAATGATGTTTTCTTTGTTGAATTGAATCATGAGTATCTCCTTGACCAATAGTGTTACAGATGTGTAACTTAAACATTGGTAATAGCTCAAATAGAATATATATGACTAAAAAAGTTTACACAGGGGAAATCCCCTGTGTAAACTTTTATTCAGCCTTCACCAAAGATCCTCACTCACCAATCCAGCCGCATCACTATAGAAGTCATCTGTTCCAGCAGCTTCATAAGCAGAACTTAAAAAGACTTGATCTGAATCAGGTATAAAATCCAAACTGTCTTCATCGATAGCTATAGCTGTTCTTCTGGCAGTCATGACATCTGAAAGATCTTCGTTGTATTCTCCAAACTCAGAGATTGATAACATATCTTCACTTCTGTCAAACTCACCATCTAGCAACTCAGCTCCACCCATCATGCGATCGGACATCTCAGCCATATCAAACTCCTTCATACCAGATGGCATTTTGAAAGAGGATAGAGTCATGGATAAAGCACCAGGTAATTCTCTTAAAGGAGATAAGCCTGTAGAGCTCGCTATCACGTCTAGGGCACCTAGGCTATTGCTAGACTTGCTAAGCATGCCTAGAAGGCCAGCAGAGGCTCTGGAGAGCATAGGCTTGTTGGTCATGTCTTTGGTAACAGCATTGAACACACCACACATGTTCATTTTGTAACCGAAGGAAGCCAAAGCCATGGCTTTCTTCAACATGGCGTTCAAATCTTCATAAGAAGAATTATAAGCACCACCTGTTAGCTTGTTAAGTATATCTCCATACTTACCTGCATTACAGCTGTTATTCTTAGTATTGGTTTTTCTACCGTTGCAAGAAACACTAGGGTCATAAGGTTTACCCAACCCTTGCATGCTAAGAGGCTCTCTCTTACATTTGTCAGACATCTGTGTGAACACAGACCTGGCTACAGGGTTATCTGGAAACAGATCCTGTACTCTCTTATCCATCTCTTTGACATCTAAGAGATTCACATCTTTCATATCAGCTATCAGATCTTTAGTAGCTCTGGTGGCTTCATCGATAGCATCTTCATAGTCAAAAGGTACTTCGTCCATCATATCCTGGACAAACTCTTCTAACTCATCACTTATTTCACTGTAATCAGCATCAGGGTCGTTACGTATAAACGTATCTTCTAGACCGTTTATATCTGTAATGCTTAAATTAGTCTCTTCTCCTATAATGGAAAAACGTTTTGAAGCTATTGCCATTTCTCAATCCTTTGTTTAACAACTATAAGATTGCGAACAGAAAAAAAAAACAGGACCCTAGGGTCCTGTCGTTCTTACCTGATTTAAGACTTAGTTGTGAACAACAACAGGCGTTGCCTGGTTATTATCCAAAGCTACTTCGGGAATTGAATCAGGAATTACTTCAATTGCGTCTGAGTAACTTTGTGGGACTTCAGTCTTTTCATACAAATTGCTATGTTCATCCTTCAGTAGATTTTCACTCACCGTGTTTTTACGGTTTTCACCACTGCTGTTATTAGGATGTTGAAGATGTCTTACAGCAAAATCATAAATATCAGAATCTTTACGATCCATGATTTCGTTGAAGTTTGGTTCGCGGTCTTCTTTAACGGCTCGTCGAATCTCTTCAAAAGACCAAACCAACCAACCGAAGAATGCAGGTCTTGTTCTAAAACCAGTTTCTGGGTTGACCATATATGCGTCAAATGGCAACGTCGATTTCTTAAGCAGATTCATCAATATTGGTTTAGATTTAATCCGCTGCCAATTAGAATCAGCTATGATAGCTTTGAAATTCAGAACCTTTTGAAACGTTAGTTTTTTACTGAACTTAAAAGCAGCCTGTGGTGTCATTCTGCGGATTCTGTCATCACGCTCCACACTCTGTAGGTAAAACCAAAAGCTGGTCATGTTGTCAAAGAAACCAAAGACGTGATGATTAAGCGGCAAAGGACCTGCGTGATCCAAGACCATGCCCAAATCTGTTTCAGCGCCTGTCCAGACATTGATGTGATCCACACCATCACCGAGCAAAGACATAACATCTTTGAAAGGTTTCATGTATTCTGGTTCATTATTAAAGCGACGATTGTCTCTAAAACCAGACCTTGATTGTTTGTTGTTGTCGTATTCGGAGTTCTTCAGCCGAGCTTTTTTAATACGAACAAGTTCGTCATAGAGAGATTTTTGTGCCATGATTATTTTCTATCCTTGATGTAGATTTCGTTAAATGTCTGAAGTTCATTTACATGTTGAGATAACACATAGAACATCACAATAATGGGATTGGCGTAAAGAAACGCTTGCAGCTTTACAGAAGAGGATGTGCTGCTGCCTGTGATGTCTCGATATCTACTGGCGATATCCACGGTCGAAAGAAAAGCTTCTGGTGAAAGATGATTGTTGTGATCTCTTGCCACTGAAGGTATGGATGCTATTATTTTAACAAGCTCTGCGTACTCATCAACACCTTCAGATGTTTTTAAACATCTCAGTTTGAAGACCATACTTTCAGCTGTGTTGTAAACAAAATCACGCAATGCAGAGTCAGAATGAATCCTGTCTACGAAATGAGCTAGTCGCGTGGGCATGAAAGCATAAAAAGGTTGGAATCCCAAAGCCATTTCAAAGAATTCATTTAACACATTCCCAGCATCTTTATCAGTTTTTGACAGAATGAGTTGCTTGACACAACTGCTGTCAACAGCGTTGAGTACCGATACTATGTTTGATTTGTACATATATTTTCATCAGTAGTCATTTTCAATATCAGCGGCAGTCATTGATACAGGGAAACCTACTCGGAACACCCTTTTATCAAACCTGATCACTTCTAAAGCAATGACGTAATGTTCTATCCCCAAGAAACAAAGTCCTTTGATAAAGACTCTCCAAGTCATATTACCACGAGAAATTTCTTTCTTGATGCTGCCTTTTATAGCCGACAGGTCACGTTCGTCTTTATTAAGCATAGTTTTCTTAGCATAATTGACGACCATAGACTGTTCGGTCACACCTGAATTAACAAAGTCCTGATGGATTTTTTGATAAAGGCTATGTAGAACGTTTGTTTCTCCAACATCGTCTTTTTCTTTATCAGTACCGCCAAACAACTTCATGTTAATGGTTTTGTAATCAAAAGTATGTTGCTGTTCGATATTTTTAATTACATCATTTATGTCCTTATAAGTAACAGACAGATTAAACTGTTTGACACCCAGAAAAACCATAGATTTCAAAAACACTTTCCAAGACATAGATGACTTGGCAAGTTCTTTTTTGATATTACCACGAACAGAACTGAGTTCCTTCATGTTTTTGGGAAGACCTGCATTCGTTATATACTGGTCTATTCTGTTCTCGTACATGATACTGTCAACACCCATGTTTTTCAACATCTCGATAAAGAGACGTGTCAGCATATTGTTAACACTACCTGTTTTAATTTGTCTATTGAGATCCAGACTGAAGGGATTGATTCCAGACATTTTCAATATCTTTCATAAATAGTAGAAGATCACCGCAGATATTACCCACGATTTTCAGATTATGATCTTGATTATAGGTACGAGCATGATTATTATCAAGCTTGTTATAAATATCCATGAACGATTCTATTTCCTCTAAGAATAAAACCATTTGTTCATTTGGGTTAATAAAACCACCTTTTACAATAAACCAATCTGGTAATTGTATCTGATATCGAATACTCGAAATAGAATTTGGATAGATTTCATCATTACCTGAAAGCATCCTGTTGATCTTTCTGAGATAACTGATATAGTCAGAAATATTTTTCTTGACTAGATTAAGTCTAACCAAAGCTAAATCTGATGAATAAACAAATCCGTAATCCAAGTTTTTTAGTTTACGAATAAGTTTAGTTGTTTTTTCTTGTTGTGTCGGTTCTCTTGGTTTTTGAAACCATGATTTGATTTTTTGAAACATTGAATCCTCAGAATGGTTAGTGTGGGTCGACTCAACTAAAATATATGTTACTTTACTAATTAAAGAAAGGGGCCATACATGGCATCTGAAGATGTATTAGATCCTGATGATAAGCGTAGGTTAGAATTAGGTCTTTCTCTAAGAGAAGACATGATCAGAGAACTTACTAAGAAAGGAGCCATGCCTGAAAATCCTAAAGACAGGTATTTTCTTTTAAAGATCATGGAAACCATGGATGCTACTATCTTAGGTAAAGCTAAGATCAAAACAGATGACAATGGTCAAAAGACTCAAGAGGCTGTTGCTAAAAGTCTTTCAGAAATTCTCATCAGAACCACAGCTAGACTACCAGATAGTCAAAGAGAGGCGCCCGTCATTGATCAGAAACATCAGGTTACTGATAAAGTATTGGGTGAAACCGATCAGGATTCTAGTAACTTAGATTACGAAACTTTCACAAAGCCAAATTAAAATCAACTCCATACTGCTCTTTGAAGAGCAGTATGGGATTGTTTATTTAAACGGATTCAGTAAAAGAGAGAAAGACTCAACAGGTAAAAACTTTAACCCTATTATAGGTGCTGTTATAGTTTCCATGATCTCAAAAGGATTTTTATCCATTTTAGGATCCGGTCCTGTGCCTATAGCCGGTACAATCAAACCTACTTCTGGACAGGCTTTTTTATTAAATCTGCCAGCATCGGCCTGCGTGTCCAACCAATTAACACCATCATACATGACCATAAGAGACACATTGTTTCTCACGTATGCAGGCGTTAGCTCATCATAATCCATAAACACTAACTGTACATCAGCATGTTCTTTTGTCTTATTTACGATGATTCTTATAACTAAATTAGATTCTTCATCGTTTAAAACATAAGGATATGTATTTATGATGACTGTTGGTTTAAAAACATGTGGTGAATTTAAATTATTTTGTAAGGTTGAGGCTACGAATTCCATTATGAGAGTTATGATAGGTGTCAGTGAAGAGTTACTAAGTACGGACTTATCTCTTGCCTTGTATCTATCGCCATAACCTTCTATTTGAAACTTATCGCTCAACCTGTCAAAATAGCTAGGTGTTATATTTGTTTCTAGACTATCTTTACCAAATGTAGATATACAACCAGCTCTGGTATCTAGTAAACTATCTAAATCAGTAAAGATTGTTTGTCTTGCTATTTTTTCAGTCACAACGTACTCTTTAGCATCATGGATGTTAAGAAAGTTTTTAAGGTCTTTGTAGACTCTACGCCTGAGGAATACGGCTCAACGCTTTTTAAATTAACACGACCGTATTTACTCAGCATAGCGTTAAAGGCCACTAGACCTTTATTATCACCACCTCTATACTTCATCAACTCCACCATTGAGTTATCTAACCCCATAGCAGCGCATATCTGTAATTCAGGATAAGATAACTTAGCACCTTTAGACTCACCAGTTGGTTGTCCTGTAATGGCGTCTACGACTTTACTATCATCAGGAACAGATATCTTTTTAATAAGGAGTTGAGATGCTCTTCTCACAGGCAGGTCTAATATCAAAGATTCTATTGGTGACATGTGATCTGGTGTGTCTTTCTTTCCGAGTATCCAGACTCTTTGAAAGAAATTATGTTCCAGTTCGTCAGCTATTTCTAAGTTATTCTCTATAGTAACTCCGGTTTCACGAAAGTTAGGCAATTGAATGACTAAGAAATTTTTACCAGATTCTAGATCTTTGATAAATTTATCAAAGTCCACATCTGTCATAGCTGCAAATATATTTTTATAGATTTGGCTATTACCTGAACCAGGAGCTATTTTTTCCATGTAGGTTATAATAACCGATTCTGCTTCTTTTCTATTAGCCATTTCTATGCCTTATACAGATCTTGGAAGGTTATGTTGTATCAGAAACGGCAATATCTTAGCTTTAAATAAAGACAGCCAATCTGATACATCTCCGTTAGGAATAAGACAGAATCTTTCTTCAGTGGAATCAGCTGTTGCCATAATCAACTGCATGCTGAAATAACGATTTAACTGAAAGCGCTGAACAGATGAGCATTTGTCTGCAGCTTCTGTGATAAATCGATTGTTGTCATAGGCATCTATAGATTGTCCTAAACCGTTCGTTAGCAATATTTGTCGAACTTCTGCCACTAGGTCTATTTCGTTTTCTTCTCTTGGTTTAAAATAATCTTGACTCATGATGTTTGTTCTTTTCAGTAAATGAGACATGAATGACCATCAAGGTCATTCATGTTTTTTGTTAAGTTACAGCCAATAGGGTTTATATTCACCCTTGCGCATTCTGAGCAAATCCATGGTACTCAAAAACTTCAGTGGGTGGGTTTCGTTATTCACGGTCCACCAACCACGGGTTTGTGACAGGATCATATCCCAATCATAACCCAGCTCTTTCAAATCTTTATAGAGTTCTGCTGGTGTGCAGAAGTATTCAGATTGAGCTTTAAAGTATTCTTGTATCTGGCAAAGCTCAGAAGTGATGTTCATGGCACGTCGGAGTTTTAAATCTTTATCCAACTTACCACGAACCGTAGTTCTAGACAACTTACACTCAGGATAAATATCCAAAGCATAGTTCTGCAAAGATCCGTTTAGACCAAAACGCCCAGAGTCTTTAATGTAATTGAACTCGGTCAACCCAGGTAGTACGCCTTCGGTCTGACTAACGATGATTTCAATGGTATTTCCTGACGGGCCTGACTTGGATCTCAACTGTTTCAAACTGACCAAATTAAGATCAAGGTCACCAGCTGCGTTATTGTCACTAGATTTAGGGTATTCAGGTCCTTTTGTACCTTGGTTGACCAGAGGTGTAACTGAGTTAGCCATCCAGAAATTGTTAGTCAAAAAGAAAAACTGATCTGTGACACCTTTGATCTTTTCACCCATCTTCATATGCTGAAGTTTCTTAGGCGGTGGTGCGGCATATGGACCAGATGCAATGGCTGTGTCTTGACCAAGATGGGCTGATAACAACATGAAATGGTTGTGTGTGCCTGCTAGACCAGGTACTTCCATCAGAAATCTCATTTTAGCCAGACCTTGACGCATATGGATGGTGTTACCACCTGACTCACCCAGGGCATTCTCATCCTGCATTCTGGCCACATCTTCAGTCTCAAACCTACTAAAACTATCCACTTCAGAAAAGGTAGGGATGATGGTCTTCATCAATGTCTTACCGTCTCTCTCCATAAATGGAGTTTCATACATGATAGAGCTATCACCCTGTTTCTTATTCTCTTTCAGATAAGACTTTAGTTTCTCATACCAATCATTACCGTGATAAACAGTGCGGTCAGTGATAACCCAAGTACCGTCAGTAATGATATCCTTACCTGTGAAAGAAGTGAACTGGTCTGTCAATTGACGAAGACGCTCTTCGTGGATGTTGATTTCTGTGTCATAAGTAGACATAGAAGTTTCAGCTGTAGACATCAGACGATCTGCTGCTGACAACATCATGTAATGCATGATGGTGGATTTGAACATGTTACCACGTCCTGTGATGCCTGTCAAAGCACCTAGACCACCTAGTAAAATACTCTCTCCGTGTTTACCCTTGACATAGAAACCTGTAGGTATATCCAGACAAGCTCCGATGTTGAGCATGATCTTGACACTGGGAGCTGGTTGAAAACCTTGTTTGATCATAATTATTCCTTGAGGGACGTAGCGGGTTTACGCTGCACATAGTATGGAAACTCGTGCTAGTTTTTTCATTTGCTTTCTAGCGCTCATTTTACAAGGTAGTTATCAATGAATCTTAATTTCGAAGCTCCGGTACAGAGCCTGGAACAAATGGCCCAGGTTATCTCTCTCGAATCTTCTTTCGTGGACAATGCAGTCTCAAGAATGAAGGATTTTTTTCCAAAACTCGGCGAACAACTCACAAATATTCTTTCAAAATTAAATATAAGTAGTTACGACAATCCGTCTTTAGAGATCCTTAAAGAATATAAGGTTCTGTCAAAGCGTTTGTCGCAAAACAATTTTTTAGAATATCAATCTGTGCTGGTGCAAATACCAGAAGGATTTCAAGGAAATTTCTTAGACTATGTGAACAGTTTGAATCGTGTTCAAAATGTAATCTTTAAAGAAGCCTTTGAACTTATAGCGGAGTATAATCTTGTTCTCTCATCTTTTATCACAAATAAAGAAGATAAAACGTCGCTTCGTGTGCATACTCAAGTTTATACGAGAGCCGATGCAAAGAGACAGCAAATTCTAAAAGAACTTGGTGTTTATTTTAAAGAAGATGATAATTTATCTAAAGCTGAACTAAGAAAAGTTATTTCCAGATTTTCAGATGTTAGTTTAGTTGTGGATGCTGTTGTTGAGTTAACAAAAGACAACCACGTTGACAATCTTAAGAAAATTCAAAGATCTGTTAATGAATGTGTGAGTTATATAGACAAAATAGTGAGTAATAATGAAATACAAACTATTTCTGGCTATGCATCTAAACAACTGTCAGAGTGTGCAATGTCTGTGGCTAGATATGTTGAGCTATGTGCTTATTTTGAATATAAAGTAAGGCAGGCTTCTCAGTCCGTAGATTTGCTTGTCAAGACTTTAGATAAAGTAACAAAGTAAAGAAATAAGATGCTACAGGACCTGATGGTCCTGTAGCATCTTAAATGCTTTTTTTGTTAAGCTGCACTCAGTTCAGGCAGGCTTCGTACCAATTTCTTGATATCATAGCGCATGACATCTTCATTGGCATACTTGATCCACTGCGGTGTGGTTTCAATCAAGTGTCGAGCCATGCTGTCTAGATCAGAAGCTGTGTAGTTACCGCTTTTGAATTGATCTAGATTAAAGCTTTTACCATGATAGGTAAAACTTTTCTCATGAGCAAATTCTTTCCACAACACTTCTTTAACAAACATAGTGTCTGTTACTGCGGAAGGATTCTTGCCCAATTGAAAAATGTCATTGAGTTTTCTAGCCAAAGCCTGATCGGACGTGGGTTGCACATCTATCACAGAAAGAAGACTGGAGATATACATCAGTCTCTTAAACATACCGGGAAGTATAAAACCGACGGCTGATTGTACTTTGTCTGAAAATCGCTCCATCATTGTAGTTGTTAACATGATAAACGAACGAGTTAGTTAAGAAAAATTCTATCGGCAAAATAGTTAGACCATATACCGATACCAGAGTTACATTCTATTACAAATGCATAGCGAAGAGTTCTTTCTGAGTCTCTCCAAGAGATTAAAAAAATCTTAGGAGAATGATCCTCTAGCTTTTTAAGGTTATTCCGGGGTGGAATGTCCAGACCGAATAACACAGGTAGGTCTATCTTGTCAGTTCTTTCCTTGTAGGTGACAGAGATAGACAGCTTAATGTTTTTCAGAGCTGAAGTATATTCAGGTTTAAGAACATGTTGAGTGACGGACTCCTTTTTTACAAGTTTAGATTCCAGGTCATAGAATGTACTTGTAACATCATGGATCTGAAAACCGTTGTGGTTATCAGGCAGATCACAGCCTGTTTTAGAGTAAGTTTGAAACTTAATCAACATATCCTCAAGGAAGTTGAAAGTCTCGATTGCTCTCATGGACAGGTTAGTTGGATTCAGCTCTACGGTAACCGATTGATTATCTAGGAAGTTCAACCCTTTAGACTTCTTGTCACCAAGTAAACAATACTTACCATGTTTCTCTAGATAAGGATAGACTTCTTTGCTGTATACCCGATCTAGCTTCATCATCACTATAGAGTTGTGATTATTAGCATGATCAATTTGTTTGGCTTTGACATCCTCAATGACTTTTTCAGGCTCATAGAGTCTCACCACAGCAAAACCAGTTTCAGGTATACGCTTACCGATGATGAAATCACCCACGCCTTTACCTGGTTCCGCTTGGAAATAGCTGCCAGCTATGTTATACTCTTGGGTGGTATTGAAATAAACTCTTTTAAAGTTCAGGAAGGGATGGCGGTCTACTGATGATTTCCAATAACCCTTAGGGTCGCTGTAGGTATAATGATCCTTACAGAGATTGTCTGTGGAGTAGTTCATACCGATCACAGCCAAAGCATCTGCTCTGGTATTGCCCATGTCGTTGTTATGACCTCTGACCCACTCAATCGTGATCTCTTGTCCTACAGAGAGAAGTTGCTTATAGTAAGCATAGACTTCCATCCAGATATCTGCATTAACCACAGGCAGACCATCTTGCTTGATCCAATTATTTCTTTCCCAGCCTTTACACCACTCAGTCAAACCTTTCTTGACATATTCACTATCTGTGAGAAAATGAATAGACTTGGGTTTATGCTGTTGTAGTTCTTTAAGCGTGGATAGAAAAGCAAAGACCTCAGCTCGGTTGTTGGTTCCATCCACAGCTGAGGTACCAATGAAATCTATAAACTGCGTAGGAGATACTTCGACGATGCCGTCTTTAAGCTGTTTCTTATAGCCTTTATTGGTGAGAAGATACCCACCATCTAACTTAACAGAAGGTTTACCTTCTAAACTAAACAGATAGCCGTGAGTGCCAAACCCTATTTTACCTGGATTGGGTCTGGCAGAACCGTCGATGTAAACCACGGCATTGATTTGTGTGTCCATACAGCTCTCTTTTAAATAACAAGTCAGTTGATAAATCTACTTGTTACTTTTTAGATTGACGATTTCATTGACCATTTCCTCAGGTTGTTTTCGTCTAAGCTTCCCACAGACTATCTCATAGGCTCTTTCATTGACTCTGCAATTTTCAAGATCCCTCTTATCTAGTTCTATAGTCAACTGTTTAGAAACCAAGTCTTTATTTAACAGCGCTATTTCTTTTCTCTGCTTCATAACAGTGACACCAGTGGACACTGAATTATATATTAGCAAAGCACCAAAGGTAAGTACACTGACTATGATAATTAATATGATAGCAAGCCAGATGTTGAACTTCTTGCTGAAAGGGTCTAGCTCCCCTTTTTTAACATTAAAGCCTATTTTAAAACTGGTATAGACCACCCTGATGATGGTCTTTAATGGTTTTAGCTCCATTTTTTTTTCTTTCAGGTAAAGACACGATATGAACATAATCAAAGGTTTCATTAACATAAACAGTTATGTTAATAACACTCAAGGACAAGTGGCACCTTTGGGTGAACTCAGCACATGGTCAGAAACGTACAGCAGAGAAAAAGGAGAGTACTCTGACCCTGCTTATAACAATCTGAAATTAACGACTTTCAAATCTATTAAGATATCAGACAAAACACATTATGTTTTACCTGCGTTACAGGTAAAACATATTTTGGATGTTGTTTCCACATGTCTCAATTACTCGACTAATCACATACAACCTTTTGATTCAAACGATTTCCGAAACACAGTCATCTCTGCTCATAACGATAAGATCGCTGGCTTAAACTTTGGACCGTTTGTTTCTAACGGACCCGTGGCTATGCCTCAGTGGTTGTCGTGGGTGGATCTAGCTACTACTAACGATGAGATCAAGATTTGGTTGTCAGATTCTTCTTTCAGAGATCAATACGATGAATATGAAATAGAAGTCATACCACCTGTTACTGATTTGAATGTTCTGTTTGGTTTCTATGCTCCTGCTGCCGCAGCTATAGCCACCAACACAGTAGCCACGATCTATGAAAGAATAGACGCTATTAAGAATGGCGATCCTGAAACTTTTATCAGAATACTGCCTTTTGAATATAGCAACAGTACAAACCCTACACAAAAAATAGTTACCAATTGGTCTGTGGTTATTTATGGTAAGGCTGGGGATCATATCGATGCTATCAAAGAAGCTGTTACAGCTTATGTATTAGCTAACTCTACCAGATCTATAACCGATTGGGAAAATATTCTACCTGAACTGTTTAGAAGAACAGAGTTCATCATGGTGCCTCTGTGGCATAAGAAGTCTATACCTAACTTGACAGACCTGTCAGCTTTGTATAGCAGCATCATTAAGTTCACAGAGATAAAAGCTTTCTTAGAGACTATGTACCCTATCACGGTATATCCTTCTAACTACATAGCTGATAATCTGTCTATCATGCCTTATGATTATAAAGGTATAAGCTTAGCTGTGTTCCCAGGTATAACTAACATCTTAGGCAGACGCAGTCTGGTAGAACTCTTTCCTGACTATATAGCTGTACCTAGCACGTCCTTAGACTTCGCTCGTATGTCTATCAAGACTTCTGAGTTCGCTATACTGTTGGGTAAGTTATTGGTAGCTGCTGAAAGTACATCTGTGTACACATCTCTTCCTAATAACTTCAGACGCATCACCAGAAATGGTAAGTTGTATATCTCTACTGTGTATGATAACATCAACTACATGGTAGCTACAGCTTCTAACACAGACTTTGCATCATGAGTGATAATGTATTACCCACGATAGGATCTTCTGGCTCGTATAAACTTTTAGCTCCTTTTGATACTATTATCACAGAAGGTGAAAGATATACGTGTCAGGGTATAAGATCCTTAAATGACTATCTGGCTAATAACGAAGATCCTTATAAGGATATCTACGTTAAGTACCGGATACCAGATGCTGACTATGAACTCGATCTGCAGAACAACATGCATATCGTTTCTCTACAGTCTGACATAGGACATTGGTTATATGTGCCTGCTAGGTACATCTCTACCTACCCTATGGTAAACGGCATACCTTACAGGTCATATGTACTCACTGCTTCTCTACCTTCTTTTCCTGTAGACAGAGATCTGAGCTTCTTACAAACAGAAGTGCGTAATCTGTGTATGGATACTCTGGGTGTAGTACCTACAGTGAAGTTTGTGGAAAGCAGTCGTGTGGTGTTAGTATCCTCTGGTAAGCATGATACGCTGACTACTGCTAGAGCCGGTGTATCTCAAGGTAGAGGTACTGACAGAGCCAGATATATGGAACTGTTATACAGACATGATCAGGCTTTGGCTAAGATAGCTGAGCTAGAAGCTTATATCAAAAGAAGACTAAGCATTTAAAACAAAAAAAATCATCCCCGGCCTGTAAGGGCTAGGGATGATTTTTTAATCTAGGTAACCGTTGCAACGGTATACCCATTTTTTGCTCCTGCCGCTCCACATCCAGGCATCAACTGGACGTAGCTCTTTCTTTAACTCTTCGTCGCGAGTGCTAAGAAGTGTTTCGTACTCGTGCCAGTTTTCACCAACTGGCGTTGTGGCTAGCACCACATCCTTATAATGGATGTAGTCATCATCACCACAAGCGGCGATTTCCGCCGCCTTCGTTGCGGCCTTCTGCCGCAGCTGACGGACAACTGACTCATCAGTTGTCCAGCCTTCTGCCCTTTCTCTGAGCGGTATCATGCTCATTTTGTTTCTCCTGTTAATCTGTATTCACGACATGTGAACTTAGACAGATCAGTAATCCCTTTTTGCTGGCCAAGCGTCAGGGCAGGTTACGACCCAACCATTTATTTAAAGAGGTTAGTTGTCAACCTCTTGGGAAGTCAGCGACGGCGGCGATCCGTCACTGCTTCCCAGACAATTGCTGGGGTGGTGATCGCCGCAAAGGCGATCACAATGATATCGAGCCAATCCATAATGTACTCCTCAGCTAGTAGTCAGATCAGAACAGATCTATTAAACTATAGCTATACATCAAGTTAAGTATATGTGACTGAAAAAGTTTACAAGGTCAAGAAAGCACTCTAGCCTCTCTCACAGAAGATATCATCTTATATCCACCCATGCGCAAAGGTTTGGTAGGTTCTGTATAGATCTCCAGAACTTTATCTTCCTTCTTGGCCTGTTCGATAAGCTCACTCACCACTTTTTCAAACTCTTCACGAGTCTTGATATTTTCAAACATGATTCTTTCCTTTACATTAAAGCAGGTTCAGTAAAATCTACACAGTTGTTATATCCACAGCCTTTAGGTATTACCACGTTGTTAGGACATAGTACTACCACATCTGCATTGGCTATACTACCATAGCTGTCTTCATAATGAGATATCAGAAAGACTTGACTATGATTAGAGTTAGTCATCAGGTCAGTTACAGTGTTGAAAGCTGACTTTCTGTGAGCAGAGTCCATGTTAACAGAAAACTCATCTAAGAACAAAGGTGCTTTATCTAGCTTTAGGTACTTCATAGACACTCTCATGAAAGCCATGTCTATCACTTCCTTCATAGCAGATGATCCCAGACTTACATCAGAGATATCATTCTTATCATTGACTTTGACTTGAAACTTATAATCAAGTTCTAACTCATCGTCTAGTTGAAAGACAGGCTGTATCTCAAGAGGATATAACCAGACTTTCTTGATAATGGCGTTCATCTGTATGACGAAGTGATTGATGAAGTTGATCAGCCCCTTAGCGATAAGTCCTTCAGTAGGACTTAACTCTTTCAACATGATCTTATACACTTCAGCTTGTTCTTGGTACTCAGCTATCTGTTTCTCTATAGAGGTGAGCAGAGCTGCTTGGATATCTATCCTCGACACCATCTGGGTCAAACTAGCCAGTTCAGACTTAACCAACCTGATACAAGAAGCTATAAAATCTTGACTGATAGTTTTCTCTATGTCCCTTACAGCAAAATTATGAGCTATGTGTAGATTGGTTAACTCTTGTTTTTTAAGATCCAGGTTCTCTATGATAGAAATAGACTTAAGTAAAGATTGTTCTTTTACTTTACTTCTTCTGATTTTTACCTGATAGTCCTGAGCAGACAGTTCTAACTTAGCATATTTGATTTTAAGTGCAGACAAATCATTGCTTTGGTTCTCAGCTGTGATCTGTTTGATCTTAAGAAATTCAGATAGCTTATCTGAACAGAGGCTAAGTTGTTTCTGTATGTCCAGTTCTTGACTATAGGTTTGGATCATTTGTCTTACACCTATAGGAGCTGTTCTCAGAGAACCGTAAGACATGATGTATTTCCACATGCTGTCTAATGATTCTACCTGGGTTATCAACTTAACAAACATACTCATGCAAGTCAGATACTCAAATTGCTCTGCCTTTGTGGACTCTAGAACTTTGATTTGCTGTTCTAACACAGGTATGTCTTTATCAAGTATCTCTCTGGATCTCACACACTCGTCATACAGAGACTGAGAGAAGCCTTTAAACCAAGTATGCTTACAGTTAGGGCAGCTGACTTCGTTGTGTTGTTTAGCGTGATCGTATTCCTTTAGCTGGGTAAACAGTTTATCAGAAGCAAACTTGGTGTTATTAAGCTTAAGAATAAGTTCATCTAAAGTCTGAACGGTGCTTTGATAGCTTTCCTTTGAGTAGCCTTTGTTAGCATGCCTATGCATCTCTGTCAGATACTCATCTAGCTGTGGTTTAACAGAAGACAAAGCAGCTGAAACTGTATCTGGATTCTTGACCAGTGGGAATGACAGCTGTTTGGATAGATTGTTTATTTCTTCTTCTATGTCTTTGATGCTTACATCCAAGTCTTTAAATGAAGCCAGATTATTCTGTTCTAACAGAGTTATAGATTTACTCTGCTCATCCATCTCCTGATAGACCTTATGCAGAAGAGTTTCTAAAGACTTGATATCTGATTTAACAAATAGCAAATCGTCAAGTATCTCTTGCTTACCTACATAGTTTTCTGGATTGATGAACTTGTTTCTGTCTTGAACGGTATCTGTGGCTGCTTTCCTAAGCTTGAGCTGTATAGCGTCAAAATCAGAAAGTGTGCTTGCCTTTAAAATAGACTGATCTGTTTGAGAAAGCAATCCGTCTAAGAACATGTTCAGATGACGTATGTCTTCTCTGTATTTGATATGCTCTTGCTCATTAGGCAGCTTGTTAGTCTCCTGCACTAACCTAGCTTGCTGTAGCTTGACAGCTCCTTGTATATCTCGGTACTGTTCTTTAAGCTTGTTGTAGAAACATATAGCAAAGGTGTAATCACAATCAGCTATCTGCGTAAACCACTTTCTTCTCTCAGCCACAGACATCTTACTGAACTTAACTCTACCTGTCATAAGCCCATGTACATCTGGAGTGATGTTAAACTCTTTTCTGACAAGTTCTTTAAACACAGTTACTGTGTGTCCAGGATTAAGCTCTTCTCCATCTTTACAAAAAGAAAACTTATTACCCAGAGCTGTGAAGTCACTCTTTAAGGCATAGGTGCTTCCGTTATGTTGGTAGGTTATATGTTTGTAACCTGACTTCTTATATTCAGAAGCCTCAGCAGGTAGAGGGCTCAATTCTTTAATCAAACTGCTTTTACCAGATCCGTTACTACCAAGGATGAGTTGTATTTTCTTATCTGGATTGTATTTGAAATACTCTATAGAGTTCAAAGACATTCTCTCATAGCCTTTAATCACCACTTCTTTTATCTGCATGTCGATCCTTTTAGGCTTTATACATCTGATTTATCTGAGTCTTAAAGAAATATCAGAGTTTATTTTGTGATGTTAAACAAGGATTTAAAATGATAACTGAGTCAAAGTTAAAACTGTACTCTCTGGGCATCGTGGTGCAAACTAAGCCAGATGACACAGATATGATCAAAGTAGTCCCTATAGAAGAATACTCTTATGTAGACGGTAAGTTATCTGAACATAAAGAAGAGTTCAAAGCTGACTACAAAGATATGTCAGGTACTATAAAGAAAGCATCTGCTGAAAGTTCAGTGATCATAGAAGCCAGATGGTTTCCTTTTGCACATAGTAACCGCATCACATCTCCTGATGTGGTAGTGAACGAAACTGTGATTATCTTTAGCTATGCTGATACAGATAAGTACTATTGGACTACTATCTATAGAGAACCTAAGCTAAGAAGACTAGAAAGAGTTTTATACGCTTTCAGTAATCTAGCTACAGGTATAACTAAGAGAGCTTTCGACAAGCTATCTAGTTACTGGTATGAGGTAAGCACCAAAGACAAACATATTTGGTTAAAGACTACAAAGTCTGATGGTGAACCTTTTGAGTATGATGTAAAGATAGATACCAGAAAGGGGTATGTAGAGGTAAAGGATGATGTGGGTAACTACTATGTGTTGGACAGCCCTAGTAACACCATCACTATAAATGCCTTAGAGAAGATACATCTTAAAGCTCCGTTTATACACTTTGAAGCTACTGAGAGAGTGTTAACCACAGCTCCTAAGATAGATGAGAAAGGTGATGAGATCACTGAGACTGCTGGTGGTGGTATAACCAATACTGCCGGTGGGACAATTACTGAAAGAGCCGGTAAAGTGTTATGTGACACACCCATAGTGGAAAACACAGGTGAGGAATATACAGCCGGAGCTTCTAGAGCTAATCCACATATCTGTGCAGTAGACTGTTAAACAAAAAAAATAACACCCCCGGCCTGTTATGGCTAGGGGTGTTATTTTACTCAACCAGACACGGCTTTAGAACCGTGTAACGGCGGATTTCACTGGGGGTGAAACTCGCCGAGACCAGCTTTGTTTTCCCAGCCGACACGAGGTCGGCTAATTTTGTCGGAATACGCCGACGGGCCTCGTGGTCCAGTTCCTGATCTAGAAAACGCCAGGTTTTCCGTTGCTTTGACAGAGCAGCTAACTCCTCATCCGACTTACGTCGGATAGCCATGCTAGTGGTTTCCCACCAGCTTAGGCTGGGATCGGTAGTCTCGTAAGAGATCACCTTCAGACTCTTCTCATCACCCCCTGCGATTTCTCGCAGGGTCAAGATACACCCGGCCATGCCGTCTACGAGGGTGGTCCGACCACCCTCGTAGGTTACACTAGAGTTGTCTTCGGACAACTCTAGTGTCTGTTTCCCGGCCATGCCGTCGTTAAATACGACGGCGAGATTGCCGTCGTATTTGAACTCCCATTCAGCCCCAAGGGCTGAATGCAATTCGCCGTTCAGCAAATTGGGGAAATGTTTCCCCAGCCCTTCCCCGGCTTCCAGCCGCATCAAGGCTGACTTTTTTGCTTTTATGGCAATAGCCACCAAGGATTGCGCGGGGGACAGGTTGAAAACAACTTTCATGATTATCTCCTTAGCTAACAGTTCTAGAAAAACCTAGATTAAACTATCAGCAATAATCAAGTTAAGTATATGTGACTGAAAAAGTTTATAAGCCGAATAAAAAACTCTATACCAGCCTAAGCTGATATAGAGTAATTCTTTTTAACCGTACAGATAAACTGCACCGTAACCAGCTTGAGCTATAGGAGTAGCTGTCTTGGTTAAACCAGGATCTCTACCCCATGCACCCACAGCCATCTCTTTAAGATCATCAGAAAGAGATACCTCGACACCAAACTTCTCATTGTTGCCGATAGCTGAGTCAGGGAATACACGAGCTACTTCAGCCCACATACCAGTGACATCACTCTTCTTAAAGATATAAAGCATGCCTGCATCAGTACCTTTGGTGTCTTCATATTCAGCACCCACAGCGATGGTCTTACCGTTAGGAGAGACCCACACACTTTTACCGAAATGAGAATACTGACGCTGTCCGCTAGGGGTCAATTTCTGACCTCTGACATAAGCACCGTTGATATAGTCCCAAAGCTCTACATATCCATAACCATCACTATACTGGATGTTTTTAGCAACCATTTGGTCGGCTATCCATGTATTTGTATTAGGAGCCAATACACCGCGACAAGCAGCAGCTAACAACTTACCATCCGAAGACATGTTGTGAACAGAGTTACCTAAATGACCGTAATGATCAGAGTGTCTGGGTGTGGAACTCTTCAACGTTTGGATCAGAGTAAACTGACCAGAGCCATTGTCTTTATACACATGCAAAGCGCCCATCCAAGACACAGGGTATTGAGCTGGATTTGTATATGTAGCGGACTCATCTAAAGTATCAAAAACAGAAATGGTTCTGCCATCTCTAGATATAGATACACTACCTGTGTTCTCAAGTGTATTAGGTATAGTGAGTGTTTGACTCAACACCCAATCAGAAGCTGTCTTTCTATAAACCAAAGCCCTAGCGTTAGCACCAGCTGTGTTAAAGATCCAAGGTGTGTTCCATCTCTGTTTATAAGCTGCGCCATAAAAGCTATCAGCTATAACTAATACAGCGCCATCACCAGAAATCTTCACATCTGTATTTAGGATGTATCCTTTAAAGTTGTTATTCAGGGAAATAGTTTTGTTCAAAGACCACGTATTGGAACCTGATACTCTGTTATAGATTTCAACCGCTGTGGTGCCATCTAAGTTAGCAGATTGTGAGACAGGAGTGGAGTAAGAGAAATTAGCTTGAGTAAACTCAGAATCATAGAACTTATGTTCACCCAAAGTCAACACGCCACCATCATAGCTAAGAGAGGCTTTGATAGCACCTGATGTACCGGTGGGTCTTTGTATACGCTGTACATGGGACCAGGTACCACCTGACTTCACATACATATCAGCATAGTCACCACCTATCTCATGAGCACGGTTGGCTACTAGGTTAATGTCATGTTTACAGCTAGTGGTCACCATGACTTGTCCGTCACCAGACAAAACCACGTTGACACCGTAATTTTCACCAGCAGATGCAGTATAACCGGCTTTGCTATTAGCTGTAACTATTTGCTTCTCTGCGATAGGAAGAAAGATAGTTTTGGTAGAGAACTGTACAATATCACTATAACCGGATGTACCAGAGTTGACACCTGTGTGCTTAACTCTTACATAGTAAGTGGTATTCTCAGACAAACCTGTTACAGTCCAACTGATCTTATTTATCGTACTGTTAACAGCTTCACCTATTAAGGTGTTGAAGTTAATATCGCTAGATACTTGCCAAGATGAGGAGCTGTGAGTATCTGTGCCACCCACCGCATCAAAAGGAGCAGTTACAAAAGTAACATCCCCACCCAGATTGTTGGATAAGTTAACAGGAGATTGAATAACAGGTTTGTTAATCAAAGTCTGTCCAACAGCTATGTCAAACACCCGGTCGTTGATTCTAAAACCTGTAGTACCATTAGCGCTAGGTGCTGTATAGGTGATCACATCTTCTACACGACTTACAGTACCAGTTATGGCAGAGATAGTGTAACTGGTAAATGTATCATAGTTGGTGATGGTGTAAGTAGCTACCTGATTGGAGTTCAATAGAACAGGACCTTGGATACTGATAGTATCAGCATCTATAAGGTCTATAGGTAATCTACCCAAAGCGTCTAAACCGGCGATACCCCCAGGCCGATTGATCATCGACCTGTGGATACCACCAAGATTTTGCACAGCTGTTAAGTCTGTAGTGGCGTCAGTGCCGCCTTCATTGATACCCAGGACTCTGTCCAGAGCCCCGAGGTTCGCTGAAGGTCCTTGCAAATTACGAGGCATGGACCTACTCCTTTATCAAACAGCTTTTTCTAAACCGTGTACACGAATAGACACGTTGCTAGAACTGGCTTGGAAGAACATCTTCTCGCCAGGACTCATAGCCATACAACTACGTTCAACGATGCCGCCGTCCTGAGGGATCTTGGCATTGAAGTCAACGAAGTCAGCAGGAGATGGAGTTTCACTTGTGGTGATAGCCACTTTAAGGAACACGTCTACTGTGTCCATGTTCAAAGCGTTATAACTGGCAGTAGTAAACACCACACCAGTAGAAGGTACTTCATACACCTTCACAAAGTTGTTAGCTATAGCCATAGCTTTACCAAGCAAACCGTTTGCCATAATAGACTCCTGATCTCAAAAAATGTTAGGGTGTGTTAAACTGATTAAAAAACATAACCAGTTGTCTGAGAGTGATATACTTCTCTACTGGAGCAGCAGACAATACTTCTGCATCGGAAGCCACAGGTAAGTTTTGAACGTTACCTAGACCCACCACGATCTTATCTGGTGCTGGTCTAGTAAGAATCTGAGTGGCGATACCATTAATAGCATTGATCAGTTCTAAATGTCCGTAAACATAATCTAAGTTCTGATCGTGATTGATGGGTGGAAAAGCACTGGGTTTGTCTGTGACGACATCCCAGACTGTGGTTCTTGGGTTATAGGCCATAGTGGCCAATCGCTCAAGAACATAATTATAATTAGCTGTCCATTCACCACCGATAGTCTGATACGTTACTCGTAGAGTGCCGTTGGGGAAGTCAGTGTTAAAACTGATGCCGCCATACAGCATTTTTCCGATAGATCTAGCCGCTCCTATATACGGCAGAGTAAGCATGTAATGCTGGTTCTCTGCCATAGGTGTAATCACACCACCTGGACCCTCGTGTGAAACACTGAGATTATCCAGATAAAATGGTGCGAAATTAGGGATTATGATCCTATAACGCGAATTGTTGACTTCGGTAAAAGTGTGTGGCTCATTAACGATTTTGTTACTGAGCGATAGGCCAGTCGTGTCTAAAGGGTACGTTGACGGCATAAAAGTTCTTCCTGAAGTTGACCATCCGATTTGGAGAAACAAGAAATGTACAGCTACGTAAAAGCGGTGTGTTTAGCACGCACTGCCGGATCACAATGGATAGAGCAGAATATATCGAACCATGTTGTGTTCTCTATCTACGACACTTTCGCTAAGGTGTACATCGAATTGAGCTTACCAGCTCTTCCTCAGAATATATACATCGACCTAGACACACTCAGATCAGAGTTTTCCAGCTTTGCTGGAACTCTGAATGAAATGCTTGTTTTATTAGGATCTAGAACATTAGAAACTGTTCCTCAGTTCCCTAATACAGAAGTTAAGTTTGTGAAGTATTGTGATGCGGTTCGAGCCAGATATAAAATAGATATCTGTAGAATAGGTGTTAATCTTCCTGCTAATTACCCTGTGGAAGATAAACCTGATTTGGTTTTGACCAGACCTATTTATAGCACAGACATGTCTCTCATTCACAGCCACTGTTTAGTGACTGTGAATGGATTTGTGCACATGACTGATACTGACGGTGAGAAAGCGTATGTGGTAGATGGTGGTAAAACACTTCAACACTCACGTATGAATAAATTAGGTATCATCAGTTTTCTAGATGTGGGTAGACTCACCAAGATAAAACTGAACCCAGGTAACATCATACCTCAAACCCCTTCTGGTAACTTGGTAGATAGAACATTCTTTAGTGTAGATGTGGATTTAACTAGAAAGTCTTGCATACTTATACTGGGTGGCTATATAGTCATGCCTGAACAAGGAGTCTTCTGGCAAACAGGTACCAATACTTTTGCTTTAGATTGGACCAAGATACCTCATATTGAACGTATCTATGAATCAGGTAAGACTTTGAATCTGAGTTCTTTAAACCTAAACGCAGATCCTCTCAACCCTAATCTGTTTAGTTTACCAGAAATGATCAGCAATACTACACTAACTAAGTACATGACTTTAAGTCAAAGCTTTTTAGTGGTGGTGGATAAAGAGTTCTTAGTGACTAAGAAGATACCTATAAAGCATTCTAATATGCCAGGTATGTTCATAGCTTATCAAGATCCTTCTTATCCTCTATTTGTGGGACATGGTAAGATCGCTGAGTATTGGAAAACACATGAAGGTGATAATCAGAGATGGGCTGTTACAGTAGCCGATAGCTATTATCAGAATTTCATTATCTCTCAACAGAACACAACCAACCTGAACTTAGTTAACAACAACGAAGTTAATCAAAGAAGTTTTTATAACTCCAGGGGTAACATGTTAGAGATATCTGGTTACAACCTCACACCTTAAGAGAAACAAAATGAGTAAACATATTTATAAAAATGATTCTGGTAGTTCTTCTTATATAGCCAGTATAAGTAACGGCGGCACAGGTGGAGCTAGTGCTGCGCAGGCTGCTGATAAGCTAGGTCTTTTGACCACAGACATGTTAGGCGTAGAGAAAGGTCTGGCTTTATTGGAATCTGTGAGTGGTCAGCCTGTGTTGTCTATGGTAACTCTAGGTGATGAAGCCATCGTTAATAGAGTATCTGTGATTGGTTTAACTAATGCAGATATCAACACACAGCAAACTTACACCATTGTCAACTACGACAGTTTTACTAAGTATGTTGTTGTGGCTATTAATGGCAGTGTGGATAGTGTCAATGGCGCTGAAATACGCTATACCACTCCAGCTTTGCCTGGTGAGTGTGGTTTTACGATCAATGGGCAAAAGATATTGTTGAGAGCTATTGCTGGTGCTTATGTTAATCCACCCACGATCACATCTCCTGTTAATAACAGTTTGGATAAAGGACCTGATGCTACGATCACGACATCTCCTTTTCAAACCACAGGCGGCACAGATAACCATCTGAGTACAGATTACCACATAGCTGAAGATCCTTTGTTTGAAACTGGATTTGTGACTTACAGTAATCAGATCGCAGGTAAAACATCTTTTACAATACCGAGTTTACAAGCTGTCAAGACTTACTACATAAGAGCTAGACATCGTGGCGAAATGCTGTCTGTGAGCGGATGGTCTGCTGTGGTGATGTTTACTACGAAAACAGTATACAAACCTAACAAACCTTCTATCACATCTCCTCTGAACGCTCAAGAAGGTTTAGGTCCTAATCTGACAGCAACTTCCTCAACCTATAGCTTAACTGGAAGTAGTGGTAGTTCACTAGCAGATGTGGAATGGCAACTGTCTAAGTCTAATACATTCAGTCCTTTGATTAACAGCTCTTCTGAGACTGGGTTAAATGCTATTTGGAACAACATAGACTATGCAAGTACTTATTATCTTCGGATGAGACATACTTCTAACATCGGTACTACTCCTAGTGATTGGAGTGATGTTATAAGTTTTATGTCTGGAGCTATCCCTAATCCAAATACTCCTACTATCACAGCTCCTGTGGGTCAGCAGGATATCGATGTGATATTGACAGCAGATGCATTTCACAGTGATGTGGGTGAGACTCATGCATCTTCCACATGGCAGATTTCTACAGACAGCAGCTTCGCCACCATAGTGAGTACCAAGTCTGTAACCAATAGTACAACTCACCTGACTACTTATACAGTATTAGGTCTGAATACAGCTACTACTTATTACGCAAGGGTTTCGTATAAATCTGATCAAGGTAGAAGCACTGCTTTTAGCGCTCCAGTTAGCTTTAACACCTTAGGTGTTTTAGTGGATACCCCTACAATCACATTTGTGAGCGGGGCTGATCCTTATCTGAATGCTTTGTCTAGTTACTATGTAGCTAACGATTCTGCTGGCCCTGTCAGTAAAATGCATTGGCAAGTATATAGCACTTCTGATTTCACATCTGGTGTTGTCTACGATCAAGAAGACAGCTATAACGGTACAGGTAACCCTTCCTTAACTGGTATCTATTTACCACCTAGCACAGTTCTGTATTTCAGAATGCGTTACAAATCTGCTAATGGTTTTTATAGTGGATACTCTAACGTACTGACTTCTACTTCTAGATCATATCTAACAGCCCCTACTTTAAACACAACTACTGTAGCAGAAGCAACAGGTACATTTAGCTGGAATAGAGGTAGTAATACCGTCGTCGGTGTCGGCACCTCTTACAGATTTAGTCTTTATCCAACTTCTGATTTTTCTGGTGTTGGCATAGACATAAACACAATCTCCACGACAATTAACGCTACTTTGGTTTACGGTACTACTTACTACTGGAAAGTAGAACAGACAGATACCTTAACTTCTGCTGGATATACTGAAGTGAAAACTTCCACCACAGGTACTGTCAGTGTAGGTGCGCAACCTGTTGTTATTTACAACATAACTTCTAGTGTTGATACTTATAACGAAGGTCAGGTGGCTACATTCATCCTGACTAAAAGTCGTGATGATGGAAGTGGCGATCACATAGATGTCTCTGGAACAGCTATTCGTAATTTTGACTATACAGTTTCTGGCGCAGATATAGGAATGTTAAGTATAACACCTATTGCGCAAAATGTAATCAATATACCGACAATTGCTGATAACTCAACAGACGGGGATAAGTCTTTAACACTTGTATGGAGAACTGGTTCTGGAAGCGGACCTATAGTAGCGAGTAAAACAGTTTGGATATCTGACACATCTTTAACACCAGGACCTGTTGTAAACAGTCCAATTATAACGACAACAGACAGTACAGGTCCTGGTGTTTCCTTTACATCGACTGTATACTCAGCCAACAGCTCTGCTGGTGAATTAATAAGTGCTGTTTGGGAATGGTCAGCGTTTGCTGATTTCTCACAGTTTAATTATTGGGATAGTCCAATAACTGGTAACGCATATACAACTAATTTTTCAAATCATTATCTTCCAGCACATAGCGATATGTATGTGAGATTAAGATTAATATCGAGTAGCGGAGCCGCTGGTTTGTCAAATGTGGTTACCGTATCTCAATATCAAACATATGTTTTTGTTGGGGCTGTAACGTCACCTCAACCAAATGGTGTTATAGATCCAACATATGGTGATATTGCCATATCGCCAACAACATCTGTATTTAGCAATCTGTCTGGTTTCACAGGTGAGACTTATCTTAAACTATGGAAAGTCGGTAATCCTGAAACATCAGCTTCTTTAATAGGCGGGTCGTATGTAGACTATGCAGGTCAGTCTTATGGTTTACTAGGCTTAGAATACGGTCAAAGCTATTATGCCAAAGTTAGATCTGTTGTAAGTGCTGATTTTTTATTAGGAAGATTTTACGCAAGTGAAGAATCTGGCGCTATCATATTTCAAACTAGACCTCATTCCGCTTATATTGTTAATCAGACACAGGTGACAAGTATAGAAAATATAGGACTTATAAATGGCGGACCTTACAGTTATTTTAAAATAACAGGTAAATTTATATTACAACCAGGAACAGTTTTATTTGCTGTATCCGCAAGTTATAATGAAAGCTATGCTTTGTTTGGTGGTTGTACATTTGGGGCTCCTAGTACCATCACAGACCCAATATACAATTCTCTGTTCGGTCATCATAGAGAATATGTCTCCCAATCCGGTTTAAATGATGTTAATGGGGTAATTTTTAAAGAAATTATGCAATCGGCTATAAATCCTGTTCAGCCGTTCAACGGCTGGTCTCTTGCTCATTTTGCTTATAGTTATCCAGCGTCTGTTAAAATAAATGGTGCTGGTGGGTTTTTTGAAATTGTCACCAATAACACACCCGACGGCAGTGGTGTTTAATATATTTAACTTATAAAAACATAACTCCTATACCAGACCTCAGGGTCTGGTATAGGACTATGCTCTATTTTAACTAAACCCCAAAAGTATAGCCATAAGCTCAGCAGCAGTTTTAAAGAAAGATGCTATGTCGTCACCTTCTCTAAGTTCTAATATAGCTTTTATGGCTGCTACACTAAACACTAATACAGTCACTACAGTAGCGCTGATAAGTGCCCAGCGTATCACAGCAGAGCGCTTCAAATCATCTTTTGCTTTCAGCAATTCCAATTCAGCTCTGACTGTATCAGCTTTATGATCTTCTATCTCATCGCCTTCGGCAAAGTGAGTGTCCACCACATCTTCCAATATAGCGATCTTTTCTTGCTTAGTTAAGGTCTCGAAAATAGGTAAGATGTTTTCCCTCACATCTCCATCATGATCATCGTTAGCATGAGACTTGATTCTCAGTAAAGCACTTTTGAACTTACTTACATTATCGGACATGTTAAGACCCCTGTGTAGGCAGAGGTTGTGCCTGAGCAGGTTGTGATACTTTCTGAGCTTCAGGAGTCTCATCAAAAGGTGGTAGATTCCATTCATTATCCCAGATCTTACCCATGAGTTCTTTTTCAGCCGATACTTGAGAGCTACCCAACATACTTTTCTCAGGTTTAAAGGGAAGATGAGAAACCTTCAAGATAACCCTAACAGGTTTACCCTCAGACTTTTCATTGATCAAAGGCAGTATGTTATCTAGCTCCACATCGATCTTACACCATTCAGACTCAGTACCGTCTTTCTTTTTATAGACATCTACTTCATAGGTCAGATTAGGCAAGACAATGACAGTCGTAGATCCGTCTTCTTTAACCAACTTCATCTCTACAGATTTAGAGTGAAAGACGTATCTGGATTTCTTTAAACGTTTCTTAGCTACGTTTCTGAAACCTTCAAAGAAGTCTTGATCTATAGCGATATTATACTCTGTGTTGTTTTGCAGAGCCTTATCACCGCCCTTCTTAACCTTGTATGTAAAAGTATAAGAAGTCTCAGTGTTTCTAATTTCTTTTCTAACTCTACATCTGACACCGTTCATGAACTCACTTTCGATTTGTTCTTGTTCGATGACTTCAGAGGCTTGTTTCAAACCTTCAGGATTGGTAATGTGAGCATAGATAGCTACTTCGATTTCACTGTTTAACTTACTTTGATTAACAGTGTCATCCTCAAAGGCTAACTGTAACATGTTGAATAATTTCATACATATCCTTTCACCAGTTTAAAAAAGCTGGTTTATGTTCTAAAGAAAGTAAAGCAGCAGATACTTTCTTTACTTCTTTGAATTCTTTCTCAGAGATCGTGGTGTGCAAAGTTTGCCATTTAGGTGAACTGTGATCTACCACAAGCTTATGATACCCTTTAGGTAAGAACAAATCATCTTTATAAAAAAGTCCTTCTGGATTGGTTATCTCTACAAACCAAGTGATCGTAATCTTACTGTTTGTTTGATCAGCTTTACCTTGTAGGAGTAAATCTGCAAAGACTATTTTACCTACTGTACGCTGATTGAAGTTGGTGTGATCCTTGTCATACCCTACTATCCAGTGTTCTCTTGTTCTATCAGCGTCGGGTACCAAAGTTTTATCAGGTATCAAAGCAGCTTCAAAATCAAGTCTAGAAATGACATAGCCATTTTTGAACTTATCTGAATCCATCAAAGTCTTATCAGCTAAAATGTCATCCAGAAAAACTACATACCCATTAAGACAATCCTCTATATTCATAGAAGCACTTATGCGAGGCACAGTTCTATCTTCCCCTGGTGTGGCCTTATAAGGCATTAAAGGATAGAAACTATCAGGCGGGTTCTTATCTATGCGTATTAGAAAAGGCTGAAGAGTCTGTGTCTTATCCACCACAGTGAAGTTTTTCAACTTCTGAGGAGTTTGATTCTTTATGTATTCCTTGAGATTGTCTTTAGACATACTACTTAACCTCTAGCTTTCTAAGCATATCTCGTTGAAAGTCTCTGGCTTTACCCATCTGACTATTACAATCTTTCAGATGTTTGTTAAGAGCAACAGAATGATTAATTAAAAGACTTTCTCTACCTTTATCCCCAGCAGACATATATTCTGTCTTACTAGGTGGGGTGGATATTTCACAATCTTTGAGTAACTCATTAGGAATAGTGATATAACTATATTCAGTTTTAATCACAGTTACAGGATCAGCTCTAAATGTAGAGCAGCCCATAATACCCACGGTGGAAATCACCACCATTAAACGCCAGTAGCTGTACCAGATTTGAAACATTTCTCATCTCCATCACAAAAAGATTCCCACAAAGCCTCGATATTTACTTCACTTGCCTTTTCACGGTAGGCTTCAACATCTGTATCTGTAACACCAGGATCTGTGTCTAATCCTTCGATGTCTTTAATACCTTTAGATTTCTGAAGATCAGAAATTCTTTTATCCTTTTTAGCCAGTATGGTTACAGTACGTTTATCACGCTGGGTTAACTCAGTTGTCAATTCCAAAGTCAATTTCTCAGAAATAGCGATTCGATTCTGAAGTATGTTAACTTCTTTGTCTTTAGAAGCAACAACTGCTTTCATGCCTTCTATGACTTTGTTTTGTTTCTCTAGTTCTACCTTAAGACTAGCCACAGTTTCAAAGCCAAACTTCTCTCTGATCTGATCCATGTTAAAGAACATGAATAAAGATATCAGAAAAGTGAGCATGATAACCAAGTACAGACCGTACTTCTTACCTGCAAATAAAGCGGTTAACATAAATTCATTTCTCCATTGTTCTTAATGAAAGTATAGCCTATAGCTATAGAGTCTATGGCGTGTTCATCCAGACTATCTAAACTAACCTTTAACACAGGTAGTATTAAAGGATTCCTAAGGATAGCTTCCTTAACAGAACCTTTATCGCTGCTCATAGTAGCTCCTATGGTTTTCTTAACCACCATAGGTTCTATGGTTCTGAAGAGTGTATTGTGATTATGGGTTATGACACAATCATGCAGATGACTTATTACTTCTACTAAAGAAGCATAAGCACTGGGTCTAAAGCTTGAATAGAAAGGACTTTCACAAGCCACTGCTACAGGGTTATAGGTTCTGATCACATTTGAAAAAGCATTCTTAAGTCTATACAACTTAAAAACTCTTTCAGGATGATAGTCTTCTTCAAACTCTATTGTGTTTTCAAGATGTTCGTTAACCAAAGTGAAAGCAGTTATACCAACCACTTTCTTACTCATCATGTCAATTTCGTAGACTGAAACACCTGTTCTATTTAACCCTGGATCCACAGACACCATGTTATACGATTTAAAGCCATCAGGTATATCTAGAGGCATAAGACTTACCTTTTTTATTTAATACAATTTCATAGCATATAAAAACAGGGTAAATATCTGACTGAGCCTTCAGTGGCTCAGTCAGATATGTTTTAGCTAAGAGTTAGCAAAGGTTCAACGCTACCCACGTTCAGCATAACCGTCATGTTACGATTGATGGCGTTCATAGGCAAGAATGTACCAATGAAGTTACAAACCTGCATCGCTATGGCTTCGGTGTAACCAATAGATGCACCGTTGAAGTCACCGGTCACGACACGATCCACACCAGAGCACAAAGCGATCTCAGAGATAATGGCGTAGTTAGGATCTCCATAGATCACATTACATACGTTCATGAATTCTTCAATGTCAGTTACACCCATGGTAAAAGGTACTTTGGCATTGGCTGCGATGTAATCACCTGTAGTGACCAATACCCCGCCAGTGCCTATAGCAGGTGGAGTAGGATTAAGATCACCAACGTTAGGAGAGAACTCCACACTGGTAACTACACCAGAGTTCACTGTTCTCAATTCAAGAACAGGTACTGTAGAAGAAACATCCATCAAACGTGCGTAATAAGCAGCGTAAGTAGCACCGTTATGCGTTTCCAATCTACGCATGCGATACTTGATACGCTCAGAAGCAGTCAGATCGTTGGCGATAGGTCGCAGAACAAAAGGTAGATGTTTATATAAAGCAGCGTCACGAGGACGATGCTGCACAACCTCAGTCTTAGGAGTACCGTCAGCACCCACCGTAACTCTAACACCACCATTACCGATACACAAATATTTAAGTGTGGGTAACTCACCACCAGCTAAAGTCAATCCAGCGTGTACGTTGAACTTCTCGTTCAATGTGCTATTGGGTTTGATAGTCAGAGGCAGATCCATGTACTGAGCTGTTTGCAGGTGTGCGCTGTAAACTGTACGTACGATATTTTCCATGTTGATCCTTGTTTATCAGGCAAATTTTAAAACTGACTTTTCTTCAGGAGTCAGAGATTCATAGATCTCATGTCCTAAATAACCTTTTTGGCTGTATAGTCCTGGTACATAACCTGGATAATCAGCTTCCATAACATGTCCTGGGAATAGTAAACTTACATCTGTGTCGTAAGTACCTTCTAGCAAAGCATCATTTTTCAAAGTGATAACTTTATCTAGACTGACACTTACATCAAAGACATCAAAGTTTTTATCTATTACAGTCTCTATGTTTCTATCTACGATTACTTCAGTATTCGTATTAAGAACATTGACTTCTACCTTAGCAGATTCTTCCAAACCTACTGTACAGAGTCTTTCCCCTACTCTGATAGCAGCCCAGTTAACAGGTACGACTTCTTTGTCATTGATCTCTCTGAGATACTGTACGCTATAGCTACTCAGCTGTACCATGATACTGATCATGGCTTTCTGTACGTTAGCCATCTGCTTAGTCTCATCTATGACATAGCCTGTGGCAGCCATAAAGATGTTCTTCATGAGATCATCAGCTTCACTATCTAGATAGTCATAGGTAGTTAGATTCTTCTCAGATAACCAATCAGTAAAGAGAGTTTGAGTAGGCACTAAGCTGTATCTCTTATCTCTATATAGAGTATGGATCATCTCAGCTATCTGACCTCTATCAAACATATCGCCTGTATTACCAAGCACAAACCATTGTCTCTGTACTGAATTATACAATCTGTTTACCAATTCCAAAAAAGAAACTGTAGAGTAAACAGGTATGACATGTGGCATGTCGTCTAGTAAAGCTTGTGCTATCTGAGGCTTATCCGTAAAGATCTTCTTCTTAACACCTTTTAACATGGTAGTTAGAGAAGGTCTTGGATTCCTTACTTCCTTGATATTGATGAAATCAGGTACATATTCACTGCCTAACTTAAATCTCTTATGTAGGATATAAGTATAGTAAATGAAAGCATCTGCTGTTTTCATTGTGTATATCTGAGAAGACTTAGGGTCTTTAAACGATGTATATACATCGTAGTATCCCATTCTGGTCAGTTGCACCCAAGTTCTAACCAACACTTCTTCCATGGTGTCAGGTACTGAATCTGTGTAATCCAGCATAGACGACTGAAGATCCTTGCTCTGTATCACACTAGAGGAAGAGGTTTTCAACAGATGAGTAATCGTAGAAGTATTGTCATTCAGATAAGGTATATTACCGACAGCTGTAGGTCTTTCGTATTCATACAACTTATCTAAAGAAAAATAATCTTTCTCAGGTACGTTGGTCTCTAGATTAAGAGGTTTCTTTCTAACCCTTACTTCTGGATAGATCTTATCATCAAAAGCAGCTAACTGTCTTACAGACAATTCAGCCAAAGGTATGCCTCGATCTGAGAGTATCTTCTCTATCAGAAGTTTGAACTGTTCTACTTTACCAGAGTTTCTTTCTAAATAGTTAATGTTTCTATAAAGAAACATCACTTGTTTGAAAGTCATGTACGGCATATACCTGTCTAATCTACCATGACTTGTCAGGTATTCTCTGATGTGAAAACTATGAGCTTCAAAAGTTTTACATTTCTCAGCTCTTAGATTTAAAAGCTTGCTGACTAAGTTTAAACAAAGTATGGCAAACTGAGCTGCGTTATATAGACTATCTGTTAAACCAAAAGCTTGTACATGCCATCTCTTCTGATAGTTCCAGATGTAGCTTTGCATTCTGGATATCAGGGTGGTTTCTTGTGGTTCCACAAGAGCGGGATCGTAACTGACTATGGTCCAATCAGGAGAAGCCAATGTTTTTTCCATATCAGCGGGTAGCAATATACCGTTGATAAGCAACTCTTGTTCGGGATGATCTTTTAACAGACTGTAGTAGTATCTACTACCGTATCCGTATGCAGCCTTAGTGGCTGAGTGAGTAACCAGATTTTCCTTAGAAAAAACTATGGATTCGAGCGTATCTAATGATGTGACATACATATCTGTGTCTGTGGAATGATAAATTCCACAGATGTTTTTGTAGTACTTCCATTGTCGTTTGTCGTCAGGTTTACTGATACCTTTCGAAGTCAAAAGGTAATCCTGCATCATTTCAGCTGCTGTTTCTGATTTGATGCATATAGTTTTCACAAGCTTCGTATTGGCCTCAAGGTACAATTTATAGAAGTTTGTATCCAATTTGTTCTCCAGGAGTTTTTAATGAGCGAGCAGATAAATGAAGTAATCAAATCTATCAACTCTGGTAAAAATTACCCAGCTGTGGATTTGGTTCAGCGGAACCCACAACTTGCTGCTATGGTCAGTAAGTTAACAAAATCCAGAGACAGAACTGATTCTTCTTTAATAATGAAGGATGGGAATTCAGCTATTGACCAAAGTCAATTTCTAGGTATTTCCGATAAGATAAAAGCGAAGAAAAAAGACAATGAAAATATCATTCAGCTTTTTCCAGATATTGAATTAGGTATTCAAATTTTAGTGAGTTCTATCTTATCGCCAAAGGATATGGTCAAGACAGAACTTAATTACAAGCTAAAAGATAGTATTTTCCCATCTGAAATAACGATGGGATTGCATGATATAACTCGCAAACATTTAGAGAATCACTACGAAATAATAAAAGAACTACCTTTTATCATAAGAGAAGCTTTGTTCGGCTCAGGTAGTTATGTAAAAGCTGTTTTACCGGAAAGTATTCTTGACGATATCATACATCAAAGATCTATTTCAAAAGAAAGTTTAGATCTGATAAGTGAGACTGGTAAGGTTAAGCTTAATCAAGGCATAGGCATACTAGGCGATTACTCATCCGAACAGAAGATTGGTTTAGAGTCTATCTTCACAACCGCACAAAGAAAAAAGATATCCGGTTCCCTTTTTTATTCTGTTTCTGGAAAAACAGAAGTCTTTGATGATAAAATAAATATCACTGACAATCTAGACATGTTGAAGTATTCTAGAGTTAAAGAATCTATTAGGAAGAAAGCTATACGAAAAATAGCCACCGAACATGTTCGCATACATAACGGTGATATGACTGACATTATGTTTGGTGATTCTAGAGGCAGAAGTCAAAATTTGCTTGTAGTTGGCGATAAGAATTCTGCCAGTAGAAAGTCTATAGGTAGACCGCTTACTATGAAAGTGGCAAGCGAAGCGGTTATACCAATACACATACCAGGTGATGAAACTAAACATATTGGTTATTTTATTCTGATAGATCCTGCATCAGGCTACCCAGTATCTGTTAATAGTAATTTAACTGGAAGTCAAAGTTTATCGTCTCTGTGGCAACAAGCCAATCAAGGCGGGTCTGCTTCTGGACTTATACAAAAAGCCAGACAAAACCTTATAGCAAGTAATTGCGGTGATACTAATAACCTAGAACAGATTGTAAGGGTATACGGTAGTATCGTCGAAAACAATCTTATTAACAGACTTCGTAACGGTGTTTATGAAGCAGATTATCAAATTTCTGATAATGAAGAAATTTACAGAATAATGCTGGCCAGATCCCTAGCTGGTAAGTTTACAACCATGGTTTATATACCAGAAGAGTTTGTAACTTATTTTGCTTTTAAGTATCATCAAAACGGAACTGGTAAATCTTTACTTGATGATTTGAAAATCATCACAAGCATTCGATCTATATTGTTATTTGCCCGCGTGATGGCAATGACTAAAAGTGCTATTAACCTTACTCATGTTAATATGAGTCTAGATCCTAATGATCCAGATCCAGAAAAAACAATAGAGATGGGTATGCATGAAGTCCTCAAAATGCGTCAAAACTATCTTCCTTTAGGTATTAACACACCTACTGATCTGGTAGATTGGATTAATAGAGCAGGATTTGAATTCACTTTTGACGGGCATCCTGGTATCCCTCAGACTAAATTTGATTTTGAGTCTAAAAATATTCAACATCAAATACCTGACGACAGTCTTGATGAAAATCTTCGCAAACAAACTTATATGGCGTTTGGACTGAGTCCAGAAACTATAGATAATGGTTTCAATTCGGATTTTGCCACTACTGTGGTGTCTAATAACATACTTCTTTCAAAAAGGGTGAGCCAGTATCAAGACGTTCTTTGTTACTTCATAACGGATTACGTTAAGAAACTACTTTCTTGTGATGAGGTCTATAAAGAAGATGTCATATCCTTTCTTACTGAAAATAAAAAAGTCCTTAAGAAAGTACTAGCTTCTGAAGAAGTTGAAAAGAATTCTTCAGATGTTGAAAACGGTGATTTATTTTTTATCGTCGAAAAATATCTGGAATATCTGGATATAAGCCTTCCAAGACCTGATGAAACATCTGTTAATAGTCAGCTTGAAGCTTATAACAAATATGAAGAGGCCATAGACAAAGCTATAGATTCTTGGATAAGCACAGAAATTATAACTACTGATATTTCAGGTGATATCAGCAACTATATAGATACTATCAAAAAGATAGTAAGGGCGCATTATCTGAGACAATGGATGTCTGATAACAACTTCCTTACTGAGTTGTCTGATTTGGTTACCAAAGATGAAGATGGTAAACCTAATATGAATTTGTTTGACATTAATAAATCTCATATAGAAGGTTTGGTGAAAACCTCGGTTAAGTTTATAGATTCCATGAAAGCAGCTCGTGAAAAAGCAAATACCGACATTCAGAATCTAGGAACAGAACCAGCTCAGCCAACCGATAATAGCTCACAATCTGATGATGACGATACGAGTTTCCAAGATACTGGAAGTCAAGATGCTGGTATGGATGATTTTTCTTTAGATGAAAATAAACCTGAAACAGATCAAGACAAAACATCTCAAAATACAGACGAGCAAGCACAAGACGGTCAAAAAGCACAATCTGCTCAAGAACCACCAGCTCAGTAATCTTTAAATAGAAAAAAAAATAAACCCCATGGCCTTTTGGGCTGGGGGTTTATTTTAGTTCTTATTTACACAGGAGTTGTTTCAACTCCTTGATGTTTTTGGCGATGGCACCGGACCCATCCCAGGAGTCCCCCAGGAGTTGAATCATCGAACTGAGACCTACCGCTCCTGTAGGAATACCCATTAGAGACAGCAGTTTATTTTTAGTAGTCTTGACAAAGATTCCTTCATTACCACTTTTATACCGCTCATGGACACATATGTGTCCATGTTCACTACCTTGCACAATCAAAAAACGACCGGTTTCCCAGTCGTAAGAGACATACATGTCTCCATCAGAGATTTCCTTTTCGTACAAGATACCGTCATAGTATCCTGTGCCATTCCCCCACTCTCGATTAAACACCAGAGTCTTTTTCTCCTTGATCAAACGTTGACAGTGTCGGTAGAATATTGTCCCTGCTTCTGTGGTAGGTGTTCTATCCGTTCGATGTAAAGTATCGTCATTCGGACCGCCCATACAACCGCCCAAGAGCGCAAACGAAAATTTTTCAAATATTTGTGCCATGAGTATCTCCTTAACTGATAGTGTCGCAGAAAGAACGACTTAAACTACAGCGATATCTCAAGTTAAGTATATGTTATTGAAACTTATTACAAGAGGTCTGTGATTAAATTCCATCGATTTTCTTTTTAAAGAATTTAGTTGTGAATTTAACAATTATAAATGTACAGCTAATAGCTATTATGACAGATAGTAAAGTGAAGCCGAACTGTGTTACTGTCATCAGAACGGTATGTTTTTCATTATCTTCATAAACCCATCTAGCCACTTCTCTTAATACATGCCATGTTGCTATTCCAGTAATAGCGAAAATAGCAAATAGAACAAGAGAGTAGAAATGAAATACTGCATATAGCAATAAAACACAAAATCCCAACACGCTAAGAAAAAAAAATCATTGTAATCTCCATTGTAAATATTAATTAGAAGTTTGTGCTTTAACTATAGTTGAAATAATTACACATCCCTCGGAATGATCCGAGGGATGTGTATATTTTTATTTAATCTTTTCTGATCAAATAACCTTTAGCAACTGCGTTCTCATAAAGCCTATAGATAACCCCATCTTGCGTAACAACCAAATCGTGAAGACAGATTCGCTGACTTTGTTTCTTATGCAATGTCAATGAATCAAGAACTTTAGCAAGAATAGGTGTTTTCGCATGACTGACTGACCACAGACGATCCTCGAAGTTATAATCGAGTTCTTTATCAGTCATAGGCAGATAAGTCATGCTGTAGTTTTCTGGTAGAAAAACACAACTTATCTCATCGGGCATGTTGAGAACATTTCTTGCTTCAGTTGCAAGTTCGTCATAGTCTGTACCGAACACAATCTGAAGAATCTTCTGGCCAAAGTTTTTCAACTCAAGCGACAACATCGGGCCATACTTTGTCAGAATAAATGACTCCAAGTCCGAATAGTCTTCCACAAAGCTAGTGATAGACACCTTTTGAAGCTGCATGTTGTTCTGCACAAAAGAGTTGATAAGCTTTGTGAGCTTATTATCTATTGTCGACATAACAACGATTTTAGAATCATGACAATTTGGCGCGTTCCATTCCACCGAACTCTTTTCAAAGGCGCTTGCTAAAGCTGTCATCTTTCCGACTAATTCTTGAAGATCTTTAGATTCCCTCAATGTTTCGACGTAATCATCCATGATGTCTTTTGACACTACGGTGTTACTGACTATTCCAAAGCAACGAAAGATTTTATCCTGACCGATTTCAATGTGTTTAGACTGACCGCGTAAGACAACAGCACTTTCATTGATGTCCAAAATGGTATTACCGCTATCCACAATGCCAGCATCTTCTTCAGCAATGGCAGAAGCTTTTGAGATCACTTCAGCTTGTTCTTTGAAATTGTCCGTCCTCACAACAGAATTCATAGAGTATTGCTTACCCATGAAAGTGATTGTGTGTTTAGCTCTGTCCATCTCACTGCCTTTTCTCATGACAAGATCTTCAATTTCTTTCTTTGCCTCTTTTGAAAGCTCAGATGATCTTGGTGGGTTTACTTGTTGAACTTGTTGTTGAACAGGTTCCTCAAAGTATTGCTTTTGCGATTGTGACTTGCCGAAACGGTCAATGACAATTTCATTTTTAGGACTACCAGCAGCCATTGTGTCCATCTGCTGACGACCAGACTGATGCATAAAACCAGAATTATTATTCTGATATTGCTGCTGCATCGGCATTTGCTGTGGGTAATTTTGCACCGGCATTTGCTGAGGATACGGCTGTGCAGGCATCTGTTGCGGATAACCGTGCATAGGCTGCATAGGCATCTGTTGAGGATGTCCCTGATGCATAGGCATCTGAATGGGCCGGCCGTAACTATCAACAGGTTGTCCCTGCTGATTGTAAAAAACTTGTACTTGTTGCATAGCTTGAGGCATTTGTTGTTGATACATTCTGTTTTGCAGATCCTGCAACTCCAGTTTTAGGTTGACGAAAAATTCACTATTCTGAGTTGATGCGTCTATGACTCGTGAGTCTGACACATCACGCACAGCGTCTACTGTAAGTACTAACATACTCGTGTAAAGAGTAAGGTACTTATTCACACAATCTTTCATAGCCATATCAGTAGACGAGTAATTTCGCCGTTCTACCTCTAAAGCCATATACAAAAGTGTGTGGTTAAGAATTTCCTGAAACTGTTGATTGTTCCAGTTATTCATAACCATAGTGTTATAACAGTACATCCTAGCCTGACTGTTGTTAGCTCTTGATGAAGCCTCATTAGCCAAAGCAACAGCTGTCTTATGAACAAGATGTTGGCAGTTAGGTGGTGGTATTACATGTACTGTTAATGGGAAATTATACTCCTCATACATAATCAGCGGTAGTATAGGAGCATTTATGGGTAACATTTGAATTCCTTGTGGTTACTCAAATATAGTAAATGTTACCGATTAGCTTTCAATAGTCCTATCGGGAAGATAGAATGTTTTCAGCGCTTTTTCGGTTTCTGATAAAATATGTTCAAGCTCAGGATTCTTTATGAAGTTGCCTGTAACTGGATCAAAATTGACATATGGGTTAAGCCTGTTTGTTGGAGATGGATTACTTTTACCCAAGAACAGAACACTTCCTGTGGTAATCATACTCACATCTAGATGGTTTGCTTCTGATATAACCATCCGACCTTTCTTCTCACGAGAACCATTTCCAGTAGCTTCCTGCATGGCAGCTTTAGAGGTAATCTTGAGATATTTGTGGTCGCCGGAGTATGAAACTGTCTCAGCAACAATTCTACCGTCTGTCAATTTGTAAATAGGCCCTGGATTGATCTTCATTGACATCGTGGTTCGAACATCTTGAAATAACAACCTACCACGCTTTTGTAAAATCTTGTTGAGATCAAACATACACGTTATCATGCTTGATGTGATGTCATAAAGCATGTAGTAAACTATATCTAAATTCTTAAGATACATGTTCAGGTTGTTACTATCGTCCTCTAAGACCATGTGGTTGAAGCTTTTGACGATAACAGCCAACAGATCGTAATAACTATCTACATAGATATTTCTTTCTTTCAGCTTGTCAATAGCTATTGAATCCATACAGTCGTCGAGCGAGATCAAGTGATCGCGTATTTCCTGAATCAATTTACTGTGAGAGTGGTTACCTGAAAAGATAACACTTCCCAAAGTCATCATCCAGTGCTCTTTGGTTTCCAGAAACGCCAGAGTCACTTGAGTGGGAAAGTGATCAACGATGTAAAAGAACCCAGCACAGAATTCACGAACCGTATCATTCCACAGGTGTCTTGGAACAGCCAGTTTGATGTCAGTGGGTTTATAGAACTTATCTTTCGATGTTTTAGGTTGAATCTTTGTAGACTCAACAATAACCCAATCACTCTCAGGGAAAGTTTCTGGATTAATTTCAGCACCGCCAGCTTTTGGAACACAACCTACATACCTGCTAAAGGTTTCTGAAAAACCATATTTTGCAAGCAAGTAGTGTACATTACAGGTATTTGCTTTTGTGGTCGGTGGTAACTTCTTAGATGCTGGCGATCTTCTGTAAAGACTTGCCCAGATAACGTGTGTGGTTATCCTTACATTATCTACTGTGATAGAGTGATAGCATCTGTAGAAACTATTCCTATCACGCAACACCCTGACAAAAACACTTGACTGTCCAGGAGAAATTACTTTATCTGAAATAACTGGTGCTACGTGATACATAGTACCAGATAAGTGAAAAGTCCCAGCCTCACCTATAATAGGTAAATAAAAGAAACGATCTGGAAGTCGCTCGCCTTCAAACTCAAACATAAATCTAACAAGATATACATCAGACTGGCTAATGTCTGCTGTTCTTTTGTTATTTTTAATTCGAGTTGCTTCAGCAAACTCTTCAGCTGGTGTGCAACGCCGACAACCTATGTACTTTAGACCTACGGGATAACCTTTCAGATTCATAAAAACATTATGAAGATAGTCTTCAGGTCTCTGCATAAGAGCCTGACCCACCCCATTCATAATGAGTGGATTGACTTGTGGTGTGTTTTCCACCAAAAAATCTTGAAATAACCCCATGACAACTCCTTTAATTTCAGGATTGGTTTTTACGCATAGCGGCCCAAATGCTTATGCCGGTTAGGATAACAACGCTTGTTAACTTAACAAGTTCGTTACTATCTTTGCGGTTTGCAGAACGGGCATCATAGTAATCATCTCGAAGTTTAGAATTTTCCTTAATCATTTCTTCGAAAAAAGCAGAGCGATTGTTTATCTCTTCTTTAATCTTTTCGTTCTCTATTTTGAGTCTCTTAAGTTCAGCTTCTGCTTCGGCAGTTTCTTTCTTAAGTCTCAAAGTTTCAAGTTCGTGATTATGACGAATGGCTTCTAGTTCTTTTTCTCTTTCAATTGCTTTTGTTTTATGGAGTTCAGTTTCTCTCTTAGCTTGTTCTATCTCTAAACCGTTTATAGATTTAAGTTTTTCAAGTTGTGTTTGTGCTATATTCAGCTGTTTCTTACTGAGTTGTTCAGTTTGATCATCTGACATAGCTTGTTCAAGAGTTGGATAGAACCCCATCTTTTCTTGAGCATCTGACATAGTCATGGCATGTGGTGTCATTACAACACTACCATCTTTATGTGCTATATAAGTTATATAAGCAGCAGAAGGTTTGCTTGGATCCTCAATAGGGTCTATTTCTAGGAAATCTTTACCTATCTTAATAAACCTTTTTCCATATTTTTTCTCGTTGTCGACGAGTTCTATGACCACACCAGAGTGTTTTATCTGACCGCCTACATCTTTAAACTGCTGAAGTGTTCTACCTTCTGGGCTAAAAGGATGCGGTATGTGAGGAGAATAATCTTTAGATGTTAAAAGTAAATCTACTTGTGGGCAATAACAGGCTTTGAGTTTACAGATCTCGCTTGCTTGTATATTGTTATCGATTACTATGTCGATGCTGTTTGAATGGCTGTTGTTATCAAAAGCCCTGGATAACATCTCACGGATAATTTCTAATTCTTCACTCACATCGCCGTGTATCTTCTGATAACTTGTTATCATGTTGATAGTGTCGATTACATTTTCACTTCCGTTGAATTTGTATACTGTTCTGACAATAAAATATTTATTTTGTATAACACCGTTAACAGCTCTTCTTACAAACATAGGTAAGTTATTTCTTTGAACAACCACTACATCTTTAGCAGTGTTGTTTATGAAAAAAACTGTTTTTCGGAAAGGTGTGTATATCTCCATGTTGTTTAGGTCGTTGCAAAAAGTAGACTTACTGCCTATACTTGCCACTTGGTTCATCATCTCAGCACCTTTTTAAATAATAAATAAAAACAATTGCTGACTGCAATTTCAAATAAAATATATGTTGTTGAAGTAAAGTACAAACAGAACAAAAAAAAAATAACATCCCCGGCCTGTAAGGGCTAGGGGTGTTATTTATCAGTCGAGTGTGGTTTCCTCAACTGATTCAGGTACACTTACGTGTACCACGTACCATTTGATGGCTGCCCCTTCGGGCAACCGTGGGCCAGAATACTGTCCGACCACGATGAATTCATCGTGGGTGAATTGCACGGTCACTCGTGCAAGTGGGATTTCGGTCAGCAGCTGCTGACCGAAAATTCGAGCTGTGTCAGCATGACCGACACAGCTTTCTGGACCTCCGTTTTTTTGGATCAAGTAAGCGGCATCCGCCGCAGTCGTTTCTTGAATGTTAATGTTGGCGACGGATGTCGCCAACATGTTCAGTGAGAATGCGTTGCATACTTTAATGCTCATGACTATCTCCTTAGCTGAGAGTGTTACAGATAAGTAACTTAAACCACAGCGATAGCTCAAATAGAATATATGCGACTGAAAAAGTTTACAAGAACCTATTTAGAAAAAAGATACACACAGCCTCATGGCTGTGTGTATCTTAATCTATCAGAAGTTAAACTCCATAGCTCCAGCTGGAACATCATGAGTATTCATACCCAGTAGATACCCACCTAAGCGTTCTTCCTGAGCAGCACCTTGAATACCGTCGATAGTAATCCAATCAGCTGTAAAGGCCAAAGGCAGTTTCTTAGGAATATCAAACTCAGGTTGAATGCCAAAGAAACTATAGACCTCACCTGCGTAGTAACAGACTTGTTGGCAAAGTTTCTCAGCTGTCAAACCAGATACTTCTCTTCCATTACGGAACAAAGTCTTATTGACCCAATCCAGCTCTGTCTGTATCACAGCTTTGATCATCTCAGCGATCTGTGTGCGACACTGATTAAAAGCCATCAGACCTTTAGAAGCACGCATCATGGCGTCAAGGATGATCATGTCACCTTTAGAGTGAATATGATACTCATCTTGACAGATCTTCTGCACAGCTTTAGCAAATGGAATATACCTACCTGCCTCACCATACGAGAAAGTCACTGTAAAGCTTGCCATGAACTGGATGCGCTCCAGACACAAAAGAGCAGCTACATACATAAAGACTACGTTGTAGACTTCCTGACTGTTTCTATCCAGTTGGTTAAGAGCGAGTTTGTGAGAGACCTCATACGCTTTTTCAAGAACTGTGTTGATAACAGACATTCTTTCAAACGAAGGCTTTAGAGCCAGGATATCTTTCATGACCTTATCAGGGTCATCAAAAGCATTCTTGACCATCTCACTGTATGTCAAAGCATGTACTTGCTCATTGTCACCCACACGCTGCCAATATGACCACAGAGTCGTATCGCTGGTGAAGTTAGCTCCGATACCGGAGATACCCTTACTCACCACACTGTCAGCTTCCCATTGCCAAGCAATAGTGTCCAACATGATCTCGTAGTCTGTGCGAGGACAAGTCTTAAACTCTAACAAGCAAGATTGGAAATCAAACTCCATCTCATCCCAGTCCTGAGCTTTGAGTTTCTTATACAGATCTCTCAGCTCAGGTAACTGTACATTGATAGAGTCTGTCAATCCAGCATCTTCACCAAGTACAAGCTCAGTGCCGATATAGTCTTTCTTTTCATTGTTGAAAATCTTACTAGAATAACTCATACTCACCTTTTTTAAAGTTTGCAGCTGTCACCGCAGTTCTCTTCCACAGCCATTTCTTGAACCTCCCCAGACCCATCTTTGCTGTTGGTGAGTGTATTACTGTAATACTTAGACTTAACTCCATACTTAATCATGGTAAAGTATTCAGTCAAAATCTGCTTATCGCTGAGCATCACATTCTTAGATCTATCTTTATAGGTATCCACGCTGATAGACTGATCAGTGAACTTTTGCATAACAGCATAAGCTTTGATCATATCTACACCAGGGATATCATAACCGATCTCGTACTTATCACCCAACAGATCACTATCAGTAGCTACCCAATCCACTGTGTTGTTCTCATCAGACTTCTTCAAAGACAAAGCGCGGATAGGATAAGGACCGTTAGGCACACCTGAAGCTTTAGATGAGGATTCAGTAGGCATCAGGTTTATCAGACAGCTAAAACGAATACCGCCGTTTTTAACGATATCGGAACGAAGAGCTTCCCAGTCATACTGAAGATCAGTAGTGACCAACTCATCCACAGCTTTCTTATAAGTATCAATAGGTAACCATCCGTTAGCCCATTTTGTTTTATGGATCCAAGGAGCGTTACCTTTTTCAATACCTAATTCAAGAGCTGCCTTAATGACAAAGTAGGCATGGCGTTCAGAGATACGATGAATCTCATTACGACCTTCAAGCGTGCTATACTTAAGACCTTTACGAGCAAGCACTGTAGCCAGTCCAATATGTCCAACGCCAGCATTCAGACGATTCTTAGCAGTGAAACCGATATGTGGCAAAGCATAGGTAGACAAATGTATACATCTGTCGATCATTCTCAGAGCCAACTTACAGGTCTTGTGATACTGCTCGTCTGTAAGAATGTTAGGAAGAACAACAGCACCAAGTGAGCACAGCGCTACTTCTCCTGGAATTTCCTTGCTAACTATATCACCCACGACATAGTTCTTATAAGTGTTACTATTAGGCACTGAGAAGAACTCACCTTTTGTCAGACTACCTGCATAAGTCCTACCCCTGCCAGTTACAGACACTTCAAGATTATAAGGAAGTTTAACTATGTTACCATTAGTCTGTGAGAATGAAATATGGCCATAATCACCAGTTCTATACAGGTCTTGCACCGAATTATAACCTGATGTGGGTTCGGTAACTTCCAGACAGTTTCCTGTAAGCACACCTGAGAATACACCCATTCCTTTCAAAGGTTCTGTAAAACAATACGTATCGTCATAACGTCCTTTATCTATGACAGATTTGATCATTTCAAAACGTCGTGCTGTTCTGTTACCTGGCCTGACTTTTGAAAGATCGATTCTGTTTAAAGTTAAACCTAGAGTGATAAGTTTATATAACTCATCATTAGAAAGTAAGAGTCTCCATTCCTGTTGACAATAGTGGGTGGTTTTACCGTCTTTATGGTTTGGTATACTTTTAAAACCCGCATCTGCTACATTGGTTACAGAAGTCATCGCACCAAGTTCTTGTAAAGACAGTTTAAGCCTATAAAGAAAATCAAAATTAGCACTAACTATCTGTAAAGAAGCAGATCCTTTATTATCCATCAAACACCCATCTGAATCTAACAAACCTGCAAACCATTCAAGTCTGGTTTTTATGGTGTGCGTACAGGAAGGTATGAAGAATTTTTCCTTTAATACATCTGTCTTATAACGAATGTTGAACCGTTGCTCATTTTTAGTTACGCTTATAATACCTTCTTTATCCTGAAAATAAGGCAGAAGTTCACGTTTCTTTCCGTAAAGATATATTACTGGATTTTTTCCAGAAATGGTACCGCTACCAGTAAAGAACCCATTTTCATAAGCAAGTGGCAGAGTAGATCTGCCGTGATCAACAGCCGATGTTTCGAATTTGATCAGTTTATCACCGGGTTGTAACTCTGTGGTTCTTTTCACGACGACATCTTTTTTAGCACCGTGTTTGTTTTGAAGTTGAACAAACCATCTGTGATAGTCTGTAGCCTCAAGTACAGTCCCTGTTGTTGTAAATACAGTTTGCAAATGCTGGTTTTCACCAGTCTTTTTAACCGTAACTTTAGACCACGCGTCACCGTTCCAAACACTAACCTCTTGATTCACTTTTTCAGAAATTCTAACATAACCAAATTCTTTTGTCAGAATTGGTGTTTCTGGCGCAACGCAAAGATTTGAACTATGGATAGGTTCTTGAAAAGGGGTGTGGCGATTAGCCTCTTCAACGTTGAAGTGATACAGAGTAGATACCTCTTCAAACTGTGTCAACATAGTCAAACATAGATCACGAGCGCTCACATACTCTTTAGCAAAGTTATCGTCTTCTTCGTACTTCTTATACAAAGCTTCAAACTTCTCGATGTCTCCGCTGAACATAGCTGCATGAAGATCAGGAGCTGTGTAGCAGTTAAAAGAAAACATCTGCTCATCGTCTCTTGCTTTTCTAGCAAAGAAACTATTAGTCATCACAGCAAAGTGTACATCACGATTGCGTTTGGCTTCAGGAGTTCTTGGGTTCTGAAGCATGATGAGATCTTTGGCTTCTTTTTCAAAGATGTCAAAGTAAAATGTAGCAGCACCAGCACGACCTGCTTGCACACCTTTGATGGTGTTCTTAGCTGTAGTAGCAAAGTAAGGACGCTTACCACCATGGGGGAACCGACCACCGCGTACAGGATCACCGATAGATCTCAGATTGTGATGAGTGCCGATGCCAGCAGAAGCAGCTGTCATCTTAGAAGCGATCATGTCACCGCAATCGATAGACTCGTTGTTATCGGACACCTCAACCAAACAGCAGCTGGCGTAGCCATTCAGAGGGCTTCCCAAGTTCACATAGTTGGGTGTAGGCGCATTAAGACGGTTCAGACTAAACTCATCGTAGTATTCTTGCACCAACTTAAGCTTTTCTTGACTGTCTTCGATATCATCAGACAAGCGCATAGCCATACGCATGAACGTATATTGAGGGGTCTCATACCTGATACCAGATACCAGATTAGAAATGCTGTACTTGTGATGGATTTGTTTGATTTGACTATGTGCGTAATTAAAATCACGCTTATGATCTATGATGCTTTCGATTACTTCAAACTCAGCATCTGTGTATCCCATGTCAATAACCAATCCGGTCTTGATCAAATCTTCATTGATCTTCTTAACCGTAGGCATCTCATCACCATAGAGAGCTTTATGTAACCAAGCAGCATACAGTCGACCAGCCATCACGTTATGCGGCCAATCTTTCTTATACAAACAAGCGTTGATCAACTCTTTCTGAAGACTCTGACTATTCTCAATCTCTTTACAGTTACTTAAAGCATCAAGCACCACACCTGACCAATCCACACGATCGCCTAAACTGTCAGTAGCCCATATAGCCCATTTGTTCAGTTTAGAGGGTGTATATTCTTCTTTAGTTCCATCTCGCTTGATGATATACTTGATCATGAGTGACTTCCTTATTAGGGTTAAATCTGTTAGTTTTCTCTAAGTATTTTGTACTGAGCCAAACTATAAGTCTGCTAGTTATTTAGATATTCTAGGCAAAAAAAAAAAGATACCAGTGACATTCCTTGTATCTTTAATTAAGATTCTGTCGGAAAGTCATATATCAAAGTTTCATCTTGTTTAGATACCTCAGGTACCTTAGGTGTGATCTTAGTAACTTTCAGATCGATAGGTTCACAAGGCTTAGTGATATGCTCATACAAAGCACTCTCAAAAGCTGTTAACATATTCTTAAACTGAGTCTTCAGTTTCTTATAGATAAAGATCCTTTGTTCTTTATCCCTAACGATAATAGTAAAGACATCGCTGGTAACGTTGGCTGTGACGATACTGTAGATATTCTTACGCTTCAGAAACTTATGTTCAGCTGAGTTAACTTTGATGCTTCTCATCATACCTACAGACACAGGCTGTTTGTCATCGTAAGAGATAGAGATAGACATCTGATCGATATTCTTAACAGAAGCTTGAAACAGATTGTTAAAAGCCATCAAGTTAAGACCGTGGGATTTAAGGATTTGCATAATATTTTACTAAGGATGAATTGAGACGACTAATCTATATACCCTTAGTCTAAATAAAAAAGGAAAAAAGAAAAGGACCCCCGGAAGGGTCCTTTTCTTCTGTTAGGGGCAATATTACTACTATTTAAACTCAAACATATTTATATTTGGTAAAACGAGGGTCGTCGAGTCTTCTGCGTATTTGACCTTTCGACAAACCTAATGTTCTCACAGCATCATTAATTGTTTCAAACACAGTGTCATTTATGCTAATTTTTATTGTTTGTTTTTGCGTTAAACCCATGGCATTATTAAGCTGACCTTTACTCAATCCTAATTTACGCATAGCTTCTGATCTATTACTATAAGTAACACCATGCACAGTAACAGGAAAGTACCTAGCTTTACTAAGCTTTTCCTTATGCTCATCAGAGAATTCTATTCCCATTCTGGCTATGGATATTTTCTTACCTATTTCAGGATCGCGTTTAATACCACGTCTTCTATCAGAGGCCGCTCTCCACTTAGCTTTTGTTTCTTCTGTGGGTGTATAATCTTTAACACTTTCCCGCCATTTAGCTACTGTCTCTTGGCTTCTGGGATTAGCGGCGTACGCAGCTGCTATAGAAGCTGACATTTTAGCTTTAGTCTCATCAGTGTGTCTGGGTCTTAAAATATTTATTCTTAGTGTTTCAAAGACTGGTGTCGTGACGGCTTTATTACAACAATTCACATCTTCAATACATATATCTATATATTCTTGTTCTTTTCGATAAGCGTGTTCTCTGTCTATGCATTTAAAATATCTTACAAGAATATCACCCTGGCTATCTTTGAATAATTTTAAATACTTACTGTCTTTATCCGAACCGGTTCTAAAGGCAGAACTGTGAGAATATAATCTCTTTTTAAGATTGTTAGTAGAACCAATGTAATACAAAGGGGTCAAAGTGCTATAAAGTATATAAGCAGCTGGTCCCTCATGCGGAGCCTTTGTCATTGGTATATCTTCTACTATTCGATAATCGCGTATATTGAGGTGTGACATAGATTTGCATTAATAAAAAATAAGGAAAAGGAAGGACCCCCGGAAGGGTCCTTCCATTCCATTACGGAATATTAATGCAAATCTAGTTAGATCTGATGAAAATTCACCGGGATTTTGTTAAGTACAGCAGGTACGTTGTTCACAACGAAGGTCGTCATGATAGGCAGGTGTGTCACGAATGCATAACGTGGCTGCACCACGGTCTCTTTGCTGTAGGTGTTACCACGGCTCAGATTAGCAGTCATCACCAACTCAGGACCCCAGATCATGTTACCGAAGTTCAATGGGTTAGGAGCAGTGTTACGCTGCTCGTTGAACACACCGAAGGTCATGAAGATCTTACCGGCAACACGGCTGTCAAGCGTAGAGACGATGCGAACATCAAACTCACCACCCAACGTACGCAGATCACCAGACACGTTCAGGTAACGAGCCAGCACTGGATCTGTACCGATAATCACAACTGGCACAGCAGAGATACCACCACTCAGAGCGTCAGCAGCAGCTTTGTACTCAGAGTCACGATACATGCGGTAAGCGTAATCACGCAGCTTGTTCACCAGAGCAGCTTGCATGTCTTGAGCGCGTTCGAACGACTTGATGGAGTCCACCATGGTCGCCATATCCAGAGTTTCCTGGAAGTAGGTAGGACGCACAAAGAAACGACCCACGCCCAACACGTCAGGACCTTCACCCAACACGTCAGCAGCATCTACATACTGAGCCAAAGTACCAGCAGCGTCGATCAGAGCAGAAACTGCTTCGTTAGACACGCGGATACGAGTAGCGCTGATCAGAGCTTGCACGTCGGTAGCGTCGACAGAAGCGTCGACCACAGCAGGGTGCATAGCAGAGATAGGCGAACGCAATGGCACAGCGTACAGTTGCGTGAACTTGGTCACGTCGATCAACTGACCGCGTTGACGACGATTCATGTTCGTGTAGAAAGCAGTCAGGTCGTAACCTTCGATGGTACCAGCGTTGACCACAGCTACCACAGGAGCGGCAGGAGCAACAGCTTGATCCAATTGTTGACCAGTAGAGTCCAGAATGACGTGAGTCTGCACAGCGTTACCGTAGATAGAAGTCTTACCGGTTTCAATGTTCACAGAACCAGTCAACTTCAGCTCAACGCGAGCAATCAGGTTACCAGCGACCACACCAGCCAGATCCACCAGAGCGGAACCGTCAGCTTGCTTGGTATCACGGTTGATCAGAACACTCGTGGTTTCGAAGTTCAGAGTCATCACGCGATAGTTGTTTTGCGTGCTGTATGTGAAGTTAGCCAAAGGCAGGTTCGACACATTGAAACGCAGAACGTCAGCACCGAACTTGACATAGACGTTCTTGAGGTTCAAGAAGGTGTCTAGAGTGTCGGTGTTGTCCATCACGCCAGTGGCCAGCAGAGCATCGGTTTGACCCACGGCGATCAGGTTCAGTTCTTTACCGATCTTCAGAGGAGCGGTAGTGATAGATTGACCTTCGACGATCACAGCAGCAGGAGCTACGACAGCAGGATCCACGAACTGAGCGGCGTTTTGAGGACGCACAGCTGGAATCACGCGGGTCTGTTCTTTCTTCAGGATCGAAGCATCGGCCACAGCACGGATGATGTTCTTCTTACCAAAGTCACGGAATGCACCGTCGATGTTGTGTTGAGTTGCATCAAACACAGTCATCAGATCCACGGTCACGCCAAAACCAACTTGGTCAGGAGTCAGAACCAGAGTAGGGAAGAAGGTTTCGCCGAACTCGTCTTGACGAGCAGACTGCATGTTGTAAGCGATCGAGTAGATCGAAGCGTTGCGGTTCTCGCGCTCGTCATAGGCTTCCAGACCGAATGCACGCTCAGACATACCTTCAGCAGCACCCATAGTTTGCACAACCACAGCACCTTCCATAGCCACAGGGCTAGAGATGGTTTTACGGCTCAGCAGATGACGTGGGTCAGCAGCGATCATGCCGCCGATAGAACCGGCAGTGATTTGAGCAGGAGTGAGTTTATAACCCAGACCCAGGTCAGCCACGATCGATTCGATAGCGGTGCTCAGACCTTCATGTACATTGTTCAGTTCAGCCAATTGGAAGTCTTGTGCAGACTCCAGGGCAAACATGGTCTTGGTAGACTCAGGAGTAACCATGCGACCACCTTCGACGGTGTTACGCAGATGCACCAGTAGTTGCTGAACTTGGGTTTTTTGCTGACCCGTGGATTTACCAAATTTCATTTCGAGTTCCTTAGTTGGTTTCAGAGAAAGAGAAAGTCACAAAACACTACCTTGAAGTTCTTTCAGGTAAACAGAATAAATGCCAAGACACGAAACATCGCTCAGCGGCATCATAGAATAGAACTGTTGCACGCACTTTTTAGAAAAATCAAAAGCACCTTGCTTAGTTTGAAGGGTATTTATAATACCTTCATCAATGATAACATAAACGACATCGATATCGTTTACAAAATTATAACAAGACGTTTCACCATCTAAACTGATGACTTTGTGTGGCGCTTCGTCCGCAGGCAAAGTAAAACGATTTTTAATATAACTAACACTCTCTTCTGCACCAACTATCGGCATTACAGAAATTTTCAGCTCTTTAAGCTGTTCGTTGGAGAGATTGGTAAAATGTTTTGCAAAATCTGTTTTATCGGAATATCCAAAGAGATTATTTACTCTGTGTGTATTAGATAAATCAGTAAAGGCTGCAAACGATAAAGCCCAATCTCTTAAATCGTTGAGTGATAAGACACTACGGATTTTACCGTAGTTTCTAAATTCCATAACATTTATTTTATTGCGCACTAAAGTCTGGTAGACCCATTTAGGCATAGGACAAAAAATGTCAGGCGAATTAGGAATATGTGCATTTAAAAAATTGAACATGTTTATCCTTGATGAAGTTTTTTATCACTTAAGACTATGTTATGCCTCGATTGAACAAATCACTTATATAAGAAGAGAAGTCCATGGATGATAAACTTTTGCTTGCTAAAAGCATTACCCTTTTGTTCCGTGAAAGTCAGCTGAAACAGAAAACAGAAAATAGTTCTGACTTGGTAAGAACTGTGCTTGAGAGCATTAAGATCATTGACGATGCCTCTACCTTGAATGTAAATACAGACAAAGAGATCATCGTTCGATTAAAAACAACCGTTCTTGAAATGTGTGGTTATCCACCAGATCATGAATATGATACAAACGCTCTGATTCAAACCATTAAGCACAACTGCATGTATGACACCAATTTATTTGAAGTCATACAGTCTGGTTTGCAGGATAATATTCCTGAAAGTAATTTGAAACGTTCTATTGTCAACACAAGAAAGACAATTAATAACTATTTCAGAGAGCGCAAGATCGGTGAGGTGCTTAGTAAGTACAGCATGGATTTTCGTTACAAAAGAGATAGCATCAAAGATATCAACGGTTATATTGCTGAACTCATTAGTCAACTAGAACCTTTACAGCTGAACACAAGCTCTAAAGATCCTGCTGTGATGGGTGAGGTGGATCTGGGTAGTGATGAATCTTTGAGAGAAGTGTTCTCAGCTATCAAGCAGAACAATGAAGGTGCTCGTATCTATAAGACAGGTTGGACTGATCTTAACGATATGTTGCAGGGTGGCATACGTCCAGCTGAGTTTATCATAACTCCGGCACTCCAGCATAAATACAAGACAGGTTTCAATCTTTCTTTATTTGCCCAAATTGCTAGATTGAACCAACCTAACAATATAGATCCGGGTAAGAAACCTTTATTGTTGAGGATCTCTTTTGAGGATGAGCTTGTAAACAATCTTCAGTTCTTGTATCAGTATCTTAAGTACAACGAGACAAGAGAATACGTAGGTATGAAAGATCTCTCTGTTGAGGAGATGGCGTCTTACGTAAAGAAAGAGTTGCAGCAAACCGGTTTCCATGTTAAAATGATGCGGGTAGATCCTACTCAATGGTCTTATCGCAACATCTGTAGCAAAGTTATTGAACTGGAAGCCCAGGGTTACAGCATCGAAGGTTTGTTTCTGGATTATTTAGCTATGGTGCCTACGACAGGATGTATTACATCTGGTCCTATCGGTACAGACATGAGAGATCTGATCAGACGAGTAAGAAACTTTTGCGCTACTTAACTAATGTTACGATCAAAACCGTTTAGTAAAATTTTAATTGTTAAGCCGGATGGTACTAAAATAGTTGCTGAGTCAATAAGACAGGCAGCTAAATCAATTAGTCTTCAAGCAAGAACAATTACACGGTATTTGAATACAGGTGGAACTTGTACAAAAGGAAACATTTACAGGTCGTTAGAGTAGAGATGCTCTAATGTTTTTCTTTGAATTGCTGGGAAGTCCTTTAGAGTCTTATATACTACAACGTGATCGGAAACGATGAGCGTGATAGTTTGAAAAATATAAGAATTGGATAATCAGCAGCTAAGCTCCTTTAAACTGGAGAAAGTTCAACGGCCAGCCCTTAAGCAAGGTGTAGGATCAAGCGATCCGAAGCGGAGAACACCCTACTGTTATACAGAGGGTGAAGATATGGTCTGTTCCTGTATGAAAGTATAGGCGGGTGTGTAAGCGCACCGGGTGGAAAATAGCGAATCCACTGGACAAAAAGAGAGGTACATTCGTAGTTACGCCTCATCAACTTTCTCCTGAGGCTAAAGCTTTGGTAAGAGGTGGTGTTGCAGAAGATCAGTTTGTGAAAGAAGTGGCTGAGAAAGGCTATACCTCTGGAAGCAGGCAGCTAGATCAGGAAGTAGACTTAGAAATCTACATCCATCTGGTTAAACACAACAGAGAAACTTATTTGACAGTGCAGCGTGGTAAACATCGTTTACCTACAGTGATCAACGACGACTATAAGTATTTCATTTTGAAGTTTCCTAAGGGCATGCCTATCCCTGAAGATATCAACGAAATACAACATATTCCAATTAGAAAGCTTAGGTCAGTAGCTACCAACACAGACGAATCTTTGTTTCTACCTAGTTAAACAAAAAAAAAATAACACCCTGGCCTTTTGGGCTGGGGTGTTATTTTTATCAGCAGAGCACAGGCTGCTGAGAAGCTTTGAACTTCTCACGCATTGCCAACACCCGCTCTTCCAGGGATTCCAGAATTTCTGGATGATCCAGAAGAGTATCCGTCATTACCTGACGAATTTCCATCAAAGCGTAATACGCTTGTTGGAAACCAACCACAGATGCCGCATAAGCATCTGCTTCCAGCTCAAAACGCTGAATTGATTTTGCCAATCCGGCATCTTCAAGTCGGAACATATGTTGACCCTTAAGGTGACCAAATTCATGCTCCGTAATGAACTTCAGGGTCTCCTCGCTGTAGAGACCTTTCATGGTCAGCACCAAATCGACCTTACCGATCGACATGGTCATCCCACCGCCAAAATTACCAACAATATCAGTGAGGTTCGTCATAAAGACTTTCCCTGTTACAGGATGTCTTACCATAGTGGTCAACCAATACCAATTTGGCATCTCGACCCACTTCACTTTTCTCCCGTTAGGGAGCTTGGCGGTCTTGCACCACCAAGTGGTGCAGCAGATGGTCAGGACAAGCCTGACCACTTGACTCTCCTTCAACCGGTCCCCGAACAGGGACCAGCCTGTGGTCAAAGCAACCACCGTACAAAACACAACACCCAATGTCAGGGAAAACTGTTCCATTACTATCTCCTTAGTCACAAGTTCGAAAGATGCTTCGATTAAACTGTAACGATAGTCAAGTGAAGTATATGTGACCAAAATACTTTATAAGGATATCTAGTCAACCTGGATATCTTTTGACGATAAACCTTAAGGACTTTACAACATGGTTGATTGGCAAATAGATTTTGGTCCTTCCTACACACCCAAAGAGATGTTAGAACTAGGCGTCTTTGAAGGTAAGTATGTCAACAACATGAAAGACATACCAGCTGACTGGAAGAAAAGTGATAAGGTACTAGGTCCTGATGATGAGCCTGACCCCAGTGTTAATAAGTACGGAGTCAAATCAAGACAACCTTTATCAGTTTGGAAAAAGAACGGATGGATAAAGACAGATCCTAATGGTTTTTTTGAATGGATGTGTAATTACTATCTAGGTAGAAGACTAGGTGAAGAAGATGAATGGCAGATCAAACGCTGGAGAAGCTTTGTAGCTAGACATCAAGCTCAGATCAAAGCAGATACCAAAGGGCATCTTAAAGATAGACGCTTGGCTCAGAAGCAAGGTTTGTTACAATGGGGATGGAATTGGGAACAGAACTTCACTGATAAGAACGTAACCATCAATGCTAAAAGAATAGCTAAGTCTGCTGGCGCTAAACTAGATAAAGAAGAACTGGCTTTAGAAAATATGGTTCTGCCTGCTTTTGCCAGATGGGTTTAAATAAAAAAGTAAATATACTTTAGTTTCCTTTCAGACATAGACTCCTATCTAGCTCCCTAGGGAGCTAGATAGGATTATGCTGTTATTTAAAATGGTGGGTTGCTGTTCTGATGAGCGCGACGCATCAATTCACTAAAAGAAATCCTTCCATTTTCAGATGGTAGTTCTCTTTTAACCACTACAGTTACTGGTGTTTTAGAAATAGCCTGTGATGCTACTATTTCTGCTTGGGGTTTGCTAACAGTTAATTTAACTTTAACTGGTTTACGAGCTAAGTCTTTAGCCGTTCGAGCGGGCGCCTTGATAACTTCTACATTGACAATCTTCTTAGGAACTTTAGCAGCTGCTTCTAATTTGGCAACTGCTTTAACCACAGCTTTCTTGAGAGTTGTTTTAGCAGCAGTTTTGCTAACCTCACTAATCACAGCAGTTTCATTAACCTGTTTCTTGGTAGCTGGTTTAACAGCTTTCTTTGTGGTAGCCATTTCATCTTCTCCTATAGGTGATGAAGTTATATGTTAACAAGCCCTCACCCGTGAAGATAGGTGTTTGACTTTCCAGTTTAAAAAGATCATGCGGTACGGTAGGCACATAGACTGCATCCGTAAACATGTCTACAAGATGTTGGTGGTTCTTATAGATTTGTGTCAGATGTATAACATCTGCATATTTAAACCCTTCATTGACAATCAAATCTCTACCGCCTATGATAAAGAGTTTAGAGTCTTTAGTCATGTAGGGGCTATTGGCAATAGGTTTTGAAGCCTTAAAGGCTTTGATGTATTCAACAGGATCATTTACTTTAAAAGTGAGTAAGGTGTTTACATTTTCATCTATGGGAATATCCCTAGATGTAACTACTGCATTTACACGATCGGGTAGAGTTTTACCTATAGAGTCAAAGGTTTTCCTACCCATCATGACAGTTTCAAAAATAGTTTTCTCTTTGAAACGTTTAAGATCAGCAGACAGTTTCCAAGGGATCTTACCATCAATTCCTATAAGACCGTCTACATCCCTAGCGTAAATAAGTTCTACTGATGGCATGTTAGGTAGCTACCGGGTAGGGTATATGTGGGTGTGGATCATATCCTTCCAGTTCAATATCTTCGGATTTGATTTTAAAGATATCTGTCTCGTCTGTTTTAAAGACAAGTCGTGGAAGAGGTCTGGGTTCACGAGAGATCTGTTCATCTATCAAATGTAGTTGGTCTGTGTAGATGTGCGTATCTCCAGTAGACCAAATGAACTCATTAGGTTCCATATCTACATGTCGAGCAATCAAATGCAATAGCAATGAATACTGAGCTATGTTGTATGGAGCACCTATAGGTGTATCAACCGACAATCACAGTTTTTAACTGTGGCTTTACATCTCTGTAAAGATTAGATCATATCACCACCTTCAGCTTTACCTGTTAAGGGTTCCCCGTTTCGGATCTGCTAGATCCTACTCCCTTACGGGATGATCGTTGAACTTTCTCCAGTTTAAAGGAGCTTAGCTGCTGATTGTCTCTACCTACTAATTTTCAAACACGTTACGTATGTGTTTTCACACTCCGCTTTGGTTTAGTAGTCTAACAAGGGTTTCCAGCAATTAGAGGAATTTTCAAATAGATATTTCTATCTACACAGCGCTCAGTTGTTAACGCTGGAACATAAGTAGGTTCAAACGTTTCTTACCGCCTTCATTGAGAGCAGGTTGTACAAAGCATTGGAACATAACGTGACATGGTGCCAAAGCACCCGCGCCCAACAATACATTCAAATCAGGAGAGATCTTATTGTCAGGAATGAATTGTGGTAACCATGAGCTTACCACAAGACGCGAAGAATAAGGATTGTTCTTCAGTTCAGCCAAAAGAATACCTAACTGATCTACCTTAGAGACATAAGTCTTCTGAATGAACTCAATCTCTGTAACAGGATCTGTTCCATCACCTTCCGCTTCTTTAAAAGCAAGATATTCTTTATAAGCTTCTTTAAAAGCTTCTACTTTATCAGAAGGAATGTCTTCGATAGGTGGTTTGTTTCTGAGAAGTTGGTGGATGTTACTCATCTCATCAGCAGGGGCATGGCGCCAGTTAAAACCGTACAAAGGACCGATAGATCCGATACGCTCACTGATCTGTTCACGAAGTTTAGCCATGAGTATTTCATTACTGGCCATACTCTGACGATCTTCTTCTGATTCAAACTTAGACAAGAAGTATTCCATGAACTTATCCACTGTTTTTTCAGTGACAGCCCAGTTATCCCAGATATGCACATTTGCTTCATTCAGCAAAGTGTTGTCAATCTCACCAGCGATAAACCAAAGCAATTCTTCTTTCATACCTCGAAAGAAGATCTTACGAGTAGTGACCAAAGGAAAACCATCGTTCATGTTGAATCGGACTTGTCTACCGAAAATAGATCGACGACCTACTCCAGTGCGATCAGGGTGATCATGTCCATTATCACGGATGTCCTTGAGGAGTTCTATATAAGGCTTCATGGTGGTTTATATGTTTTTAAAGATGATGTAAGAACCAAGACTGATGACTATCCAAGACAACAACATCAGCCAGTAAATCATTTTCTCTCTTTGATCTAGCAGATAACTTATGTCATCTTTAAGATCCAAAAGCTGATTAAGATCAATGATCTGAGATTCAAGTTCAGTGATGTCCGATGTCAGGATATCTATTTTCTTGTAACTCTGATTGATTCTTGCGTCTATACGTTTGTTATCTTTACTAACAGCAGCTTTAAGACCAGCCATAGATCTTTGTAGAGCTGTTACATCCACATTCATGTCAGTTTTATAACGATGGTGTCTAGACATAGTTAATTGAAGTAAAGATTGACGACAAGAGCTACTGCGATGAAAGTTACCACTGACAATACAACAAACATTCTTCTGGTCTTATCCAGCTGTTCCTGAAGAGCGTAAATGCTGTTGCTCAATGATTCTAGTTTGAAGTCGGTCCCTGCTTCAACAGTCGATGCGTTGGTTTGCAGGATCGTCAGCTTCAACTCCAGATCTGTGATAGCTTTATTCAATTCTTCTTTACTAGCTGCTAAAGGTTTAGTTGTGGTGTTGCCGTTTGCTTCTTCAATAATGAGGTTTTCCATGATCGGTTCCTTAGGTTAAAAAACGTTTCCACTCATAAGGCATCCAACATCTCTCTATGCCTTTAAACATAGGAGCTATCTGCTCATGCTTATATCCAGCTAACCCTGTACCTACCGCTGTGACAAAAAAAGTTTTGTCTTTGAGTATAGTGGTTACTATTCTAAAGGTCTCTACTCTTTTCTCTATTTCTTCTAGAGGTAGAGGTTGCAGCATATGCGACTTAGTAGGTAAGGCATAACAGTTACCCATTCTGCCCTCACCCACACCGTAGATAGCTCCATAGTCTGTAGCAGCTTTAAGAGCAGCACCTTTACCATGTCTACCAGCTAGGTTAGAACCAAATACAAAAAGTATACTTGGGTAGAGGATAATGTTGTTCTCAGGAAAGTAATATTTGACACCTTTTTCAATAGGTAGAAGTACAGTGTCATACTTCCGCATCATCTCAAAATCAATTTCAAAATTTGACATAATTGTTTTCCATAATCAAAAAATGAAAGCTGTGAATAAAAAAATAACACTCTTAGCCATAACAGGCTAAGAGTGTTATTTACCATACTGAAGAACTTTTTCAGTATGGTACGGTTCTCACACCGGATATCGCACGAGCAAGACTACCCATTTGATGTTTGCCCCTTCGGGCAGCGATGTCGCCCCCTCTGGGAGCCGTGGACCAGAGTACTGGCCCACCAGAATCATCTCGCCATCGGCGAGACTAACTGTCGCACGAGCAGCGGGGATTTGCACCCCCAGCTGCTGGCTGAACACATTGGCTGTGTCGGCGTGACCGACACAGCTTTCCACCCCTACCTCCAAAAACTCCTTGACTTCAGCCGGGGTGATTTGGATCACTTTGATGTCGGCGACGAGCGCCGACACCATGCTGAGACTGAAAGCGTTGCAAACTTTGATTGCCATGAGTATCTCTTTAACCAGCAGTGTTACAGATGTGTAACTTAAACCACTAGCGATATCTCAAGTTAAGTTTATGTGATTGAAATATTCTCTAAGGGATAAAAGAGATATCCTACCCCTAGGGGTAGGATATCTCTTATTCTTGAAAAGCTATCTTGTACTTAGGTAGCTTAAGTTGTAAAACATCATGTACGTGGTGTCTATTGATATCACAAGCAGATCTTAGTCCGTATAAAGTTTTCTTGCTTTTTAAACAATAGTTCTCTACGTTGTTGAACCACTTGGTAGAATCACAACCCTTAGCCAATCCACAAGCTCTACGCTCATTGAACAACCCACCGATACCGCCATTGTAAGCAGCATCAGCCATGGCTATACGATCCATGTTGTCAGGTATCATAGACAGCTTGCTAAAGTTAGTCTTAGTTAACAACACCATAGCTCTGATCTGTAGATCAGGTCTTTGATATACGTTAGACCAACTCAGCTCTTTCAGATCACTATGTCTGGTTCTCATTTCTGATAACAGATCGAATCTGACAGATCCATCTTGATTATAGGCTTTGGTGATTTGGCCTAAACCTGCTCCTTCTTCTCTGTCTGTTTTAAGACGAGAAGCTGGATTCCAACATTTACTGTGTTTTAAGCTTATGCAGCTTTCATGTTCTATAAGAGCGCCGAAATATGCTTGGGGTTTAAATCCAGGCATATAGAGAGTAGCTTGTTCTTTTACAACAGGGAAATACTGTTTGGCTTGTTCAGGGATGTAAAGACTCTGAGAAAAGGCAAGGGCTGACGTCATGGTGAGAGTCAGCCCTAATCCCATCAATGCACCGCTGCGAAGATAAGGATGGCGATAGCTAAACATACGACACTCATCGCTATAGCGATTTTACCAGATCCATCTGCTGTCGTGATAGCTTTCTTAAACACTCGCTCCATGTCGATGTAATCGAAAAGAGCTTTGCGTGAAAGATGCAGGATGGCTACGTATACGATAACCTTGAGGGTAATTACGATAGTAGCTAAAGTAGATCCACCAAAAGGCAGGTTACCAAGGATACCCAGATCAGGATCTGTCAGCATCCAAATAGCCAATACCAGTAAAGAACCCACACCCATGTAGTAATGACGAAAACGCATAGAAGGTTCCTTCTTGACTTTAGGTTTCTTAAATAAACCGATCATGGTTTAAGATTAAGCTGCTTGGGTTGAATACTTCAGTTCAGGAAGCATGGTTGCAAACTCAAGCAGAGTCTTAGGCACAGGCTTAGCACCAGCACGCAACTCATTCTGCATAGTGATGCAGGTGGTCCACATCAGATCACGAAGAACAATAAAGTCATTAGCCATACTTGCCCATTCTGGAACTGTAGAGTCTTTATAACTCACCAGAGAAACGACACTATCAAAACCGCTGGATTTAGCAAAGTCATTCAGGATACCAGAAACATGCTTATCCACAGCAGCAGTCAGTGCATCCATATAGCCTTCAGGAGCTGTAGAGATAAACTGATCAGCCACAGGAGCTACAGGAGAACCAGTGACAGGCAAAGCCATACCAAAACTGGTACCGTCCAAAGGACCTGGCACCCGATCACTGCGGTTATACATCATGGAGAACAGATGTTCTAAACCATGATCTACCACGGTGTACTCCACAGCCACCGTATCACCAGCCAACTTCAAAGTTTCTTTGACGTATTGATAGATAGTGGTTACAGGACGGACAGGCTTAACCACCTTTTTATACCAGTCGAAAGGATGGGCACGATTGCGGATGTGCATTTCATACACGGGATACTCGATGATTTTGTCGTTATCGACACGAGCGTAAACGGTTTGTTCCATTTGAAAATCCTTTTGGAGAAAGTTAATGAGTTACTTTAAGCAAAGATATAAGCTTTGCTGTTTTTAGACGCTATAGGTGCTACCACACTATCGCCCGAAAGAGAAACAGAAGTACCAAATTGTTTATTGGCAGCTTTGTCACTTGCGAATAAACGATTGCGTTCTATCCAAGAAACCCCTACCTTACTAAAGATATAAGCTTCACCACATTCAAACATGGAAGGTATACTTTGCTTAGGAGCACCCACAATCAAAACATTGCCTTCAAAGTTGGTTTTCATGGATAACCCAAACAGGTTACTCATCAGACCATCAGAAGCTTGTATCTTGTTAGACACACTCCAGCTAGAACCAGATCTCACGTAGTTATACACAGCACCAAATCTCAAAGGGGCTGAACTCTCAGTAAAGGGCTGACCTGTTGCAGATACAAACATGATGCTTCCATCGCTGTTTATCTCCACACACGAACCAAAACTTCCTCTGGAAATATTCTCAGCAGCAGCAGGGGAAATTCTTTGCTCCAGCAACCAGGATGAGGCACTAGCTACATAGACATAAGCAGCGCCAGACTGTTGAATGCTATCGTTAGTTTCACCTGAAGATCCAAAGATGACTCTTAAACCATCCCCTGATACAGCAACTGATTGACCAGCTGAGAAAGGTGGACTTGCGGCTATTACGCTATTAGGCAACAGTTTAATCTGTTCTTGCCAAGAGGAACCTGTGCGTTTGTACATAACGCAAGCGCCTATTCTCAAAGCACCGGAAGAAGTATGTGTCTGACCAGGCGCACCAGCTGCTAATACAGATCCATTTTCTGATAGATCTAAAGACCAACCAAAATAACTACCTACCTGAGATTCACTAAATGTTAACTTAGCTTGTTGATTCCAGTTGGTTCCTGATCTTGCAAAGATGTAAACAGATCCACTGCTGTTATTGTCATAAGGACATCCCACAGCTATGGTATTACCATCTCCAGAGATAGCTACGGTATGACCAAACATATCGTAAGCACCACCGTCACCAGCCAATAACTTAGAAGACTGTATCCAGTTACTGCCAGACTTGGTATAGATCAAAACAGCACCAGCGTCAAAACCATTGCTGGTATCTGCAAAGTTACCGAATACAACAGTGTTACCATTATCAGATACAGCAACGGATACTCTACTTCTGTCTTCAGCCATGTAAGCTTGTATCTCTACAGTAGGTAGATAGCTATCTTTGGTTCTGAATTGTACAGGTCTTGACCAAATGCTGTCTGTGTAACCAGAAGCTTTATATCTTACTCTTACCCAGAAGTCTGTGTTTGCTATTAAGCTTGCACTAAAGCTGGTTAAGTTACTGTTAGAGTTGTAGGATGAAGCTACTATGTTAGCCAAACTAAAGTTAGAGTTCGTGGCCACTTCCCAATCAGATTGAGCATGTGCGCCAGTGCCGCTATCTACTTCAAAAGGAGAAGAATAGAATGTAACACCAGGACCTAAGCTACCAGTACCCATTTGAGGAGCCAATAGCTGAGGTTGTATAACTGCATTGCTACCACTGGCTTTAACAGTAACATCTATAGCCCTACCGTTAATTAAAAAACCAGCTTGACCCACTGTACCAGGAGCTATATAAGTTATCTCACCTGGATTGGTGGTTGTATTTAAAGTCACAGTACCTGTAGGGGCTGTGACTGTATAGTCTTTATCACTGCTATAGTCTGTTATTAAGTAAGTATTGGTAGAAGAAATGACTACACTTCTTGGACCTTTAACACTTACAGATAACAAATAAAGAGGTAAAAGATGACTAGGTAAATTACCAGCGTTGTCCAAACGTATAGGTTTGTTGATGTTGTCTATTTCAGATAGAGGCACACCACCCAATTTGATCAACGCATTAGGAGCTGTAGATGCATCAGTACCACCTAAGTCGATACCTACTGTTACACCTGGATCAAAATCCAAACCAGCTCTTAAGATGTTGCGTTTCATTCCCATGACACTTACCTCAGTTAGACCATTCGTTATGTCCGACGATAAACATCGTTTCGGGCGTAATGGCGATGTTGGGGCTCATCAAGCAACAAGCCATCATGGCTGCGATCTCATCTGTTTCAACAAAAGAACGCACTGTAATAATGGTGGACTTAGCCAACACAGGTCCAGTAACACTTTGTTTACGCAATAAGATTCTAAACCTTTCTTCTTGCTCGCCTTCAAAACCGGGTCTTAAAGATACGTTAAAAGAAGCTCTGCCTGCTGTAATACCTAGAGGGCCAGACAACATGTTAAAATCAGAAGCATCTGTCGTAACGTGTTCTATGGTCCAGAAGAGATTGGTACCGTCTGGTATATTGGTGCAAGAGATAGAAACATTCAAGTTGTCATCATTAGACATTATAGTTTTACTATAAGTCCAAGTGACCCCATTGAAGTTAAGCTGATCTAAAGCAAACAACAATTTATCAAACGTAACTACTTTTTCAACAGGCGAGCTGTTTCTGATTTCTATTTCAGTTACAGCTTCATATCTGTTAGCCATCACCCAGTCTATC